AGAATTTTGCGAGATCACAAGTCGATCAAGTTATGGGTGGTGAGTACACCGTAACAAATCCAGTTAACAACTATACCACAATCCAGCGCCGTGACGGTAAGAAGCCAAACAAACCAGTCAATATGGATCTCGTGAAGACCTTTTACCCAGCAGGATCATCTGAAGACACATACAGTATTGTGTTTGAGATCCCAGTAGGTGGTGCGAGGGACGGGATTACATACGTATCATGGTTCTATCCACCTCATGAATCCGGGAAAGCCATGAGGGACGCTGATCTCACATTCCTATACAACACGTTCGCAATCAAATGTCCCGTTAACGACCCAACAGTACCTCGGTAAATACTCGAATGAGCAAGAAAAAACACAAAATTGAGGGGTACCTAGAGGTATTCCGACATAAGCTAGATAAACTGTGCAAGAAAATCAAAAAAGCCCGCGAAACTGGTGAGTTAAATAAAGAACACACAAAACGGATGCTTGAAGAAGCTAAGAACTTGAAGAAGACCCTAGGAATCATCGAAGAAGAATAAATAGTCATGCGCCCCTAATCAAGGAGGATTTGTCATGGCTAAGAAAGCTCTTATTGTCGGGATTAACGCATATCCCTCAGCACCACTACGTGGTTGCGTAAATGATGCAAACATGATGTCCGAAATGCTGACAAAGCAGTTCGGTTTTTCAACAAAAGAAAAACGCATGCTGACCGATGAGGCGGCAACTACTGCGAATATTCTCGAACGCCTCGACTGGCTGGTAAAGGATGCAAAAGCAGGCGACTCCCTGTTCTTCCATTTCTCCGGTCACGGTTCTCAGATGATTGACAGCAAATACGACTCCGACGAAGAGCCGGATGGTCTTGATGAAATCCTATGTCCGGTTGATTTGAACTGGCGTGATAAGGTTATCACAGACGACATGCTGAAGTCTATTTTCAACAAAGTTCCTGCTGGTGTTCACTTAACAGTCGTTACTGATTGCTGCCACAGTGGTTCCATACTCGACCACGCAAACCAGTATCAGCCTCTTGGCATAGGCGAAGCTCGTGAGTTTGGTCCAGATAGTCCAAACCGCTCTCGTATGCTTCCAATGCCTGCAGATATTGCTAACCGCGGAATGGGCCTAGATCTGAGTACTCGCAAGCTACCAGTAGCTCGTGATGTTGATACAACAGGTATGCTGGTTACAGGATGTCAGTCTAACCAGACTTCAGCAGATGCGTGGATCAGTAACATGTATTGTGGAGCTGCTACATACTCTCTGATCTCCACACTGAAGCGTCACAATTATGACGTCTCATACAAGCAGCTCGTCGATGAGATGAACCAGTTTATGGTCACCAATCGTTTCTCGCAGCGTCCTGAATTGAACGGTAGTGCCGCTCTGTTTGAGGAGAAGTTTCTTGGCGGAAAAAAACCTGAAGGGGTAGAGGAAGAAGAGCCTGTTGTTGAGGAGCCATCTACCCCATCACAACCAGAACCAAACCCACCGGTAATTGATACGGATCCTGAAGGCCCCGCTCCAAGCAAGCCTGATGACGATGACGACGATGACGGTAAGAAAAAAGATAAGAAGAAAATCATTATAGCCGTCGTGATAGTTGTAGTCATTGCGGCAGTGGCAATTTTTGGTGGAGGTATGTAATGCCATATTTGGTTTTAGGACTAACGCAAGGTCTGGGAACTAACCCAGTTACCAATCTGTTACTTGTTCATTCGGATACTACGAATGGTAGCACAACATTCACTGACAGTTCTGCTAGCGGTCTTACTATCTCTACAACTGGAACAGTAGTTCATAGCACCGAACAATCAAAATTTGGAACTTCTAGTTTGAAATTTACAGCTGGTGCGCTGTTGGTGAGTGATGCATCACTTGCTGTTGGATTTGGCGCATTCACTATAGACTTTTGGCTTTATCGGACTGGATCGTTGGGAACTGCGGGGTTGTTCTCAGGTGGTCTTATTGGCGGTGCATATGGTCCACAGGCCCATACGTCAGGAACTGACCTTGTCCAATCGTGGAACGTATGGAGTAGCGCTTCTAACGGTGGTGGTATTCTTAATACCACCATTCCGGCCAATACATGGACACACTACGCATTCATTAGACGCGACGATGGATTTATCAACGTTGCTGTTGATGGAGTGTTCGGACCACAGTGGGTAGGTCACAGCACTAGAGATGCTGCATCTACCCAATTTGCTATTGGTGCAAGATACGGAACAGGGAATTTCCCGGCCAGCAACATTTATATCGACGAGTTTCGTTACGCATCGGGTGCTGCCTGGACGGAGAATTTCACACCACCTGCAGCACCATATTAACAGGAAATAATTATGCCATATTTGGTAATGGGATATGTTGAAGGAACAGGTGCGTCGGCCACGCACCGGTATTGGCGCATGTTAATAACAGCAATGAACCATCCACGAGCAATCATTTGTGAAATCGAAATGAGAGAAAGTGTGGGAGGCCCTGATGTGACCTCAACGAGCTTTGCTATTGCAAGTAGTGGAACTGGACAAGAGGCATTCAACAACACCGGTGTTGGCATTTCCGGTGGTGAGTATTGGGAGCCTGCCGGTCCTGATGTTGGGGAGTGGGTAGGTCAGGACTTTGGTGCTGGAAATGAGAAAGCAATTGTTGAGATGAAATTCTGGCAAAATAGTGCATATGCTCTACCGCAAGTCGATCTTCAGTATTCCGACAATGCTGTTGATTGGACAACGATATATTCTGTCACATATACTCCATCGTGGCCAGCAACAGAAAACATCATTACGTTCTAACTTTTAGCTACAAATTTCCTACCTAAAATCAAGTAGTTAGGGGAGGTTAACCTCCCCTTCCTATATACCTATGTCTTTTATCTGGGGAGATCAAGAGACACTAATGTTGACTTTTAGGGAGCGCATGAGTAAAGTGCTTCCTCAGTTGTTGAGACACATACAGCAAACCAACTACTACTATGAGAAGTTTGCGGATGTCTTCGGACATGAAGGCCCTCGGGCAGAAAAGCAAACAGGCCGTGATTACCGAGGCTGAAAATTTCGGTGACCCGTACTGGCGAGGGATATATCGGAGGGTGTTGGAACGAGCCTATTCGATCTTGTGTCTCGTTTGAATACGTTACAGCGATTGTGATGAACAATCTGAGTGAAGTCCTGATGACCAACAGAGGAGGACTTCATCATGATAACTGTAGACTATTCCCAAGAAGTACAAAATGCAATGTGGTCGGCTCGTACACTATCGCCTGGTGACATAGGAACCCACGACGATGGATGGACAATCGAAGGCGTTGTATGTGAAGACTATTATGAGTGGGTTAATGACTTTACTGCGACTCATCCGGTGTACGGAAAAATCGAGGGAAACTTCGAACATGAAGTAACAGCGGAAAGCCAGTTGGCTTTAGATCACTTTTTAAAGTATCATATGTACGTAGAATGGGATTACGCTGATATCTAGGTATCAGCCGGAGGCTTCGGCCTCCACGATTTAAAGGCACTAACAGCAACCTTAAAAATTCTGTTATTTGAAACTGAAACAAAATTGTGCCTTGACTGTTTAAAGACGCTAACAGCAACTTATTATCATTCAGGCGATATGAAAAATCGCGTCTTGTTATAGGAGATAGAGAAAATGGTAAATTATCTTGATGAATTGGAAACCACAATGAACGGCGACGGCAACGTTGCGTTCACGGAAAATGGTGCGGTAGCTTTCGCTTCAACGAATAGCTCCGTTCTGGACTTCTTCGCCAATGGTGGAGCTTTGCGTTCACGCGATGAGTCCAGCATCGTCAACGTATTCGAGAAGGCATATGCAGAGAACCCTCTGCTGGCCACAAAGGCCATGTTCTATTTCCGGGATATCCGCGGTGGTCAGGGCGAGCGTCGTACGTTCCGTATCCTGTTGAACCACCTTGCGGTAAACCGTCCGGAAGTTGTCCGCGCCAATCTGCCTTTGATTGCAGAGTATGGTCGCTGGGACGACCTGTATTCCTTGATCGATACCGATCTGGAAGAAGATATGTTCACTGTGATCGACGTTCAGCTCGCTGAAGACATGAACAGTGACAATCCGTCTCTGCTCGCGAAGTGGCTGGCTAGTGAGAACGCAAGTTCTTCTACCACCAAGCGCTATGGCCGTAAGACCCGTCAGGCTCTAAACATGAGCCCACGTCAGTATCGTAAGACTCTGTCTGCGATCCGTTCAAAGATCGGGCTGGTGGAGCAGACAATTTCTGAAAACAACTGGAGTGAAATCCAGTATGACAAGCTGCCTTCAAAAGCAGGCTTGCAGTACCGTAAGGCTTTCTACCGCCACGATGCAGAGCGTTACGCTCACTTCCTGGAGGAAGTTAAGTCTGGTACGAAGACGATCAACGCGGGTACCCTGTACCCATACGAGATCGTTGAAAAGTGCGGTGGCTATGGTTATGGCCGCGGTAAAAGCGCGGATGACGCATCTTTGGATGCAATGTGGAACGCACTGCCTAACTACTTTGGCGACAACGAAGTTCGTGGTCTCGTAGTAGCAGACGTATCTGGCTCTATGAGTGGCCGTCCAATGGACGTGTCTATCTCTCTGGCCATTTACACTGCAGAGCGTAACAGTGGTCCGTTTGCTGGTAAGTTCATTACCTTCAGCGCACGCCCAACCCTTCAGACGGTTGAGGGCAGCGACATTGCAGAAAAGGTTCGTAACCTTTCTCGCGCTGCCTGGGATATGAACACCGACATTGAAGCTGTATTCAACTTGATTTTGAAGACAGCACAGAAAACTGGTGCGTCTCAGGACGAGCTACCAACTCACCTGTACATCGTCTCCGACATGGAATTCGATGCAGCAACTGGTGACGGCTGGCACTCTCGTGGCAACGTTGACGAGCGTCTGTTCCAGACAATCGAGCGTCGTTACACTGAGGCTGGTTACAAAATGCCATTCCTGGTATTCTGGAACGTTGATTCCCGTAACGACCAGCAGCCAATGTCTATGGACCAGCGCGGCTTCCAGTTGGTGAGTGGATGCTCCCCAAGCATCTTCACGAGCCTGTTGTCTAACAAGGCAACCAGCGCGTATGATCTCATGCTGGAAGTGCTCAACCAGGAGCGGTACGCCGCTATCCGGGCTGAGTAAATAGGAGTACGGTGGGTAGGAACTCTTACCCACCCATCCTTTTAATCAACACAACGGTAAATTTTAATGCCACGAGTAACCCTGAAACACGCCCACGAAAAATTTGAAAGCCTAATGCGCCGATGGAAGAAATCGGTAGAGAAAGCAAATACTATGCAGGATTTTCGTAAACACGAATTCTACGAAAAACCAAGTGCTCTGCGCAAACGCGAACGTGCTGCTGCCAAAAAGCGTGCGCAACGACAGTCACAAGAAGGCCAATTGCCCTCCAAACAACACTAAATACTCATACTCGGAGTGTAGCGCAGCTTGGTAGCGCAACTGCTTTGGGAGCAGTGGGTCGGGGGTTCGAATCCCTCCACTCCGACCACTTTCTAATAAATACTTCTATAATTTACTATAGGAGTATTTTGTCATGTTTAAACCTCTACTTGCCGTCATTTTCGCGGCATTTTTTGCAGGGTCTGCGTTCGCAGCTGGCCCAGCACAGATTTGGCGTCTTGAAATTACTGCAAGCCAGGAAGGAATTGTAGAAGTTCCTGAAATCGACTTGCTGGACAGTTCCGACGCAAGTGTTCTTGATCTGATTCGTTCATATACCCACGAAGAAACTGCAGCAGTTGGCGCTGCCACTTGGTCAATTTCTCACAACATGGGCATTCAGAGCAAGTTCTCAGACGTTAGCATTATCGCATACGACGTTGACGTTGTTGCTCCAGGCGAATATTATCTGAACACAAATACAATGGTTCTGAGCTATCGTTCGCACCTGGCGTGGGAAGAAGTTGAATATTTTTCCGGCGATCCAGCACCAGCCACTCCAGAAATTGGTGATGTGTGGTATTCGGTGGTAGGTGATGCATTTACTCAATGGGATGGTGGTGCATGGGTTGCAATGACTGTTTCTACAACAACAGCGGCACTACCTCAGCCAAATGCAATTGAAGCTACTTCGGTAACGATGGTTACTGGAGCTGGCCTTCCTGCTACTGGTGGAGCAGCCGCTAACAATGATGTTGAAATTGTGTTCCCAGAGCCGGTTGTTGGTGCAGCTACCATTATTGGTAGTTCTTTTGATACTGTCGCTAACGATCGCCCAGGTGATGCAATCCCACCAAGTGAGTTAATTCCAAACCGTGCAGCAGTCGTCGCTTTCGACGGTAACGCAGCATCTTGGTTTAAATCACGACGCGCACCTACTCAGCGCAGTCCACTGGCTCTTCAGTATACTTTCTGGGTTGGCGATCCTAGCCGTTATCCGAATGTCGCTGAATATACAATCACCGCTCGCAAGACAGAAACAGCTCCGCGCTCATGGCAGCTGATGTATTGGATGGATGGTGGCTGGAAGCTAGCTGACCAGCAGGCTGGTATTAAGTTTGAGGATGGTGAAACTAAATCTTTCCCTATCGACTAATGAAACTGTTTGAGTTAAAGGATCCTAAAACGAAAGCAAAGTATGAGCGTGGCCTTAAAAAGTCGCGCTCGCTTCGCTCGATTAAGGACAAACAGTTTGAGGAACCAAACACCTCAGGGAGGGAGGGAGTTAAAAGTGGGTGATGATACACCAAATAAATTTAACCTGAAGGTTGCACTAGCTACTGGCGGTGCGATTGTTGCATTTATAACTTCAACTTTAGGTCTGTGGTTCACGATTGATAAACAGATTAAGAGTGCAGTCACAGCTAGTACTGTTCAGATAACAAAAGAGATCAAACGATCCACATTTGATGTGATTGAGCTCCACAAAGATGATTTGGCCTTGCGTATACGTATAATGGAACGCGAAATTGACACCGCGTTAAAGAACGGCGAGGTTGTCCCAGAGCGGAAATGGCTTCAATTGGAAACGTACCGTGATCAACTAACTGAGATAAAAGAAAGATGGAAAGAATATCAATAATCATTGTTTTGATGTTTGCACCTACCGCTTTCGCCATGGATGGTGGAACTGATACTTGGGTTAAAGATTGGTGGGATAATGTGTACGAGCTGCGCATTGAAAAAGAACAATATCAGAAGATCCAAGAAGAACAGCAAGACCGCTGTGGAACTAAGCTCAAATGGTACAGAGATAAGGTTAGAGAGGACCCAACCTCTGAGTATTACAAATACAAGTTGGAAACTTGGCAGGATAAATGCCCGAACCAGTAGGGAAATTTTTTCCGTTGTCTTTTCCGCGTAAATAGTGGATATTACCATCTACTGATTTACGGGAGAACTAAAATGTTTGGTATTGAAACGGCTGCCAGTTTTGACAGCGGAACGATATTACTTGGTGGCTGGGCAGGTATTTCTGCTGCCGTCGTTCTATTGATGGCCGTATGCCAAAAAGCATGCTCCTTCAAATGCTGCATTTTCAAACGCGGGTGCGATAAGTCCGACGACTAGTTGCCATCACCCACCCATTTTGGGATAATACCCATTATGGCAACTTCATCCAATCTAACCAACCCTAACAATCCTCGCAATATTGGTCACGTTGACCACCGTTCGTGGGATTATAAAGAGGACGTTGTGGCTTTTTTGATCAAAAAAGGCGTTCCGCTGCGTCCGGCAGAAGTTGCGGCCATTGATTTCAAAACCATCATTAATACGTGCTATCACAATAAGTTGACGCCTGCTCAGGCAGCAAATATGTTGTACGATAAGGCCGTTGAAGTGTATACGAACGATGATGGATCGTGGCATTATTCAAGTTAGGCCCCGTTAGTTCAGCGGTTAGAACAGGAGACTCTAAATCTCTGTGTCGCGGGTTCGATTCCTGCACGGGGCACCAACACCCTAAATACTCCAATGAGAGTATTTTTGTTGACATTGTTGCTAAGTATAAGTACTATTGTTACTGCCGACAGTCTGATCTACTCACCAGCGGAAGCTCGTGACCTCAGGATTGGCGAGGAAATAGTCGAAATGACTGTGATCCTAAGTACTGATAGGTATGAACTAGATAGATGTACTGGAACTGGTAAGGTTGGTTTTTACATCGCTCAACGCGAAGATAACAAAAAACTTTCCTTCTTTTGCGGCACGTCGCTAAATATTGGTGATAAATTCACTGTGTTAATTGAGAAAGGCATATGAAAGACGTAAAACCTGGCTTGTAGATAACTAAGCTCCCATTCTGGTAGATCCACGCCCGTGGACCTCCTTGAGAACGTTTGAACCTCACTTTTCAAACGAAATAACTTTATTACTCAAGGAGATTACAATGACTACCAAATATTTCGAAACTAAAGAACAATTCATCGCATTCCGTAACGCATGGGCTAAAGCTGCTCAGGCTGGTAAAATTACTGCAGCACATATGGTAATGTATAATGCCATTCGCGGTAAGGATCTGGACCACGGCTTCACGCCTGTTACGAACCACAACAAACTGAATAACGGAACTCGTCTGAATCACGGATTCGTCGACGCTGTCAATGAGTACATGAGGATTGCTGACTGGTCTAGCCGCATGGTAAGCGAAGGCTGGGTCAATGATTTTAGGCAGGGCTGGGTCAATGACTTCATTGCGCCATTCGAAGGAACCCTGGTTGTAGACGACCTTCAGTGGATCGAGGTTGAGAAGGTTGAAACCCTCTGGGCAGACTATGGTCAGGGGCTGCGTCTGAAGAAGAAAATCCTTAATGGAGCGCGTCCAAATACGTTCGCTGAGCTCTTTGCGCTGGATGTGGAGGACGCAGCATGAAACTTCAGAGCACTGGTGATGACTACCAAGGCATTAAGGTCAAACCAATCACTCTCGAATTTAACAATGCCAACGAGTTGTATGAACTGCTAGAGATTATTCAACAACTTCAGGAACGTGCAGCTGAAATCGCTACAGCGATGGTTAAGCTCAAGGGTGGCAAGTACTCAATTGACAGTGAGGAAATCTCGTTCGAGAATGGAAGTATTACAGCCGAATATGAAGAGTATCTCGGGTGTAGTGAATGGGAAACACACGGAATTGACATTCCCCTGTCTTACTTCTTCGATGAGAATTATCTCGACGATGTCAAAGAGAAGATTCGTAAAATGGAAGAAGAAAAGAAACGCAAGGCTGAAGAAGCAGCTGCTAGGCGCAAGCGTGAAAATGAAGAGCGTGAGCGCAAGAAGTACCTCGAACTAAAAGCAAAGTTCGAAGGAGAGGTCGCATGAGCATAACCAAGAGAAAGGTTATGGTCGAGAAAGAAGTCACCACATGGAAGTGTGACTTCTGCGACACACAAACTGACCATAACTCAGGATGTTGCGGGACATCTCGAATCATGAGATGCAGCTTCTGCGGGAAGGATGCATGTCGGGACCATCGAAAGGTATATTGGGAAAATGATTGGGAGGATTACCCGGACTTCTGCGCATGCCAGGATTGCATGCCTAGGGTCGATCAATGTGAGTATATTGCTCGGCAGGTTGCTGGGCGGTATGATATCTGGCGGGAAGTGGTTCAGAAGGTTTACGATAACTTCGAAGAGTATGAATTCTGGTTGGAAGATTATGAAGAACCCAAACCCCACGAACCGGTAGATATCGCAGACCTTTACGAGTAAAACGCGTTGCCTCGCATAGGGGAATGAGTTATAATCGGCGGGTGCTCTAAATAGCTAGAGCGTATAGAGAAAATGTCATACAGGAGGACATGAAAATGAGGGAATTACCACTCGTGTTGCAGCTGGACGTTGCCGGTAACCCACACACGTGGATTACGCACGAGAAAGCAGCATACTACTACACAAAAGATCTGGTTGCATGGTCAATGCAAGCGGAGGACTTCACTTTGCACGGCGGAACGTCACGCATGACAGGTGAACAGTCCACGCTAACCATGGATACAATCATCGCGATCAAAGGCAAAGTGAACTCAAAGCAGCTTGAGCAGATGAATCGCGTCCCGCTGACAAACGACACATTGTTCCGTCGCGATCAGCACGTGTGTGGTTACTGCGGGAATACCTTTGCGTCACATGAGTTGTCACGTGATCATATCCTGCCTGTATCTCGTGGCGGTCCAAACACTTGGATGAACGTCGTTACTGCTTGCCACCACTGCAACAAGCATAAGGACGACCGTACGCCTGAAGAAGCAGGAATGCAGTTGCTGTTTGTGCCATACGTGCCAAACCGTGCTGAATATCTGATTCTGAGGAATCGTAGGATTCTGGCAGACCAGATGGAATTTCTGATGAAGCAGGTTCCAAAAGAAAGCCGCCTGTTATTGGCGTAACGTAACGGCCCACTCCGGTGGGCCGTTTTCAATATAAAAGAGATAATATGGATACTACAAAAGAAAAATATACCCCCCAAATCCGCGACATTCTCGTATGGCCCGATGATGGGTTGCATGTGGAATGTCATGATATTGTCGACTTCAACGAAGACCTAGAACACCTCGTCGCTGATATGTTTGTAACAATGGTTGCAAATGAAGGTGTGGGTATGGCTGCGCCTCAGATTGGTGAACTTAGCAACGTGCTGGTTATCCGACTTGAGAACTCAAATCCTCTCGCTCTGATCAACCCCGAAGTGGTTGAAGTTAGCGAAGAAGAGTTTGAATGGGAAGAAGGGTGTTTATCCGTTCCTGGGTATTTCGAAAAACGTAAACGTCCTAATTTTATAGTCGTGAAGTTTAAAGACACTACTGGTGAAGAGCACACTGTCGAGTTTCGTGACTTATACGCATTCGCTATTTTGCACGAAATCGATCACCTTAAAGGCAAGGTATTCGTTGACGGTTCGTCCTGGTTCAAGGAGAATAGAATCAAGAAAAAGATTCGTAAAGCTCAAAAGAAACAGCGCCACAATCTTGAATCAATTAAAGCACAACTGAACAAATCATAAGGGGAACCTATGGAAGAGTCAAAAGTCGACAACGTCGAAGAAGTAACCGAAGAAGCGCCTACCACTGAAACCAAACTGAACAAAGGCGATATCCTCCAAATCATTTCCAACGCTCTAAAAATTGGTAGCATCAGTTCTCGTCAAGCTGCTGGCATGCGAGCAGAGATGGGTATCTTCGGTAGTGATTTCACCAAAAAGAAAACCACGAGCAAGCAACGCAAAGCAAGACGCAAAGCGCAACAGCGGGCTCGAGCTGTTACTCGCAAAAACGGGTACAAAGGCCAGAAGTCACCTTCAGGTCGAAATAAAAGAATCGCCTGATGTAAATGCCCGGCGAGCATATCACCAGAGACGAACTCGATACGTTATCGCATAGCGAATTAAACGACGAGTTCGTGCTCGATCTTGCATCAAGAACTTTTGATGTTAGTGTTTATCAGGTGATCTTCGCGGCATTGTTGATCAAGCGAGGAAGTGCATACGCTAACCACATCGACCATATGTTTGCCAGGTTTTGGCATACAGGACGTGTGCCAAAAGATGTTAGGCGGTATGCAATCGACTGTCTTCTTGGACGCACGCCAATGGTTGTTGACGAGGATGCAACACAATCAAAATTATTAGCATAATAGAGAGCAATATGGATACAGAACAATACATTACAGAGGCACTAAAAACAGAAAGCAAGGTAGATCAAGTTGTTGTTAACCCAGCGCTGCTTGGAGCAGTATTCGAGATCATGATCTCGAGTGGCAACATGCTTGACCAAATCAAGAAACACGTTTTCTATCAGCGCGACTACGACTTCGATAAACTGGTCAATGAATTTTTCAATATCATTAATGCTCTCGACTATCTCAAGCCCGCACTTGAAGACATTCAAAAAGGCAATGCAGTTGAAGGTGTAACCACTTTTGATCCCAGAATCTTTCACTCGATCGTCGGTCTAACTACAGAATCTGTCGAACTACTCGAAGCTCTATCACAACCCGAATTCGATAAAGTTAATTTCATCGAAGAGCTGGGTGACTTAAACTGGTACCAGGCCATCGGCATTGACGCAGTTGATAGTTCATTCGCATCAGTAATGGAAACAAATATTAACAAACTTTCAAAGAGCGACAAAGCACGGTACAAAGACGGCTTCTCTGCAGATGAAGCAAACAACCGCGACCTTGACGCCGAGAGAGAAGTGCTTGAAGAGGGGAATAACCCTTGACAGTCAACGCATAAAACCTTACTATCTTGAGACGATACCACAGAAGTACACCACAGGAGATAATATAACATGAGTATTTTTTCGAAATACCAAAATCGGTACGAACGGTACCAAGCGGAAGAAATGTCCATTGAGGAATACCTCGAAGGATGTAAAGAAGATCGGGGCTTCTATGCCAACGCTGCAGAGCGTATGTTGATGGCAATTGGAGAGCCAGAAGTGATCGACACCCGCAGAGATGACCGTCTCAGTCGAATCTTTTCTAACCGCAAAATCAAAATTTACCCACAAGCATTTGGGGATTTTTATGGTGCGGAAGAAACGATTGAGCAAATCGTATCATTTTTTAAACACGCTGCTCAGGGCTTGGAGGAATCCAAGCAGGTTCTCTACCTTTTGGGCCCTGTTGGTGGTGGTAAATCGTCTCTGTCAGAAAGGCTGAAGCAGCTGATGCAGCGTGTTCCTATCTATGTACTGAAGGCATATAATGCCAGGACCGACAAATGGGAAATTTCTCCTATCTATGAGTCTCCTCTTGGGTTGTTCGATCCAGATGAAGATGGTCCTGAAATCGAGGAGCAGTATGGTATTCCTCGTCGCTACCTGAAGTACATCATTTCGCCATGGGCCGTCCAGCGTATGGAAGAGGCTGAAGGCGATCTGAGTAAATTCAAAGTCGTCAAAATGTGGCCCGACATCCTTAAACAGGTTGGTATTACAAAGGTTGAACCTGGTGATGAAAACAACCAGGACATTTCCAGCCTGGTCGGTAAAGTCAATATCCGCATGCTGGAAGAGTATGACCAGCATGATCCTGACGCATATGGTTTCTCCGGTGGTCTGAATATCGCAACTCAGGGCGTGATGGAGTTCGTTGAGATGTTCAAAGCTCCCATCAAGATGTTGCACCCACTGTTGACCGCCACACAGGAAGGTCACTACAACGGTACCGAATCTGGCTTTGGAGCAATGCCTTTCCAGGGTGTTATTCTGGCTCACTCAAACGAGTCTGAATGGACGAAGTTCCGCAACAACAAAGACAACGAAGCGTTCCTCGATCGTGTTAACATCATCAAGGTCCCTTACTGCCTTCGTGTTTCTGATGAGGTGAAAATCTACGAGAAGCTGATTGCAAACAGCGAACTGTCTGAGGCCCCATGCGCACCAGGAACGCTGGAAATGATGGCTCGTTTCTCAGTTCTGTCACGTCTCGTCGAGCCTGACAACAGCAGCCTGTTCTCAAAGATGGAAATCTATGACGGCAAGAACCTGAAAGATAAAGATCCAAAAGCGAAGTCGCTTGAGGAGTACCGCGAAGACGCTGGGGTTCGCGAAGGGATGAATGGTTCATCCACTCGCTTCGCATTCAAGATCCTGTCGAAGGTATACAACTACGATCCAAGTGAACTGGCCGCAAACCCAATTCACTTGATGCACATCCTCGAGAAGACTCTGAAACACGAAGAGTTAGGTTCCGAAGAAGAGGAAAAGCGAATCTCGTTTATCAAGGGAATCCTGGCACCAGATTTTGCTGAGTTCCTTGGTGATGAATTGCAGAAAGCGTACCTCGAGTCATATCACGAGTATGGCCAGAACCTGTTCGATCGTTACATCATGTACGCCGACTTCTGGCTGCAGGATAAGGATTACCGCGATCCAGATACTGGCGAGATGTTTGATCGCGATTCACTGAACAGTGAGTTGGAAAAGATCGAAAAAGCTGCTGGTATCGGCAACCCGAAAGACTTCCGAAACGAAGTTGTCGGTTACGTCATCCGCTTCCGCGCTGACAATGGCGGTAAGAGTCCTGATTGGACTGGCTATGAGAAGTTGCGTGAGGTCATCGAGAAGAAGATGTTCGCGAACACCGAAGATCTGCTCCCAGTCATTTCGTTCAGCAAGAAGCAGACGGAAGATGAAGAGAAGAAACACAACGAGTTCGTATCACGTATGATGTCGAAGGGCTACACGAAGAAGCAAGTTCGCTTGCTGGTCGAATGGTACATGCGCTATCGTAAGCATAACTGATTGTGAGTCACGAAGGTGGGGCCTTCGGGCCCCATAATATCGAACTAACAAACAGGAACTAATTATGGCACATATTATTATCGACCGCAGAAAAAACGACAAAGGTAAAAGCACCGTAAACCGTCAGCGGTACGTCCGTCGTGTCAAAGAACAAGTCCGCGAAGCTGTAAAGAAAACTATCCGTGATGGTAACATCAAAGATATTACCAGTAAAGATGGTAAGAAGATCAAGATTCCTGGAAAGGGATTGAAGCAACCTACGTTCCAACAAGATAAAGGTGGTGTAACTGATCGAGTTTTCCCTGGTAACAAGGAGTTCACACAAGGCGATCGTATTAACCGACCACCTCAAGGTGGTGGCGGTGGCGGTGGTAATCAAGCCTCTCCTGATGGTGAAGGCGATGATAGCTTCGAATTCCACCTAACTCGAGAAGAATTTCTTGACCTCTTCTTTGAGGATCTTGAACTTCCCGATCTCGTGAAGAAAGAGATCTCGAAAGTAGATGAGTGGGTTAATCGTCGAGCAGGATTCGCTGTGGACGGCAACCCATCCAGGCTGAACATTGAACGCTCAATGCGTCAGTCTAAGACTCGGCGACTTGCTCTTCGTTCGCCGAAGAAGAAAAAGCTAAGAGAATTGGAAGAAGAACTCGAGCTTTTGCTGGCACAGGACGACAAAGAGAACAATCATAAACGCATCTTCGAACTCGAAGAGGAGATTGCTGCTCTCAAGCGCAAAATCAAAGCTATTCCGTTTATTGATGATGTTGATCTTCGCTACAACCGTTGGGAGAAGGTTCCCATTCCAGCCACACAGGCTGTAATGTTTGCCATCATGGACGTCTCGGCTAGTATGGGAGAGTGGGAAAAAGAGATGGCTAAACGCTTCTTTATGTTGCTGTACATGTTCTTGTTCCGCAACTATGAGCGAGTTGACATCATTTTCATTCGACATCACACCTCCGCCAAAGAGGTTGACGAAGAAGAGTTCTTCTATTCAAGAGAAACGGGCGGTACGTTAGTATCAACAAGCCTCGAGCTCATGAAGGAAATCATCGAAGAGCGGTACAACCCTCAGCAGTGGAACATCTTTGCTTGTCAGGCATCGGATGGAGATAACTGGGGAGCTGACTCAGAAGTGGCGGTGGATCTGCTACAACATATGCTACGATACATTCAGTACTATGCATATGTGGAGATTGATCGTCGTGGTGGCAAAGACAGCGATTTGTGGCCATACTATGAGAAACTCAGAACTTCGAACGACAACTTCGCAACTCAAGTGATATCAGACGTCGCGGAAATTTATCCAGTGTTCCGAGGCTTGTTTGAGAAGAAGCCGGGCAACGTGTAACGGAGAAAGCATGACTAGACCGATTGTAACATCAGGGCAAGATTGGACGTTTGATCTCGTAGAAGAGGTATACAGTCACATTGACCGTATAGCTCGCGAGAAGTACCGTCTAAACTTCTATCCCAACCAGCTAGAAGTGATTACTTCTGAACAGATGCTTGACGCATACACTAGCGTGGGTATGCCATTGTCGTATGCTCACTGGTCTTTTGGTGAGGCATTTGTCAAACAGCTGGAATCATATAAACGTGGATACATGGGCTTGGCATATGAAATTGTTATCAACTCCGACCCATGCATTGCTTACTTGATGGAAGAGAATACGATGATGATGCAAACGCTTGTCATCGCACATGCGTCTTTTGGACACAACCACTTCTTCAAGAACAACTACTTGTTCAGGCAGTGGACTGACGCTGAAGCCATTATCGACTATCTTGCATTTGCCAAGAAGTACATCCGTCAGTGTGAAGAGCGATATGGTATTGATGAAGTGGAAGCGGTGCTTGACGCAGCTCACTCTCTGCAGCACCATGGAGTGGATAAGTACAAACGTCCACCACGCATGTCTGCAGCTGAAGAGGAAAAGCAACGCAAAGAGCGCGATGCTTATATTCAATCCCAGGTTAATGAAATCTGGAATACAATTCCACGCACGAAGTCTGAATCAGCAGACAATGACAACGCAGATAAGTTTCCTAGAGAGCCTCAGGAAAACCTTCTGTATTTTATTGAAAAGAATGCTCCTCGTCTTGAACCTTGGAAGCGTGAAATCATTCGCATCGTTCGTAAGATGGGTCAATACTTTTACCCACAAATGCAAACAAAGGTAATGAACGAAGGGTGTGCCACATATGTGCATTACAAGATCATGCGTGATCTTTATGACGAACGCATTATTGACGATAGCGCATATAAAGAGTTCTTGGTGTCACACACCAACGTAATCCTTCAACCAGACTTTGATGATCCTCGTTACAGTGGTATCAATCCCTATGCCCTCGGTTTTGCAATGATGCAAGATATTGAGCGTGTTGCTACTAACCCAACAGACGAAGACCGTGACTGGTTTGGCAATCAAGAATGGGTTGGATCTGGCGACTATGTTAGCGCGTTGCATCACGCATGGGCTAATTTCAAGGATGAGAGTTTTATCCAACAATACCTGACACCAAAGGTCATTCGTGACTTTAAGCTATTCAACATCCACGACGATGAAGATGATCCAAAACTGGAAGTTGCTGCTATTCATAATCGTCAGGGGTACAAACGGATTCGCAACGACCTGTCAACGCAGTACAACATCGGGTACATGATTCCTGATATTCAGGTGGTAGACGTTGACCGGTGGGGCGATCGCACCATGACTCTCAGACACTTCATGGTTAATAATATTCCGCTCAATCCGGAACAAACCGTCGACACACTGAACTTTCTAGCCTACCTGTGGGGATATAATGTTAAGTTGGAGTCGGTTGATTCGGAAGGAAAAACCAGAGCGGTGTTTGATATGCAGGATCAAGAAACTCTGTTCGATATATTCTTGGACGATGCTTAAAATTAGAACGTAAACCATCAGAAAATCCTGCGTGTTTAGGGGGTGTTACCTTTAGGGTAACGCCCCCTCTCTTTTTCTGCTAAATACCAAGACTACTGCAATGTGAGACGCAATGTAGTAGTACCTTCGGCTTTTTGAAAACTAGGAGGAATTCTATGCCAAAGAAGCGTAGAACTGGCCGCAAGGCCGAACTCGAGCACTTGGAATTAGCATTATGTCTAAACGGAGTCGCACAACAGGAGGGCCCACAACGGAAACATTGGAGTATGCACGATCTGAAATCTATTAGACCACTAACCCCCACACAAGAAGACCTTTTCCACGCCTGGATAAACGGCTACAACCTATGCGCGCATGGGTCAGCTGGCACAGGCAAAACTTTCCTAGCATTTTACCTCGCCCTTGAGGAAGTTCTTTCGCAGCGCTACCAACGCATCATTGTTGTTCGTTCGGCAGTCACTACACGTGAAGTCGGACACTTGCCTGGGACGCTGGAAGAGAAGCTAATGCAATTCGAAGCACCTTACGAAGATATCCTTTGGGAACTGATGGGTCGCCCGTCGACGTATAAGGACATGAAGGAAGCTGGTAAGATCGAATTTCACAGCACATCATTCTTGCGTGGATTGACATGGGATAATGCTATCGTAATTGTGGATGAAGCAGAGAATTTGACTATGCATGAGATTGACAACGTCATGACACGTCTTGGTCAAAACACCCGCATCATTCTCACCGGCGATACAAAACAAACTGACCTTGACGGTTCGAAAAAACTCGGCAAGGAAGGGCTTTCTACTGCAATGCAGGTCTTTGAGAACATGGAGGAGTTCTCCTGCATTGAATTTAACGTTCATGATATCGTAAGAGGCGACCTCGTCAAGTCCTGGATTATGGCTTGTCAGCGAGTTGCATAACCACTAACCTTTCGCCGAAGGTTAAAAAAGGGCTGTTTTAACAGCCCTTTTTTATGGATGGTGGTTCGCTTTTGTTTCCAATGCTCGGAGACGAACGAGAATATCCCCAACCTGACGTTCATCAAACATTACCGACTGTTGTAGAGAGGTCGTTAATTTATGCAATTCCCGTATCTCTTCACTAAACTCGCGGTGATCAGCAGCAAAGTTAGAGATAGCACTCTCCAGAATTCCAAGTCGACTTTGAATATCACGTACAGTTTCAGCACGGTTTGTGTTGGTGCCTATTATACGTTCATGTTGCTGAACCGTAACTTGCAACGTATTAATTGACCGATCATGAACCATAAAGGCCGAACCGACTGCGAGGAGAATAGGAATCAACGTCGGCAGTGTTTTAGGATCTACCAGCGTCTGGATTATCCCACGACGTTCTTTTGCTGTGGTGTTTTCAACCATTATTCATTCTCCCTGAAAGTTGCTATATATTTATAAATAAAGGTCATGAATTCAGGGGGTGATCATGGATCCACTAATAATTAGCATTATAACGTATATGGTTATCACACTGGGGGTGTGGGCAGGTGGAATTGCTCTCATTACTGGACGTATAATAGTTGAAGCTAGACAACTACGAGGGGCTGCAAGAACATCTGACATCCTTGTGTTTCTAGTAACCGCGGTCGCCACAATCGTTACATTTATTGTAGTATTCATATGGCCTGGTCTGATTCATATGATCCCTTCCACCGTCGCGTTTGTTGGAATAGGTCTTATCCCATTATTAGGATATATGACCGAAATCGGGTACAAACACTGGAAACGACTGCATAAACTCAATTCCGTAGAGGTTGACGAACACGCTACGATTCGGTAAAATAAGCGCATTAACCTTCTTGGGAGAATCCTATGGATCTGCGCGCTTATTATTTCGGCAACATGTACCTTTCCTCTATTCAACAGGGGATTCAAGCTGCCCACGCCACCGCCGACATGTTCGTCAAATATCAACCATTCTATACTGACGAAGAATGTGATGAGTCATCAAGCGCGTATCGCATGCTAACCGAATGGGCCAGTAATCACAAAACAATGATTCTCCTTAACGCGGGATTTGGATCTGAGATCCATGACCTCGTTAAATTTTTCAACGACGACGAAAACCCCTACCCATTCGCTCCTTTCTCCGAAGAAGAAGCCTCACTCGACGGCGCCATTACTACCGTCAGCATCATCCTTCCTGAATACATCTACGAAGGTGCAAAACAGATCCGCGAGGGAGGGCCGAATGCAACTGAGGAGTTGCGCGAAAGGGGATATGTCATGTTTGAGGACAAAAGCTATCTGGTTAACTTGATTCCACAGGTTGTCCGTAAAGATATTTCCAAGTGGCAGTTTGAATTGATCTGCCGATTAAACAATTATGGGTTAGCGAGATGATTAACATCAGCACAGACGAAACGGAACAATTCGTCGTCGAAACCGAACCCAAGTTGGTTAGTCAGGACCATTACACTATCAGATATGGTAGCACGGTTCTCGGTACCGTCGAAGCTACATTTGACCTGTCCAACGTTCCAGAAGAATTCCATCAACTTATACTGAGTACGATTCAGGGGGAACGGAGAGGTATTCAGATCAGTGAAGGTGTCATGAGCGACATTGCAAAGAAATCATGGTTTAGGAGATTCCTGGGTGGATAAGACAACTCTTGGCGATCGTATGAAACAATACGAAGCGACTTCAAAGACTAAATTGCTTCGTCGAACTCCTGTCATTATTAGGATCGACGGGAAGGCTTTCCACACGTTCACCAAACGGTTCCACGGATCGTTCAACGACACGATGCACGAGCTGATGGTCGGAACAACCGAGCTACTCTGCAGCAGCGTACAGAACGCCGTACTCGGATACACACAGTCTGACGAAATTTCTATTCTATTGAATGACTGGAAAACGTTAGAAACCGATCAATGGTTCGGCGGTGCGGTTCAGAAAATGGCATCAGTATCTGCCAGCTTGGCTACTGGGTATTTCAACGCGCTGTATCATACGCACTGCGACAGTCACGCCGAAAGTCAAGTAAATTTCCTTCACGAAACAGCATTCTTCGACGCGCGGGTTTTCAACATTCCTCGAGAGGAGGTGGTTAACTACTTCATCTGGCGCCAACAAGACGCCTCCCGCAATAGCGTCCAAATGCTGGGTCGTGAGTATTTCTCACACAAGGAACTTCACAAGAAAAACAATAGTCAGATTCAAGACATGCTCATGTTGGAAAAGGGCGTGAACTGGAATGATATGGATACTTGGAAGAAGCGTGGAACTTGTGTTGTTCGCAAAACAGAACTCATTGCGACTGATTGGAGGTACGTTGATGGCGATCAATCGCTTGTAACAGATGTTGAGACTGTCGAACGAAGCCGTATTGTGATTGATGAAGAAATCCCAATATTCACCAAAGACCGTAGATATATTGAGGGGATGTTATGACGGCATATGTGTGGAATGGTTCTGAGGTCATGATGACCGGACGAACGGCCAGGAAGGAAGGAAATTCTGTGGCCACCAGGAGCGGGCGAACCGTAAGACGCATAGATATCTTGTATGAGATTACGCCTACCAACAACGAAGATGGTTCATGGAAAAAGTGGGTTCGTAAAGACGAGCTTTATGAAATAGTAGATGAGCCAAAATCAGATAACGATGGAACAGCTCCGAAAGAGAATATTTCTCTTGGAGAAGAAGGAAGTGATGCTGACCGGGAGGACGGCCAGTAAAGTTACTTCGCGCCGCAAAGAAAATTTGCTTTTTGAGGTTAGATCAACTAATCTTAACGATCCAATGAGACGATGGGTTCGATTGGACGAATTATATGAAATACACCATTCACAAGCGCCACCGACGAGTGAGCGATTGTTGGAAGAAATAAAGAAAGCTGTAGAGAAGGGGAAGATGAAAAATGAGTGAAAAATATCACGACAACGAATATCTCAGACTTGTAGATAATGTGTTGATGTTCGGTACTGAAAAGACAGACCGTACTGGAACTGGAACTCTAAGCACATTCGCACAACAAATGCGGTTCGATCTTGGCGGCGGTAGCATTCCCCTCCTCACCACCAAAAAGATGCACACACGAAGTATCATCTACGAGATTTTATGGTACCTTCGCGGCGACACGAACATTAAGTACCTCAATGACAATAACGTTACTATCTGGGACGAATGGGCTAATGAAGATGGTGAACTGGGGCCAGTATATGGTGCTCAGTGGCGGCGTTGGAAAACCCCTCAATACGCTTACGTTGATTACACATATGATCCTTCGCGAGCATTAATTCATTGGGATGAGATTGATCAAATTGCAAAGATTATCGATCAACTAAGAAACAATCCTGATGATCGGCGTATCATAGTCAACGCCTGGAACGTCGGTGAACTTGATGAAATGGCACTTCCGCCGTGCCATATGGCATTTCAGTTCTGGTCCGCTGAATTAACATTGGAACAGCGGAAAACCGTAATGAGAGAGCGGTTTCCTACTATTGATCCCGACCATACTGGATTCTATAAGGTAGAAAAGTTGTTGGATAACTACAACATCCCAACGCGTGGCCTAAAATGTCATCTCTACCAACGAAGCTGCGATGTTGGTCTGGGAGTTCCTTTCAATATAGTTCAGTACAGCATACTAACACACATGATTGCTCATGTGACTAATCATGTAGCAACTGAATTTGTATGGACTGGTGGCGATGTTCATATCTACAATAACCACCGCGAACAATTGTATGAACAACTCGATCGGACGCCATATCCATCACCAACCCTAAGACTGAATCCCAAAGTCGAAGAGATTGATGATTTCACCTTTGAAGACATCGAGATTGTTGGCTATGATAACTACCACCCAACAATTAAAATGGAGGTTGCTGTATGATAAACTGGAAGCTCACGAGCAAAGCAGTGAATAGCAAATCACTGCTAGCGGAGGTCCACGAAATTGTTGTCGAGGGAATGACCGAAACCGGCGTCAACTGGAGTAGCGATGTTCAGCGCGATTCGTTTGTGGAGTTTATTGAAGACTACATGATGGAGCTTGCTGATGAAGGTAAAATCGAACAATGGGACGTTCGCTGCGATGGCCGCAACAACAAAGCATCCGATATGAGTAACGGAAAATATGTAATGGATGTTGTATATAAACAGCGCCACTGTCTTAACACAACAACGCTCCACTACGAAATTGAAGATGATGGTGATTTAACCATCGATTTTGTAATGTAATGCTACCACAAACACACTCTTTCGAGGAACTGTGGCTTGACCGCAAGATGGATATCGATCGCCTCCATGCGGTGATAGAGGGCAGGTATAAGTGGGTTCGTGGTGCTGGTAATACGTTCGGTGTGTTTATACGCATGATCCACGAGGTGCTTCAAGGGGATCATGGTAACCACTATCTATACATCGGCCAGACTGATATTGCAACCGAGTTATATGCTATCCGCCCAATGTACAATGTTCTAACCCAAGAGGGGTTCACCGTCAAACCGAGGCGGCAGAGGCAACAGTTGCATATCGAAAATACTGATATGACGTTCACATTCGCGCATCCGTATAGAGGATTCGAGCGGAGGTTCTATGGGTACATGTTTAGCCGAATCTTTGTTGACCTTACGCCAGACACAGAATGGGATTATGAACGCGAACTCTTTGAAATTAATCTGAGAAATCAAGAGTACCGCTATGGGTGATATATATGAGCTTTAGAGAAAATATGAGGCCAATGGCAATCATTGTTGCTGTTGATGAGTCCGGTGGTTTTGGTAAAGATGGAAAGATTCCTTGGCACAGCAAGGAAGATTTTGCACACTTTAAAGAGGTCACCAAAGGACATCCTTGTGTTATGGGTCGTAAGACCTACGAGGATATGCTGGCCATGAAAAAAGATAAGGACAATATTAAAGAGATCCTTCCTGGCCGACAATCATTTGTCGTTACAAGTAATAACGAGTTTGAAGCACCTGGCGCAACCGTAGTTAATGGGCTGCGTGCCGCTGTTCAATCTCTTGACGGAAATGATCACCGCCCCGTATTTGTTCTCGGCGGAGAGAAGCTGTTCATAGAGGCCCTGGCCTGGACTGAAACTATACACATGACCATCATGGACGGTGATTATGATTGTGATAGGTTCTTTCCCATCAAAACACTCGAAAAGTTTGCTATCGTTGATGGAAAACTCGGCGATGGTCTCAAATTTGTAACATACAAAAGGAGAAGATGGTAGTGACATTGACTGCAAGTTCTGGATGGTGCAAGGGAGCACTGTTCTTTATCATGGAAAAACAAAACGGCGAAATTAAAGCCACTGTAAATAATAAAGAACAAACATTCGGTACTTGGAAGGCCGCATCAAAATGGATAGAACATGAAACTGAGCGAAGTTATAGAGAAAGAGGGCGAACCGGGGACCTACGCAGCGGTCCGTTTCGATAAACGCACAATCAACGCACTAAAGAAGTTTGCCGAAAAGGTTGGCGTCGCTGGTGATTATGATAACTGGCATGCCACCCTGCTCTATAGCAGAAAACACCTGCCAAACTATCAACCAATCGAAAAATACACAAAACCATTTATAGGTACGCCAATAGGACTAGACTTATTTGGCCCCGAAAAGAATGCGCTTGTTGTGAAATTTTCTTGTCCGCAATTGTATCAACGCCACCACAAACTGATGCAGCAGCACGGAGCTACATATGACTTTGATTTGTATGAGCCCCACGTCACATTATCATACGACGCAAAAGATATCGACTTAGAGTCTTTGCCTGAGTTCAAAAGTAAGATTAAGATCATTGGAGAGTACAGTGAAGATTTGGACGCTAGCTAGTTTACTGCTAATAACCTCAACAGTATTTGCGTACCCTACGGATGAAAACGGAAACATTATCATCCCTCCTGCATGTTTCGCCAAAGGAGATGCTGTACTGTTCACACAACAATACCGCGATAAGATTCCACTAGAAAAGGCTCTACAAGTTCTTGAACGGGATTGGAAGGAATCTTATTCCCTAAAAGGGATCAAACGAGCTACGTATATTGACATGCAGCGAATCGTCCGTGATGCTTACCGTGAGGACCCAATCTCACTAGAAGCGGCCGAGGAAGAGGCTATACAGGAAATAGCAGCTTGCCTCCACAACGGATATTGAACCTGTTGAATTTTTAACGCAGTTCGCGTATAAATAACACTATCGTTGATGACTCAAGTTGGAGACGTTGCGGACGCCGGGGCAGTGCCGGCCGGGTCCACCAAAAGTCCTACTCCGATGCTCCGGACACTGGGGAAATGTGAGCATTTCATTTCCTTATACCGCCGAGAGGACTTTTGATGGGCCCGAACCAGTTTCGACGGGGCGGGCGAAGATGAGACGAGATGATCGACAGGTGACTGACGTAATCAGCACAAATTAAAGTAAACGCAAACGACGATTACTACGACTACGCAATGGCTGCCTAAGAAACAGTCGCGTACGGGGCAAATAGGCCTTGTTAACAAACCGTAAAAAGAGGCGCTTCGGCGCCTCTTTTGTTTTCCATAAATAATACACACAATCAACACAGGAGAATGATAATGTTAGACACACTATTCTGGATTGCAGTTGGCGCCTTTATTGGATGGAATTTCCCTCAACCTTTCTATGCAAAATGGGTACAAGATTGGATCGTAAATAAGTGGAAAGCCTTCACAGGCAAAACCAACACAGAAGAATAATCACATGGCAGAAAAAGACGACGAGCTGGAATACTTACCTTACGCATACAAGCAACAACAGATTGTTCGAACCGTTCACCACTTCTACGTCAGCAGTTTAATCGAAGAAGCTCTGAAGTATACGGACATGGTTTTCAGGATCCAAACTGCTGGACCTGATGATGTAATTTTTATGCATTTGAACACCGTTGGTGGGTATATGGACGCCGGAATTCAAATCATAAACGCAATGAAGTCGTCCAACGCTCACGTCATCGCCTCAATCGAAGGCGAGGTGTCGTCGATGGGAACTTTTATTTTCCTTGCTGCAGATGAATTTATTGTCCATGACAATAGTTCAATGATGATCCACAACTATTCCGGTGGGGTGTTTGGAAAGGGACATGAGCAAATCGCTGCACTTGAATCTGCAACAACATGGTCGCGTGATTTTATGCATCGAATGTACATCCCATTCCTTTCCGAAGAGGAAGTTGATAGGGTGATTGCTGGAGCGGATGTTTATATGCATCCCCCAGAAATCCGCGAAAGGCTTGTTAATATGGTTGAGATCATGATAGCGGAACAGGAAGCTGAAGAAAAAGCAGCTGCTGAAGGCGTCGATCACAAACCAAAAACACCACGCAAAAAACGAGTTGCTAAGAAAAAAAGCAGCAGCAGAAAGGTATAATTGTGCTAAGTGCCGCACAAGTTCAAGTAGCAGCAGTATTTTACGAGATTTAACACGCGTTTAACGTATATTACCGACCACAATTTAACATACAATAAATACCCTAAACTATTCGTTTGGAGCATTTATAATGTTTTTAATTTTTCAATATAAGCAGGGATACGGTGAGCTCATTCTGCTAACCGAAGACGGTTTCATGTTAACGACAGAATCCGGTGATCTTTTAATCTATTAATTCAGGAACTTTCACATGGCATCTAAAAAAATTAGTGAGCTGCCGGCTGCCGGTACCCTTTCAGGAACAGAAGAACTTGTAATAGTCCAGGGCGGCACTACCTACAAAACAACAATATCAGATATCAGCAACGCGTTGGATCTGTCAGCGGTAAGCCAGGACATCATCCCTGATGTTGATAACACCAGATCTCTAGGATCTGCTACTCATATGTGGCAGGACGTGTTCATCGGCCCAGGATCGTTATATGTTAATGGCCAGAAGGTTATCGAAGAGAGTTCTGGAACGATCGTACTATCTGCGGATGATGATCAGAATATCCAGGTAAAATCACAAGGGTCTGGAGATATTGAATTCTTGCCAGATGGAACAGGTATCATTCAAATGAAGGGTACTCTTTCACTGCAAGCGGGAAATAACCTGACATCATCCGACGCGAATCCAATCCAGGTTCAGGTCGGTTTCAATATGAACGGCGAATCAATCACAGGTCTTGCCGCCCCCGCATCAAACAACGATGCTGCAACCAAACAATATGTGGATAATGGTATTGCAGCGGCTGCAAGCAACTACGAGCCAGCTGATGCCACAATTCTCAAAGATGCTGATATCGGATCTACAATCCAAGCATTCTCAACGATTCTTCAAAACACTACAGCATCATATACATCTGCCGAGGAAACAAAACTCGCTGGGTTAGAAGCAGGTGGTGCTGGTGACGTATGGGTCGAGAAGGCTGGCGATACTATGAATTCAGCCGCAAATTTGATCTTTACAGGTGGTGGTGAAGTAAGCGGTCTTCCTACAACTCCTTCAGGAGCTACATCTGCAACGTCAAAAGCATATGTTGATGCATTAGTTTCAAGTAGTGTGGTATGGCAAGATCCTGTTGCACAGCCTGATTTAGTTGATATCGTTTCATCAGAACCATCAACTCCTATCGTTTCTGGTATGTACATTGCTTATGGTGGTACATATTCACAAACATGGACTGGTGGTGTATCAGTTAATGAATATGACATGGTTCACTGGACATCAGACGGTGCTGGTGGTTATCACTGGGAAGTTGATGGTAACATTGATGGCGTCGAAACACGCATTGGCGTTGGGTTCAACGTTGCATCTGTAGACAACGAAGGAACCCTTCCTTCTGGTATGGTCAAAGATGACATTGCTGTTTACGTTGGTGCTACTAGTGCTGATCCAAGACAGATTGCAAACTGGGATTTCCCACACGGTCGTGCCGGTGGAGTTACATTTGCTGTAACTTCTGTCGATGCATCGAGCAACTTTACGATGGCTGCAGATCAGTCACGTTCGATGAAAGTCGGTAATACTTTCACATATGCTGGTGGTTCTGCTGGCAACGGTGTGTATACTATTTCCAACGTTTCAGGTGCAACTGTTACTGTCGAAGAGGCAACTGTTGTTTCTACAGGCGGTACAGCGGAACCAGAAATCCGTGACGGTATTACAGTATTATGTAACAACTCTGATTGTTCTCATTTCGGTCAGTCGTACTTGTATCACAATGATACTGACGTATGGGTAATTATTTCTGGTCCTGGTACAATCACAGCAGGTGTTGGTTTAGAAATTAGCGGCGAGACGATCAACGCAAATCTTGGCGCCGGTATTAAAGAACTTCCGAGCGATGAGATTGGAATTGATTTATATGATGCAACTAATGGTGGTTTGATATTAACTGAAAACGGTTCCGCATCAAGTACCGGAACAGACGCTAAGTTGTATATTAAAACTGATAGCACATTATTGCAAAATTCAACTGCTGGGTTGAGAGTTAATCCTGATTTGGTAACCACTTCGTTATCAACAGGAACATTCACTTCAATTGGTATAGATGATAATGCTACTTTTGAAATGATACAGGTTGTTGATAACATTATCTCGGTCGGTGGGCTAACCGCTGCAAGTGGAACTGTCATCAACAAGTATGTCAATGATGGGTCTCTTACTATTCGAAGTGGAGGAAGTTCAGCAAACTCATCAAGCCTTATCATGTATGGTAGCACCCACGCTACGCTGGCGAATGATGTCATACTGCAAGCTAACAACAATCCTTTCTTTGAATGGGATGAGTCAGCTGGCTCCTTAACTATATCTACTGGTACTGCTGCTAAGACTCCTATGTTTGAGTTATCTGGTAGCATATTGGATGTTGGTAATGGTGGAACCTTTTCTATAGTACATAGAGATGGTGATGCGGCAATAGTACTGTCAGGTGGAAGTGGTTCTGCAGCTGGTGCGAATATGGTTGCGTATGGTGCATCACACACTAATGGTGGCGATCTACTGTTGAGAAATGGTGCTGATGTCTTCTTTAAGTGGGATGAATCGGCTGGCAATGCAACCTTCTATACTGGAACAGGTACTAAAACCGAAGCATTAGTAATTAATAGTTCGCAGCAAATAGCCGTTGCTAGTAGGTGTGCTATAGGTGCTATTGCAAGTCCTGCAAGAGAGTTAGACCTTTATGGTGCTAACAATGCAAACAGTTCTGATAAAGCTGCAATTCGCTTCCGTGATCTTGCTGGCAACTCTATGGCAGAAATCACAAGTTATCGTGGTGCAAGTTCTACTCAAGGACAGTTGCATTTTAAAACTAGTAGCAGTTTAACTACAGCGTTAATAATTGAGGATAATGGAACATTAAATGTTTCAGGTACAACTGACTATGAAACACTTGTTACTGATGATGACGACATCCCTAATAAGAAATATGTTGATGATGCAGTATCATCTGGTGGCGGTGGTGCATGGGAGGTAATATCTAGTGGTGCGATAGGAGCAGTATCTTCAATTACTATCCCCTTCCCATCTGATTACACAGAGCTAAAGATCGTAATAATCAATGCACACCCATCATCCAATAATGCTAAGTTGCTGTTAAGAACGCGAGAGAACGGTACTGTGAAAACACTTTCCACTTACGACTATACTGAACAGAGTGTAGCGACAGCACCAACTTACTCCACAAACCAGACCGCGTTCCAGATAACTACTGGGGCAGGCACAGATACAGGTGACAGAACCAATGCGGTTATACATTGCCATGCTGCTGATGTAAATGGTATATCATCAACATGGTGGTCGTATAGTTCTTACGAGACCGCCTTCAATAGCGCCCAAGCAGCTACCCATATGTGGGGAAAACGTATAGCTTCACCACAAAATGGTAAGGTTGATGGTTGCCAATTACTATGGAGTAGCGGCAATTTTGTGAGTGGAAATTACTATTTATATGGCATTAAAACAGCAGGAATATAGGAGAATATGGTATGAAACAAATAATTAATGAAGATGGCTCTAGTACACTCGTAGAAGAAACAGCAGAGGAGTTAGCTCAAATAGCAGCGGACATGGAAGAAAGTATCCGTGCTGAAAAGAAATTAGAGATAAAGGTTAATGCGTTAACACGCATTCAAGCAGTATTACCAGACGTAGATACCTTTGAGGAGGTGAAGATGTTGAAAATGATCTTTCCGTTATTTACGCCAACAGCAACTGGCACACTGGTAAAAGACATTTACCTTTATGCAAAAAACAAGATCAATCAGGTACAGACTGTACCAATTGCACAGGTCGAGGCTTACGACCCTTCAACCGACGTCAATTGGCCAAGTTGATAGATAAATGCAAATAATAAAAACATTGTACTAAATGAAGGGTACAAAAAATCGTTATATGTGGATTTACCGGTTTATGGATGATAGTTGGGAGTGAGTTGATTGTCTTTTCTGCGTTCGGTATAATTACCGGATGGACTCTGTAACCCTAGAACAACTAATTCGCCAATATGTTCATCTACCGTCTATGCCTTCAGGCACTGGATGGTATCCTGTGCTCCATACTGCTTGCGATCATGGAAAGAAAGGCCCTCGAGCAGCATTCAAGTTTGATGGCGATAAAGTCGCATTCCACTGTTTCAACTGCCCCCTCAAAGCTGTTTATGATCCTAATCACATAGGACGAGAAGGGCAGCCGTTGATGTCAAACAACATGCAGCAGGTGATGGCGGATTTCAATATTCCCGAAGATGAATGGCAACAAGTGCTGTGGTCTGCGCTAAAGAACCGTGATAGTGGAGTTGTACCGGCAAAAGCTAGCGAAGTCCAAACGTCAATCGAGCCCATGGAAGTCCCACTTCCTGATACATTTTACCCACTTACTGAAGCCACCGAAGATGATAAGTGGGCGATGATTGCTCGATACTACCTCGAAGACCGGGAGATAGATCCCAGCAGTTACCCCTTTATGCTGTCCAAAAAGACAGACATCCCACACTTAAAGAAATGGTTTGGACGTGTAATTATCCCAATTTACAAAGACAATAAGGTGATCTTTTACACTGGTCGAGATTTAACTGGAAAAGCACTGAAAAAGTACGAAAGTCCGGCAGTTAGTCGAGATCGCGTCATTTATGGGTTTGACAAACTTTTTGAAAATAATGACCTCCCCCTATACATAGTAGAGGGCTGGTTTGATGCTTTCGTTATAGATGGAGTTGCAATATTCGGAAACGAATTTTCTTCTACGAAAATCAAATGGTTAAATCGTTCCAGGCGCAAGAAAGTGTACATCCCAGACCAATTCGGAGATGGATTCCGTGCAGCGAAACAGGCTATCGATGCCGGCTGGAGTATAAGCACACCAGACTTCGGTGATTGTAAAGATGTTAGCGCGGCAGTCCAAAAGTATGGCAAGTTGTATGTAATGCAGACACTTGCTCAACACACAGCTTCGGGGTTTGAGGCTGAGCTGAACGCTAGGATATACTGCAAAGAGTGACGAACGAGGCCACAACAAAAACAATAGCGGCCAGGAAACGCATTAAATCACACCTCAAGAAACGGGGGGAAGAACTTCTCGACGTCACCCCTACGTTCGTACTGCATTGGTGGTATCAGTTGAACCACGCAGTTTTCAGAGGTATACTCTACCCACCGAAAGATATTGTGTGCAGAAACTTTCGTGATGGTTCATACGGATGGACATCGCCAGTCCTTCGAACTGATGATGTTATCATGGGTGTCCGGCGACAGTTGGAAGATCGAAAACAGTTTATTACCGTCTTGGTTCATGAGATGGTTCATCAATATGAATGGGTGTATCACCGAAGAATGTCACACGGACAAAATTTTTATGAATGGGCACCACTAATAAAGCGTGAACTAAACCTACCATTATCAGAATACATAGACGACTAATACATGGCTCGCAAAAATAACTATACCGCAGACGACATTAAGGTGTTGTCGGATCGCGATCACGTCAGATTGCGGACACAAATTTATCTTGGGAATATGAAAGAGACGACTTACTCCGTCCCGTCGTTTCTCAACAACACGTTTTCTGTTCAAAACATCACATTCATTCCTGCCGTGTATAAAGCGGTCGGCGAAATCATTGATAACTGCTTGGATGAATTCGCTCAGACGTCTCTAGCTGGCAAACACATTACGATCGATGCTCATCCAGTTCTTGGGATGTACACAATTTCTGACAATGGTCGAGGTGTTCCAATTAGCAAGCACGAAACTGGACCACACACACCAGAAGTAGTATTTGGTCAATTGCGTTCTGGCCGCAACTTTGACGATGATAAAGAGGCTGGAGTTATTGGTCAGAATGGCGTCGGATCCGCTTGTGTTAATTTCTGTAGCACTGAATTCAAGATTGACATTCATCGCGACAATAAGCGGTACCGCCAAACGTTTAGCAACGGAGCGAATCACGTCACCAAGCCCTCAATTCGCAAAGGAAGCGCAAAGTCTGGTACCACGATCGAGTTTCAGCTCGACCCTGAGGTATTTGACGATATTACACTACCAGAGCAGTTGATGGAAAATAGGGCGATCGAAATCGCTCTAACCAACCCAGGCGTTACAGCCGAATACAACGGCAAACGATATAAGTACCGAAAGGGCTTCGAGGAAATTATCAAAAAGATTTCAAAGGACTATTTCAAGTTCGAAGCAGATGGAATGGAATTCTACGTCGTGTTCGACGTAAACGAGGGATTGGATGAACAAGTATATTCGTGGGTTAACAGCTCGCTTCTCTTCGATGGTGGATTATGTAACACGCAATTTCTTAATGCGTTCTACGACAGAACAATCAACCAGCTCTCAAGAGAAGCAAAAAAAGCAAAATGCGAAGTTACCAAGAACGATGTCCGTAACCACTTACTGGTCATCGGAAATCTTCGGTTGTCGGACCCTCAATACGACGCACAATCGAAAACGCGACTAACGGGTCCTAACTTACGCAAAGAAGTTAGTGACATGATTGATGCTCAGTGGGCATCCTTTATGCGCAAGAATAAGGACTGGCTATCAACCGTTCTCGAACGGGCGATGGTTCGGTACCACGCTAACGCCAACAAGAAAGCCGTTAAAGAACACCAAAAGAACCTCAAGAAAAAAGTTCCAGGTTTGATTGATGCTACAAGCAAGAACCGGTGGGAAACTCAATTGTTGGTTACGGAAGGGCTTTCTGCGGCCAGTATGATTACCCAAGCGAGAGATCCTAGGATACACGCATCCTACCCTTTAACAGGTAAGATTAATAACGTATATGGGTCTACTGTAGCACAGCTATTGAAGATGGGTAAGGTTACTGACCTGATTACTGCCATTGGTTTGGTTCCTGGCCAGCGAGCATTGAGGAGTGAGTTGAACTATGGGCGGGTCGTCATCGCCACAGATGCTGATGTAGACGGTGGTGATATCTTTACCCTTCTTGTTAATCTATTCTACACGTATTGGCCTGAACTATTCGACCCCAACTACGATCCTTTCGTCTATCGGTTGGTAGCACCAAACGTATGTGCAGTGAAAGGAGATAAAAGGATTCACTTCCCAACACGGAATGAATTCGAACAAGCAAAATCTAAACACAAGGGCTGGTCGATAAGCTACTATAAGGGTCTTGGCAGTATGGTCCAGAAAGACTGGGAGATGATTCTTTCAGGCGAAACTAATACCTTGATACCAATTACCGATGATGGTAAAATGCAAGATACGTTGAAGTTGTTGTTTAGCAACGATTCCGATGCCAGAAAAGAGTGGCTACAAACAAATGAAGAAAATTGACTACGAAGATTTACCAGATGAGGATCCCGAATACCCCGTCGGCGGCTGTACTTGTTTGACAAAAACACCCGACCCCCATTTCCACGACCGTAGTTGTGCAGTGTGGATGTATTGGAGAATTCGACAACTGGAAAAGAGGCTAAAAGAAAAAGATGGGAATCCGAATTCATAAAGTTCTTGGGTATGGGTTAGTTGACCTAAAAACCAAAGAGGTCGACAAGTACGGAACAAGAGAAGTTGACGACCCTCGCTTTAATCCCAATGGTTGGTGGCACACAGACTGGTCCGAGAGGGAAGACCGTTGGACGACAGAAGGGTTTAAACAACACTGCCAACGATTAGTCGATGAAAGTGATCCATACGAACATTTCGCGTTAGCATTAATGCTCCAAAGAGATTTCGAAGAGAGCCACTTCAGAGACATTCACTACTGCGTATCATATGAAAACGAAGGCGGGCTGCCGGATGTTGTAACTTTTACCCCATTCACGGATAATAGGTGGACTCGATACGACGATACCATCGACTACTATGACGCTGGGATTGGTATTGAGCCTTCAGTGAAGGTTCTCGACGTTCCGTTATACCCTTACGATGGGTACATTAACAACGAAACTGGCGAACGTGCTGATCGGACAATCGAACAGTTAATTTACTTGTACCGAAACGCAGCCGGGGAAGATAAATTTGATTTGCAATTAGTGGCCTTAGAAAAACTTGGGTGCGAATTGCACTGGACTGAGAAATACAACGTTGTCATCCCCGAAGTTTTGGTTGAGTTCTTCCGGTATACGGAAATGTTCACTGACGAAAAAACAATATGGCAGCTTCAACCAATGATATACACTTATTGGTCATAACAATGAACGAGATTGAACATTTACGTCAGTTATACATAGACGATCTAAAGAAACTTGTTTCTTATGATGGTGGAAAGACTAAGCGACCGCGCGTACGAAAGGTATCACATTACGAACAAATTCCTCTAATGGAAGCTGACCACACTCCTCAATATGAAAATATTTGGGTGTGGAGTGATACTCACTTCGGACACAAAAATATCATCAAGTACTGCAACCGTCCTTTCTGCGATTTAGATGATATGTCTCAACAACTGATTACAAATCACAACGAAACGGTTGGAGATGATGATCTTGTCATATGGGTTGGCGACGTTGCGTTTATGGGGGATCAGCGGGCAAATGAAATCCTTGCTAATCTCAACGGCGATAGAATCCTTATTATTGGCAACCACGATATCAATAAAGGTAAAGTTAAGAATCTTCACTTCAAGGAAAAACATCTAATCTACGCACTCCCTGGGTTGAGCCCACCTTTGGTGTTTACGCACTTCCCGTTCGAAACCTGCCCAGCTGATTGGATTAATGTTCATGGACACATCCACAACGCGTATGACACCAACAGCCTACGACACATAAATGTTAGCGTAGAGGTTATCGAATATAAGCCAATGCATTGGCACCGCTTGATAGAAATTGCAAGAACGCGATGGGAGAGTATGGAACATGTCAGTTAAACTAGTTATCTCAACCGAAATTGAATTGAATGGTGTCGACCACGTACCTGATGATGTTCTTGAATTTATCGAAGAAGTTCGAGATGAACAGCATGCCGAAATGGCTGATCGGCTGACTAGGTACCTCAGGCAACATTCGCACGATCCTGAAGATGATTATGATAGAGCTATGACAATCTTATGAAAAGTTCTGAATATGTGAACAATGAACGTAGAGATTATTCACTATACGTTCTACAATCGAGAGCTATTCCTCACGCAGCGGATGGACTAAAGGCTGCTGCGCGAAGAGTGCTGTGGACAGCTAGAAACGGAAGCAAGTTCAAGTCTGCAACGCTTGCTGGCGCAACAATGCCTATCCATCCTCACCAATCTCCTGAGGGGGCTGTTAACACATTAGCTGCTCCCTACGGCAACAACATTCCACTCCTTAATGGAGATGGTGCATTCGGTACGCTGCTCGCGCCCACAGCATATGGTGCTGCTCGATACACTAGCGTCAAGGTTAGTGAGTTTACAAAGGATGTTGTTTTTCGTGACATTGAAATAGTTCCCCTGCAAGAAAATTATGATGGCACTTTAGAGGAGCCGAAGCATTTCCTACCGCTTATCCCTATTGTCCTCCTGAATCCGCAAGACGGTATCGCAGTAGGTTTTGCTTCGAGCATTCTCCCCCGTTCCCTCCCCAGCATCATTAAGGCTCAAATAGATTATCTTGAAGGTAGAGATTTTTACGAAGACCTGCCCGAGCTCGTTCCGATTAAACAGAAGGCGGTTGATTGGGTAGAAACTGGCACTGGCGGGTACAAGTATACCTTCCTGGGCGAATATGAAAAGGTTAATGCAACAACCATTCGTATTACCAATCTTCCATACGGAACCACTCACGAAAAGTACGTTGAGAAACTCAACAAGCTCGAGGAAGATGGAAAGATTCAGGAATATACTGACAACTCTCGAGACTCATACAACATCGAGGTTCGCTTTAAAAAAGGAACACTATCACATGAATCCATGAAAGATGAGATGGGCGTTCTGAATTATTTGGGTTTGTTAAACAACGTTGGCGAAAACATGAACGTCATTAACTTTGACGGCGAGAGTGTATGGTCAACTAACTATCAAGAAATCATTCAAGATTTCTGTGATTGGAGGTTAAGCTGGTATGTCAAACGATACGAACGATTGGCCGGGCTTTTGGAAATTGATATCCAACGCTACAAAGATGTACTTCGAGCCATTAACCGCAACGTGGGCGGTGTTGCGAAGAAAATTGGGTCGCGGTCCGAACTCAAAGAGTTCCTGACGGAAATTGGTATTGTTTATATTGACTACATCGCCGATCTTCCTGTTTACCGTTTCACCGAAGAAGAGAAGAATAAGGTGGAGCAGAAACTGAAAGATGCTGAAGCTCTGATGAAGGAATACCGGTCGCTGCTCAAGTCACCAAAAAGGCGAAAGGACGTCTACGTTGAAGAACTCAAAGACGTTCTTACAAACTACAGGAAGAAAAAGTATGATGTATAGTTACCGTATAGTCGAAGATGGTAACGGCGATCTGATCGCGCAGAAACAGATTCTGTCTGATGGGGAGTGGAGATGGGTGTTCTTTATCGATCTGGATGATTGTGATGGGAACCTAAACCGCGCTGAGATGAAGTTGCGAAGTGCCGTTCTGGCGGGAAAACAGCAAGTTCTCGGACATTACGATGAAGATGGTAATCGAATCGACTAAATAGTTGTATGAAGAACATACTACTTTCCACCATTCTAGCGGTTACAGTGCTATCGGGATGTGCTATGGTCCCGCAGAGCTACGATAACAACGAGTATGAAATTCTCGCTCGTTTAGAAACTTCGGTGGTTCTAATTAACGAGAACTGCGGCAATAACGATGTCGTGCGGTCTTATATTCCCGAGCTTGAATACAACGCTCGCCTGCTCCACACATATACTTTCTACACCCCCCGAAACACTGAAGTTTATGGAATTGCTGACATTCTCAAGGGTGATGTTTTAGAGTTCAAGGCGCAATACGAAAAGGACGCAGCCACCAAGACCTACTGCACGCTAAAATCTCAGCTGTTCTTGAAGAAAGTTCGCACGGCTCTGGAAGCTGTTGCCCAAAAGGCGAGGTAAGTCAACATGGAACGTTTAGAAGATTTTCTCAATCACGAAGACCCTATTATACGCGAAGCTGCGCAACAAATTTCTGTTTTAAATGATGGCCTATATAACGACGATCTGTCAAAAGAACAGTTCGAAGAGTTGGTCAACGATCTACTCGAAGTGGACGAAGTTCGACGGATGTCGGACACGTTAGAACGCAAGATAAAAATCATACAAGCATTCAATATACTAAAGACTATAGTTGGAGTACTCGCAAAATGAAATCATATTCGGACGACCTACCGAATGTCACTAAAGAAGAAGTTCAACGTGCTGCGAATACAGCTCGCGAAGCTGTCGACGTATCACTAACAACACTGGCTGTTGCCGAGGACCTAGCCCGGAACTCAGAGGCACGCCACATTGAGACCACTGAACTACTTTCCAAAAACCGCAAGCTGTTGACTGTTAACCTCATTTTGGGTATCATCAACCTTGCCGTATCCGCCGGAATCCTAACGATCCTGGCACTGTAACCCTAAGGCTAACGCAGAGGTGCATAATGAGCCGACACCACCACATTCACGCGCACGAAGTGACGCATGTGGTCAATGACGTAAAAAATCTTTCTCGTGATGAAGTAGAAAGAATTTACGGTATCGAAATCAAAGAGGACGGTTCAGTCTTCGATCCAACATATAATCGTTCGTTCATCTCCATAGGAGAGTGGGCTGACTTCAGCTTCGAACAGGACGAAATGGATTACACCGAAGGTTTCGGACACGGAAAGCAAACATACGACGACTATTATTGATGCAGTATAAAATTTTCTGTGATATGGACGGAGTCCTTGTGGACTTCGCGGGCGGGGTCGGCCGCATTATGGATGTTGTTCTCGGCTACCGTCTTCCGTATTCAGAAAAACTATACGAAACAGATCAAGCCACTCGAGATATGATGTGGCACGTCGCCACCGAATACCAATTCACCCACGGAGGGGAATTGTGGTATGATGCTCAGCCTATGGAAGACGCTTTCCAGTTGTGGGAATATATTTCTCCACACGGGCCTGCTGAAATTTTGTCAGCCACAGGCGATCCAAAGTTCGGAGGGCATGACCAAAAGCGTCGATGGGTCAATAACTATCTTGGCGAGGACGTTGTCGTCAATACGACCATACGTGCTGCGGAGAAGGCTCAACACGCCGCGCCTAATCACATCCTCATAGACGATAAAATGAAAGCTATCAATCCTTGGATGGAGGCTGGAGGGATTGGTGTCCTCCACACATCAGCTGAGGACACCATACGTCAATTAAAGGAAATTGGATTATAACTCCAATGCAGCTAACGTACTCGTCATTTCAGACACTGAAACCTGGCGGCGTAGGTCCTCAAATGACACTTCAGAACCGTTAGAGACAATCACAGGCACGGATCGCACAGAACGGCCCACCAACGCATCAACATCCGATTTATCAACATCCTCACCAATCGTTTTGTATTTGTATCCTACACCAGCGGAATCGAGGAATGATGTTACATTCTTGCAGTTGGGGCAAATAGGGGTTCCGAAAACAGTGATATCCATTTGTGTTAATCTCCTTATAAACTTAGTCCATCCAGTGTGGATGCGTCAACGTCTTGTTCAACATCGGAGATCAAGTAGGACGCAATCTCCGATTCTTGTGGGGCATACTGCACTTCTTTGCCAGAAATCCAGTTTTTCGTCCAAGGTAGTGGATCAGATGTTGGATGATTGAACGGTACGTCCAAATCGATTGTTCTCATACGGCGAGAAGCAATCCACTCCACGTACTGATGAAGAATCTCAGCATTCAATCCAATCATCGAGCCGTACTTGAACAGGTATGTGGCCCAGTCCTTCTCCTGCTGGACAACATCCAAGAATAACTGCATTACATCATCTTTTGTTTTTGCAGCAATATCCTTGTATATTTTGTCATCCTTAGGAAGGGTACGTAGTATATATTGTGTGCTGCCGAGATGCAGATTTTCATCCCGACAAATCAATCGGATAATTTTTGCATTTCCTTCCATCTTTTTCTGTTCGGCGAAATTCCACGAGCATGCGAACGATACATAAAACCGAAGACCTTCCAGAGCATTGATAGAATTTAAAGTCATCCACAGCGACTTCTTGTGTTCGTATTCGTCATATGCTGAATTAACATCAACGCCCAACCGGCGTGCTTGCCAGATTGCGTTCCAATATGCCAGCTGATCGTAGTGCTTGGATACAGCAGCGGCACATTGCAGGATCTCGGGAATCTTCGTAATTTCGTCAATCACTTGCGATGGGTTTGAATATACATTGCGGATAACGTGGGTGTATGCACGCGAATGTAGCGTCTCATTGAAGGACCAGTTCGTGATCCAATCTTCCATTTCTGGCAGAGAACAGATCGGCAACAGCGTCATATTAGGGCCGCGGCCCTGGACACTGTCTAGGAGGATCTGACGGAATAGATTCGACGTAAAAATATGCTGTTGAGCTTCCGGCAAATCACGGAAGTCGTTCTTATCTTTCGATAGGTCGACTTCTTCAGGGCGCCAGAAAAAACTCAGCTGCTTATCAACAAAATTTTCCAACGTGTCGTAGCGTACTTGTTCGTACCGCTGAATTTCAGGGTTTCCACCTTCATCAAGGAATAATTTTGCCTTGAGATGGTCAGTAGCATCCTGATTAAAAACTACACTTGTCATGTCTCTATCCTCTTACAGCTTGCACGATTCGCAGTCATCCTGTTTCTTATCAGGATCCCACACGTCGCCAGAGCCGTCGTCTGTGTTTTGGTAATATAATGTTTTAATGCCCAGCTTGTATGCATAAACTAGGTCCTTTATTAGTTCAGACATCGGGACCTTGTTTCCTGGATAATTTGCTGGATTATATGATGTATTGGTGGAAATCGACTGGTCAGTATATTTCTGGAATATAGCGGCGATTTCTAAGTAGCCACGAGTATGTGGCATATCCCACAGGTACTCATACTTGTTCTTTAGTCGCATAATCTCCGGAACAACTTGACGGAGTGTTCCGTCTTTAGATCCCTTAATTGATACCATGCTTCGAGGTGGCTCCATACCGTTTGTAGCGTTGATAACCTGTGAACTAGATTCAACAGGCATTAGTGCCATCAGTGTTGAGTGCCGCATACCAAATTCGGCAATATCTTTTCTGAGAGCCTCCCAATCACATTTTAGCTCAGAACCGACTATGTCATTAACTGCCGCTTTATATGTGTCAATTGGAAGAATACCCTTAGAATATTTGGTTTCATCAAACCAATCACATGCGCCCTTTTCTTTGGCAAGCGTGACGGATGCTTTGATCAAATAGTACGACATTGCTTCAGCATATTCATTAACCAAGTCATTCGCAGATCCATCAGAATATTTGCGGCCATGCTTAGCAAGGAAGTACGCTAGGTTACTTACGCCAACCCCCAACGATCTGCGTTTCTTGGCTGGAACACCTGCTGCGAGCATAGGATAGTCCTGATAATCCAACAACTCTTCAAGAGCTCTTACTGCTAACTCAGCTGGCTTTTCGAAATCAGCCGGTGAAGACATTGCGCCCCAGTTGAGGGAACTTAGGGTACAGAGAGCGATCTCACCGTATTCCTTACGAAAATCCTGACAAGACAGATCCCACACATCCTCTACAAATTTCTTGATGAACGGAATACGACTCTTGCGTGTTAGCTGTTCGGTTGGTAGGGTAATTTCAACACATAGGTTGGACATACGGACCGGGCTGGTGTCCAAAAAGGCGCCGTGCTCGTTTGTATGATCAACATTGTGGATGTAAATGCGGCCTGTATTATTGCGCTCTATTAACATGTTATTGAAATGTTCAAGCGCTGGAACTACTTTTTTACGGACTGAATGCGCTCGCTCATACTTTTCATACAGTTCGGCAAATTTTTTCTGGTCAGTAAAGAATGCGTCATACAGATCTGGAACTTCATTAGGACTGAACAAAGTAATTTGTTCATTCTTGATCAACCGCTGATACAGGTATCCGTTCAGCTGAACACCATAGTCCATGTGACGAACACGAGATTCGTCTGTTCCTTTGTTGTTCTTTAGAACGATTAAATCTTCAGCTTCCAGGTGCCACAAAGGGTAATATGTAGTGGCAGAAGCTCCACGCACACCGCCCTGTGAGCAGGACTTCAGTGCCGCATGGAAATATTTGTAGAATGGAATGTTACCTGTGTGAAAGATTTCACCCCCTCGCACTTTGGATCCTTTTGCGCGAATCCGACCAGCGTTAATGCCAATGCCAGCACGGCGCGATGCATAATCCACAATAGCCGATGCAGTTTCGTTGATACTGTCAAGGCTGTCACCAGATTCAATTAACACACAAGAACTGAATTGACGCGTTGGCGTGCGGACGCCGGCGAGAATTGGCGTAGGTAGTGTAATTGTCGACTTTGGTCCTTTAGAGATTGCATCATAATAATCTTTGATATATTGCAGCCGAATGTCACTAGGATAATCAGCAAAAAGGGTGGCTGCAATTAAGATATACGCCATCTGAGGGGTTTCATAATACGTATGTGTCGTACGATCTTGAACAAGATACTTTCCTCGGAATTGTTCTGTTGCGGCGTATGTCAACAACCAATCACGATTGTGGTTTACTATCTTATCGAGCTTTTCCCATTCAGACTCATCGTATTTGTCCAACAGTGCCCCATCATACACTCCAAGGCCTACGTTCTTCTTAACATGATCAACGAGATATGGGGGTTCAAACCTATGATATACCTGTTTGCGCAGCGTAAACAGAACCAAACGTGCTGCTACAAATTGATAATTAGGATATTCTTCAGATATCAGGTCGGCGGCCGACTTGATAATAGTTTCATGGATCTCAGAAGTGGGGATTTTGTTGTACAGTTGCATGTGCGTTCGGACTTCAATTTCCGATACGGACACGTTGGCTATGTCTTCACATGCCCAGAATAACACTTTGTGAATCTTTTCTAGGTCAAAAGGTTCAACGCGCCCGTCACGCTTAGTGACGGTCAAGTCATCAAATACCATCTATGCGGCTCCCGTTTTATTATTGTTCTACTAATTCAGTTTCTATGTTGTGTTTCTCGAGATATACCAGCCCTTCCGTGTGGCCTCCATATACCTCGGCGTAATATACTTTTGCTACTTTAGCATCCTTCAGTTTTTCAGCACAACGAATGCAAGGCGCTGCCGTGATAAACACGTGCGCGCCTACAGAAGATTCGTGACTTCGGGTAAGTTTACGAAGAGCGTTATCCTCTGCATGAATAACGTTTGGTTTAGTGAATCCTTCATCATCCTCGCAGACATTTTCCTCTCCTGATGGTGTACCGTTGTAGCCCACTGCAATTGGATTGTCATCCTTAACAATCACACATCCTACCTGCTTTCTTTTGCAGTAGGATAGGTCAGCATATACAAACGCCGAACGCATGTGAGCATGTTTGTGCTTTTCTTTCATATGATGCGTGAGTCCTATTTACTTATTGTTGTTATATCTGTCAATGATAAATATTTTTGTGTTTTTAATCAACGGTATTGTGATCGTTGAACACTAATATAATTTTGAGTAATGTACTTTACATGAATGCAAATCAAATTGAAGCCTTTCTCGGCTACCTAGAGTTCCATCTTCTAACATTCGTGGAAGAAACAGAACAAGTGGTTTCTGACCCCGATGTTATAGGGGACATGTATGATAGGGCCTATGCAATCCTTGCGGATTTTGAGAATACCCTTGAAACACAAATGTTTTTGGAACACAGAAAGCCGTTGACATCGAATAAGAAAAACTGATAATAGATATATCGCGCGAATGGCGCGTTGGGGGCACTACCACTAGTGTCAAGGGTTCATAATCACATAGGAACATATAGATGGAGAACCTACTTTTCACCGATGCACAAGCTGGTGCGTTTATTGCTGGTCACATGGGTTTATTTTTCGGGGCCGTCATCGGCTCGGTGCTTCTGATCGTTGCCTTTGGCGAAAAAGAAGACGGAAAATACCAACCGCTTCACCGCCTGAAGAAATTCTTCTGGTAATCCCACTCACCTCTAAACAAAAGGAGATTCGGTATGAAGCCGAACAGAGGCGAAAAGAAAATCGACACCGATCGTGTTGTCGAATATCTCAACCGTGCGTTTGCTAACGCACTTTACAAGGCCGGCGGGAAAATGTCTGAACCCAAAGGCTCGGTGTTCTACGACTACCAAGTAGACTTCTGCTATTTGATCAATAGCATTCAATGCGATCCTGCGTATAGCACTCCTAAAACGATCCAGGAAGCTAACGCACTGATCGAAAAGCTCGAAAACGAGAAATGATCGGAATAAGGGGCTTCGGCCCCTTATTCTCCTTTCAGAGAGGCGACTTCTGCTTTCAATGCGTCAATCTGTTCCTGCTGTTCTTTGATTGCTTCAATTAGCAAACCAACCATATTGCCATAAGCAACTGACTTCATGCCATCTCCATCTTCGCGGATGACTTCGGGCAACACTTTCTCGACTTCCTGAGCAATAACACCTGCTTCTCTTTCGCCTTTGTTGCCGTGAATACGTTCATACGTGACGCCACGGATAGCTTTGACTTTATCCAACGCATTGTCGATGTTTTCAATTGCTGTTTTGTGACGAATGTCAGAATAAGCCGTTACGTTGCCCGATGCCGTAAAGTCACCAGTGGGGGCAAACGTAAATGTGTTGTTAAATGCTACGGAATCGTTAACAGCATATGCTGTGCTGGTAGTATAGAAGATCATATTGCCGTTGGTCTGATTATGAACCATAGCGAACGGGTATGATGCTTCAGTACAAACCAAGCCACCGGAGTATATGTGACCAATGCGCATATTCCAGTTACCGCCACCGTCATTGTACGTCAAGTGGTGCTTGAAGCGAGAATTGGTGGTATCCCATTCCATGTGGAACCCATTACCACTATCCGATCCGATCATCGCATAGTTATTAGTGCGCACATTGGTCGTGGAGTAGATATCGCCTGTAACCTGGAGTTTGTAATCGCCCAGGTCAGTGGCGTTACCAATCTGCAGCTCACCATTGGCGTTGATCCGCATTACTTCAGTAGCATTGGATCCGTTCGACCCACCAGCGCCGAACGTAATAATACCAGACCTGTACTGCGTGATGTATGTCGCCAGGTCAGTATGATTAGATGTATATACTTGTTCGCGCAAGAAATCTCCAGGAGGATTGTAGAAAATCGCTGCATCACCAGCCACCGCCCCCGTAGCGTCTTGGAACCAAATGACAGAGTTACCGGTTACGTCGGTATTCTGAAGTTTCAACTCCGGAGATGTGTTTCTGATTGCCTGGTCTTCAGTGAATATGTTTGCCACATCCAGTTGTGCGATATCAGCTGCTTCAACACCATCAACCGTATCAGCATCAAGACCTGAACCGGAACCCTGAGTTACATTGAAAGTGATCGCTTCTGTACCAGCTGTGTTAGCTGCTGTGTTGGTGATTTCGATGTTTGTCCCACCAGTAATATTTGAAGTATCGAGAACCGTGTAACCACCATCACCAGATTCTTGGCCCACGTGCTGTGTGCGATAGAGTATGAGTCCCCGAGAACTATCGAATCCAACTTGACCGTCCGCTGTTAGTTGTGATGGCTCACTGTTGGTGAAAGTTAGGAAGTTCATTCCATATGAATCATACCCACCAAAATCAACACCGGAGCGGAATGTTAAGAAGGCGCCAGTACCCACACTCTCACTAGGCTCTAGGCCAAGATACAGAAGGCCAGCAGAATGATCGCGGAAAATATATTTGAATGTCGTTTCTGTACTATCTTCAACAGCAAAGTCTGCGTCATCAACACGAATGATTACATCAGCGGCGTGATCTACAGCATCTCCACGAACGAGTTGTGATGCTTCCAGACCATCAACGGTATCAGCATCCAAACCAGAACCAGAACCATCATTACCAGCGTGCCAAATTACATTGTCTAGGTATAGAAAAGCACTATCATCAAGTTTAAGTATGTTGGCTTTGGTTGTGTTGTTGTCGTACATTGAACGGAACAGGAAACCATTCTCATACCAGTACAGTCTAGCCGTCTTATCATCAACCACCCCATCGGTATCAACAAACTGTATGAACGGATTAGCACGTTCCAAGCTAACCGTGTTGGTAAACGTTAGAGTGCCTATTGCAGTGTCGGAAGTATCAGAACGCAAGAATGATGCTGCTTCAATACCATCAACAGTATCAGCATCAAGACCAGAACCAGAACCATCCACAACGCTGATAGCGTTGCCTGTTATATCAATATTCGACCCTGCCGTGTATGAACCAGCAGCCGAGAATTGCACAGCAGTAATTGCGTCAGTTCCAATTTGGAACGTTGTGGGATCATCGACTTGCAGAACCCATCCAGTGCTCTGGTATGTGTTACCATCCTGGATAAACGTATATGCTCCCGACACTTCATCATTCTCATCGGTGCATAAGCATCGCGTTAGGATAAATGGATTGCCAGCATCACCAACTTGCGACAAGTAATAGATGCCGTTCTGGTAGCTTAGGTCAGGCGAACCGCCACCTTGGTTTTTGACCAACAAGCGATCATTCAGTCCAAGCGTAACACCGTCTTGTGCTGGGAGTGCTCCGTTGCTCGTTCCTGTTAGTGTAGAACCAATACCAATTTCGGGGGAGCCAGTTCCAGCACTGTACGTGGCGGTTATTGCTGCCGTCGTCGCTGCATTAGCTGCGGCGCGAGTACTTAATCCCTGAGCCACAGCATCAACATATGCTTTGTTTGGGATATCATTATCATCAATAACAAGGTCTTTGTAGTTTACCGTGTCGCCTGCAGATATTGTTCCGTCAGTATCAACTTTGAACACATCCGTGTCGTCCATACTCATTCGAATAACGTCACGAAGCGACAAGCGGGTTGTTGGGTTCCCGGCAGCATCACCTGCCGACCCTGTGTTGGCTTTGTATGCACCAAGCGTTACCGTTCCATGATCATCTCCGGTGGCAAGCTCACCACCAAGAGTTAAAAACGCTCCACCGTCTGCTGCTGTAGCGTATTTGAACCCACCATCGTAGTAGATACCGTTACGTATATTGAGGTTGCCACCGCCATCATTTGTTGTTATGCGTTTAAACGCATATCCATCTGGTGCAACAATATCATCTAGGTTAAACAGAACGTTTGGATCATCTATCCAAACAGACCCCGTAATTGTGACCTCTTTATCCACGTTGTCAAATTTGGCCCAAGTAACACCAGCCTGGCGGAATTCGAGTGTGTTGATTTGCTGCGCAGCCCGCGTAATTGCAATAACATTTCCACCACCAGAGTCAGCATCAGTAAGAGCTTGGAAATATAGTTCCTCGTCGTTGGCTTTCAATGACCAATTCTTATTATCGGCTGTTGCATCAGTTTCGATAATTTTCAAAGTGGGGATAAGACCGCTGATAACAAATGGATTTGCAGTTACGGCAGTGTCAACAGCAGTGTCAATAGCATCGTCAACATACTTTTTATTTGGTATGTCATTGTTATCAACGATTAGCGATTCATACGAAACAACATTTGTAGATAGGGTTCCGTCGGTTTCGATTTCTAGTGCTAATGTGCTACCAATATTAAACTCAATCGTTCCATTATCCGCAGTGCCAAAGCCCGTTGAAATTATAACACTTCCTGCAGATCCGCTCGCATTATCACCACTTACAACTGCAATATTGCCGCCCTGGAGAGAACTAATTATTGAATTTCCGTTTACGTCCAGGTCACCACCAAGCTGTGGACTGGTATCCTCTACGACGTTCTGCAGAGCTCCTGATATAACCTTATCATCAACGTACTTCTTGTTCGGAATATCATTATCGTCCAGTACAAGGTTTTCGTATGTGGGAGTTACTGCTTCGAGGGTACCGTCATTCGCAATGGTGAATACTGTTGTACCATCGATCCATACGTTGAGTTTTGAATTCGTTTCTTCATTGGTAGGGTCGATAGAAATGTTAAAGTTCTGCCCATTCGTACCAGTAGTATTGATCGTGTGATACCCAGCAGTTGCGTTGTCTGTATCAATAATCTTGATTGCAGGAGATGCCTGTTCAATGGTCACAACACCAGTAAAGGTGGCGTCACCTGTAATATTATGCCCATTGAGGTCCAAATCACCACCAAGTTGTGGTGTTGTATCACTAACAATGTCCGAAATTCCAACAGCGCTTGCAGCTAAATCTACCCAACCAGACCCATTATAACAATACAGTTTGCTTTCGTCGGTTCGGAAAAATAATTCACCAGCATTCTCCGTTCCACTAGGAAACGCCGTTCCGCTAGGGGCTGTTATATTTTTTAGGCTACTGCCTTCAGGGTTCTCAAAACCGTAATGCTTCATGGTGCATTCTCTCCAATATATGATTTTCGTGTATTTATTCCTTCGGCTTGATGACGTCTAAATATACCCATGCGTGTAGATGATCTAATACAAACCGACGATTCTCGCGAAGAACTTCAGATTCTCGCTGAACGGTGCTCCCAATTCTTCGAGGAGGCTGAAGGTCGTGCTTTGCTCAAAAATCTCTCGAGCAATTACGGTGATTTTCATAAAGTAAAGGTGCGAAAGCGCAAACAACGGAAATCCGATCCATCCGGTGAATTCTCGGAAGCATTCAATGAAGCATTCGAAAACGAGATGCGAAACTTACGCGAACGAGCGATATTCGCAAATGGTGAGTTATCGTTTGAACCAGCCGACCATGATGATCTTGAACCCTTTTACGTATTCCCCATCGACGGTTATCAGTTCATGTATTCGCGTGAAGTCGAGAATTCCAGCCAAGATTACAAAACTGTTTTTGATGCCATATTCGAAGAGTTTGGGTCGGATCGGGGAAATAGCGTAATAACAGATCTGTTGAAATTTACATACACTTCCGAGAAACTACACGAAGGAATAGAATCCGGATCCGAAATCATCCTGTACAACATACCGTACTTCTACGCCATCCGCACATCAACCGTTGATAATTACGAAAATCTTCTAAAAGAGATTGAGGAACTACAAAATGTCGATTGACTTCAAATATAAGCAGGCTACGTTTACTAGCGAACCAGTGAACACCCAAGTAGCTGCTTTTAACAATCCAAAACTGCCAGGCAGTATAGTAGAAAAAATTGTTGAAGAGTTCAATCGATCGAACAAGCACCTACGAGTGGTTCCGGGAACTGAGGTCTACATTCCCATCTTACCACCGTTTCATAAAAATCACAGCGATCTATTATCACGAGAAGATTTCGTCCCCCAAAAACCGGTTGAAATTAAAGAAGAGTTGCCGCCGGTCGAGGAGCCAAAACCAGAACCTCAAGTAACCCGAGAAGTTAAACCAACCGAAGCGGAGCCTGAGCCAAAACCAGAACCGGCTAAACCGGAACCGGACCCCGAGGATAACAAACCTCCAGTCAAAAAATTGGGAGCCCTTAGCGTTCGTCTGTACCCGTATACGTTTGCACGTCCGAACGAAACCATCGAAGCTGTGATTCGTCTATACAATGACATGAGCGTTAGCCGGCAGGTGATTGATAAACTGGTATATGAATTTTCTCGCATTAATGTGGAATCACTACCACCGAAACTAGGGCAGACTGTTCAAGTCCCTGTGTTGCTACCTTTCTGCTACAGACACGAAAACAACCACAAGATTTTCACCGATGAGTGAATTTGAGATTTTTAAATGGAGCGCCACCGCGTTCATTACTATCAGTGCCATTCTAGTATCGTTTAATATACGGTGGGCGACTGAGTGGTGGGCATATGTTGGTTTTCTTGTTGGTCATATTATTTGGTCAGTCGCTTCGTGGCAGATGAAAGAATGGGCCCTACTATGGCTCAACGTCTCGTTCATTTTCGTGGATTTTTACGCAATATACATCAGACTAAATAAAGAGATAGGAGATAAAGATGGAAATAGCACTAATGAAACTGGTTAGTGGCGAAGAAGTTATCGCTAAAGTAACCGAAAACACCGAAAACACACTAACCATAAAAAATGCACGGGTGCTGATTATGCAACCGACCGGGCCGGGGCAAGTAGGCCTCGTGATGGTTCCATGGATGGCTACCGTACCGGACGATGAAATTCCACTACGAAAGGTTGATATTATGCACCGTGCAACGAATGTTCCAAAGGAATTGGAAGATGGGTACCTGCAGCAGACTTCAGGCATCCAGTTAGCAACAGGACTGTAACACTAAATGGCAATCGTAGTTTACAAATGCGACACGTGTAAGCGTGAAATTGAATTACAACGCAACATAGAGGGGTTGGAGCACGTAGGTCGCTGCAATATCACTCATGGGTGTCGTGGTAAACTATACCAAGTACGACTGTTGCCTGATTACATCAGAGGAACAATTCCCGATCCTGTTTCGGGGTTAGATGATTGGAAAAGCCGAAAAGTATTACACAATCACGCTCAGGCTGTCGAGCGTGACGAGTGGATCATTGTTCATAACATGGGCGCTGTTCCCATCGTATCCGTTTTCGTTGACCGCCCGATTGAGGGTAACCTAGACAACCGCGAAGAGATTACACCAGACGATATTATTATCGTCAACGACAACACAATCAGGTTGGTCTTTAGTAGGTCGTGGTCAGGTATTGCTCAACTCGTTGCCAGACAATCAGATCCTGATCTGTTTAAACCCACAATCAGAGAGGCCGTTGAAGTGGAATCCCCAATACAATTCTCCAGTGGAGGTGAAATCTCCATTGCAACAAGGATTGGGTCATTTAATGCTACTTCAGCGATTTCGCTGGAAGTTGAATTTACAACACCATCAGGTATCACTGACACTGTTCAGTACTCAATCGATACTGAGCCATCTCTCGCATCACCATGGGTGGATTACGACCAAGGAGTCATTGTTAAGGGACAAATCTACAGTGTTCGGTCATTCAATGGAATCGTCCCCGAGATGACATTCGGAGCAATCGGATCTGGGTCTACTTTCAAATTTACCGGCGTTGATAGTTCCGGGGGAACAGGAACACCATCTCCCATAGCAACTGGGGATATACTTGTTCTCCTCGCTGGGTCGCCGTATCAGCCAGTTGATAAGATTCTCAACCAGTACGTCGATGTAACGGATGTAACCTCCGAAAAGAATCCAAGCGGATTCTATTACAACAACGGCGAATTTTTTGTTGTGCCAGAGGTTCCTCGCGACGTTTACCCTCTTATTCGCTCCGTATAACGGTTGACGTTCACCACAAATTGTCTTTATAATTCCGTTCTATGGATAATAATAAGCAGAAACTCTTAATCGAATATCTCATCTCTTCCACCGACACGTTTGGCATCTGTCAGGCTATTGTTGAACCGGATTATTTTGATCCGGAATATAAGAATGCTGTTCGATTCATGAAGGACTACTTCGAAGAGTATAACACCACGCCAGATCCATCGCAGGTGGAAGCAGAAACGGGTGTTCATCTCTCGAAGAAAGAAGTAACAAAAGACCAACTAGAATACACAACAAACGAAATTGAGACTTTCTGTAGGCGACGTGCAATCGAAAAAGCCGTGCTCGCAACCCCTAAGTTAATTGAGGAAGGCGATTATGGTAAAATGGAGAGCATTATACGCGATGCCGTCCTGATATCTCTCAACCGAAACCTCGGTTTACGATACTTTGAAGATCCAGAAGCTCGACTGCAACGCATGCTGACAGAGAGTCCTGTACTATCAACAGGTTGGAAAGATGTTGACGAAATGTTGTTTGGTGGAATTTCTCGCAAGGAACTGTTGTTGGTATCCGCAACATCAGGTGGTGGTAAATCTATCACCCTATCCAACCTTGCGTTCAACATGATACATCAAGGGTATAACATTCTGTACCTATCGCTTGAGCTTGCAGAGGATGTTGTTGCTCAACGCTTTGATACCATGTTTACAGGTGTCAGCCGTAAGGTATGGAAACAACACGTTAGTGAAATTACCACCCGTTTGGCAATGGCTGAACAAACCGAGGGCATTGGGGTACTCGATATCAAGTTAATGCCTTCAGGAACTAAAGCAAACCAGATCAAAGCGTATCTGAAAGAATACAGTTTACACTACGGTATCATGCCTGATGTTCTGATCATTGACTATATTGATAAAATGAGTCCGAATCAAAACATTGACATGAGCGACGTGTGGACAAAGGACAAACTCGTATCTGAACAGGCCCGCGATTTGGGTATTGAATACAATATGGCAATCGCGACAGCTTCACAGCTAAATAGAGAAGCACATAAAGCAACACGCGTCGGTCATGAACACATTGCTGGAGGTGTTAGTAAAATTAACGAATGTGACACTTGGTGGACCATTCAGCTAACCGAAGCAATGAAGGCGCAAGGCGTTTGTGCGTTTACGTTCCAGAAAACACGTAACAGTGATGGTGTCGGTCAAACCGTTTATATGAAATGGATTGGCAGTCACCTACGAATTGTCGACGAAGATGACAGGGGCACCCCCAACAAATTGGAATTCAAAAAGAAAGACGATAAGAGCGACTTCGTTGACTCTTCCAGCACAAATGGTGGAAACTCACTCTTGGATCTGATGTCCTCGGTATGACGCAGGTCTGAGTTTTATAACTACAACTATAGCTAGCAATAGGAGAAACTAAAATGCCAAAAGTAGAAGATATCAAGGTTCTTAACATCGACGGAACCCCTTACGCAGTCGACGGTATGTCTAATGAAGTTAAGGCAATGGTCGAGATCTTTAATGAGTGGGCGCAGGATGAAGCTGATGCCCGCGGCCGCCTGATGCAGATCAGTGCAGCAAAGAACGATCTCTCCCGTCAGATCATTCTTCAGGTCCGCAAGGAGAAGGAAGAAGCTGAAGCAGGGGATGCTGAAGCAGCAGCCGAGGAAGCAGTAGAAGCTACAACCGAGGCCTCGCCAGACGGTGAGTAATCCTTGAGATGAAACAGAACGAAATAACGCATATCAAGTATAAAAGAGCCACCAGCCTAGGAGGTGGTGAACAAGGTGAAGTCACCGAACGGTACATTATTCCGACCTTCATCCCACAGGACAACATCAAGGCAATTGATGTTACAACCCTAACGGAAGAAGAGCGAGATGAGTTTCAGCAGCTTTGGGCTGACTATCAGTCATACTACCAGACTGCTGTTGCTGCACTGTTCGATTTCGAAACGTGGGTAGAACATTCTACCGGCAAGACTGTTTCCGCAAAGTGGCGGACGTTCAAGAAAGACAACACTGAAATTCTTGATTGACTGTTTCATTGAACCAACGTAGAATAAAGCCCGGCGCCTGCCGGGCTTTTTCGTTTAAGGACAATAATAAATGAAGCATATCGAAGAATTACCCAAAGATCAGATGATGCATATGGTGAAGAACCTCCGCAACATGAGGGTTACTGAAAAGATTGACGGTTCGAATCTAGTCTTTGGTTTTGATGACAGTGGTAGATTTTATACAACACGCATGAACAAGGGTCGGGCCGAGCTATATTACACGCATGCCGACTATGAAGACATTCCCGTCAACAATACGTTCAAAGCAGCGCATGTTGCATTATCAGCCAAGTTGAGTCGACAGCCCATCCCCGGAACGCAGTATGAGATTGAAATCCTATATGGACGTCAGCCAAATGCTGTGGTGTATGGTTCAAATCGTATAGTGTTCATCAACAAATATCCAAAGCCCCTTCCCAAAGGACCCGTGGAAGTTAGTACGAATATGATATTCTCAGATGATGGGATTGAGACATACAGTGAACGCGTGACCTCTTCATGGACGTTTCATGATGTTCCTTCAATCATGGTGGATAACGTATACATCAGCGATAGTACTTCCAAGGACGAACTAAAAACCATGCTCGTGGATCAAATTCTCCGTAACATCAAACCTGTCTTCCGCGACGCCGCGAATGTAGAGCCGCACGAAGATTTTGGAGTAGAAGGAATTGTAATACAAGACCCAAAGACGGGAGTAACTGTAAAGCTGGTTGATAAACATACATTTACGTTAATCAATCAGTTCAATTTTGCTATCCGCAATGAGCTCAAGTCGGCTGGTCCTCGATTCAATCCAGCAAACAACAAACATCTGTATGACACGTTTGCGGCCACTGTTGGGTATCAAAAAACATCAATATACGATAACATGCTATCAGAGATTGCAGAGCTGATTGGCATTACGGGCCTTGGGAAATATATGACGATTACTCGTACACTTAAAAAGTACGAAACGGTCGAACAATTTCTCGCGGACTGGAATTTATATGACCTTGATGCTGCAAAGGCTGTGTTTGATCATGCCGTCAATAGTGCGTTGGGTCGGTTAGATACAGCCCGAGGTGCTTTTAAACGACAGTGGACAACATATGAACTCGTATTAACATCAGGAAAGGTCATTAGATACACGGAAGAGATTTACAAGAGAACTTTGGTAGTATTTGCCGAAATCCTCCGTGAATTGAATGTGATACGACAAAATATTGCACAATCCACCAATTGGAATGAGTTAGCACGGGCCATATACGGAAAACAAATGCAGTTAGCCTTCCCAGACTAATAAATAACGCTAAAGCGTTAATACAAAGGGAAAATGCTATGTCTTTACTTCAGGATCTATTAAAAGAAATGGCCGCTGCTGGTGCTACAAGCGCAGGTGCGGTTGCAGCCACTCACGGCTCGCTTTTTGGCGGTGGTGTCGTTCAGCGCAATAAGAAAAGGAAGAAAGTCAAAGAGGCGTACCGCCTCGACCCAGCCGAAGTTACTCTGCCAAAGCACAAGAACGCTTGGAGCTGGCGCGTGATCGGCGAAATGATGGAAATGGGTAAAGGCCAGCGCGAAGAAACGACTTTTGATCCAGCTGACGTCATCTCCAAACTCAAAGATGCCGAAAGCCGCGTAAAAGCAGAAGACGACACTGTTCCTTTTGGTATGGAAGACGAAGACGGCAACCTCGTAAAAGTTTACGTTCGTGCCGAACAAGCGGATGAATTCGAAAGCACTCTAGCATCCATGCTAGCTGGCGAAGACGCTGATGAGGATGAGGATGGTGCTCTTGAAGGAGTTGAGATCGCTGAAGTTCTCTTCCAGTTGAAAGATAAGTTTGACATTGTTGATGTCGAATGGCCACAAATCGAAGGCGACGAAGAAGAAGAGCAAGAGCTTGAAGGTGGAGCCGAAGGCGACATGGAAGGCGGCGATAGCTTCATGGATGCTGTTGGTGGCGATGAAGGTGGAGCCGAAGGCGACATGGAAGGCGGTGACATGGAAGACCTTGGTGATCTCGAAGGTGGTGACATGGAAGGCGAGGGTGATATGGAAATGGAACCCGAAGGCGGAACTGAGTCTGCTCTGCAACAAGTTATCGACATGCTAAAAGCAGATGCAGAAGCACGCAAGGCAGAATCCGAAGCACGCGCTAAGGAAGCTGAAGCACGCGCCGCTGAAGCAAACGCAAACGCCGCTGCTAATAAAGTCAAACAAGAAGAACAAGTGCTCGATATGGAAGCATATAACGAGCAAAAGAAGGCTGAAGAAGAGGAAGCCAAACGCTTAGCACAACTTGCCAAGTGGAAGCATGACCAGGCTCAATCAGCTGAGGTCAAAATGGCTGAAGAAGAGGAAACTGTTCGACAGGAACGCGAAGCTAATCAGGCTCAGCAGACACAGCCAATTTCCGTCCAATCATTGGCCGATGAGTTAATCCGCAGACTACAAGGAAGTATTCGATAATGTTAACGTTCAAACAATATTTGATTGAAGGCGCTCCCGATCAGAACGATCCAGAAGATATGCCTCCAGAAGAAATGGAGAAACAGTCAATGGAAATGCGTCGTCTGGCTCAACTGAAGCGCAACAATCCTGAAATGGCAAAACGTAAGCAAATGATGGCTTTGCGTAAGCGACTTCAAAACACAGCCGACCCACGCGCGAAAGCAGACATCCAACGCCGCATCAAGGAACTGATGGCTGGAGATCAGCAAGATGAAACTGTTTGAAGTAATTAATGAATGCGAAGAAGTTTGGTTAGATGAGGATGGCAACATTCTCAACGAAGCAGCAAAACGTCAGTTCAAGCGCGTTGGTAATGAAATTAAAAAGCGGTACCGTTGCGTAGGTGGCCCAAAGGCTGGCAAACTCGTTTCCGAACCTGGAAAGTGCGCTACTCGTAAAGATCCTAAGAACGTGCGTCGCGGCCGTAAAGTCATGCGGTCAAAGAAAGGTACGATCAAACGCAAAGCTGGTATCACGAAGCGTAAGTCCATCTCACGGTTAGTAGCAAAGATGAACAAACGCCTGTCCGGAAAAGCGTAATGAGATTCAGAGATATCACCGAAGCTGACGTTACAGATATCGGCGCGTTTCGTCATAAGAAGCACGAACAGCAGATTTCCGACACTAATAAGCAAATTCAGCAGGCGAAAGAACGCCAATTCAATGATATTGATCATGTGGTGGCAGCAACTATAGACCGCCTATCTCAAATTGCCGGCAAAGAGCACGCAAAATCCATAGTATATCAACACCTTAGTGACCTTGTAATGGGGTATGAATACGAAGGCGGAAAATTCGACTAACCGTTGAATTTTGTGTAATTTTTGTGTATAAATACTTCTGCTATGTTTATACACCAAGGTGCACCTAACTTACCTGACTTAAAGTCTAATACTTCACCCACGGGCGTCCGACACTATACGACTCCTGAAGGTATTGTATACCCTTCAATTACCACCGTCCTTGGCCATAAAGAAAAGCCGTGGCTTAAAGAGTGGCAAAATATGCTGGGCCCAGATAAAGCCGCCAAAGAGCAGAAACGCTGCGCAGATCGTGGAACTGCAATCCATGAGATGATCGAGCGCTACCTCAATAACGAGGATGATTTCACAAAAGGATACGCACAGGAACACGTTCGTGGGTTCAACCAGCTAAAGATGCGAGTGAATCACATTGATAACATTCGCGCCCAAGAAATCGCTCTTTGGAGTGATAAACTGCGAGTGGCTGGTCGCGTTGACTGTATCGGTGAATACGACGGAACTTTAGCAATCATTGATTTCAAAACGTCAAATAACAACAAAGATAAGGACATGATCGAAGATTATTTCCTACAAACCACTGCTTACGCTATTATGTGGCACGAATTAACTGGTGAGCCAATAGAAGATGTTGTTATTCTAATGACTGTTGAGAAAGGTATGGTTCCGCTGGTTTTCAGAGAAAAGATTGATAAATACGTAAAACCGTTACTGGAACGCGTTAGAGAATACGAAAAGGCACACCAAAAATGAATGAATATGCTGACTTACAAGAACTACGATCGGCTTGGGCTTCTGGGGAGTTTAAGTACCCAAAAGACTTCATGATCGGTGGAATTCATTACACTTATATCAGATCATCTTCATGGGATTTTGCTGAAGCCGTTCGTGATGGTAGGAATCCATATGTAATTTACACAACCGCAGCAACAAACAAAGAAGATGCATTGAAGCAAGACCTTCAGCAGTGGATTGTGATGTTGTGGGGTACTTCCGATGGTTTGACTTTAATGCCATACGACGTCCGAACCACGTCCGTTGCGCGCGGGAAGGTTATGTACGAACAAGTGGAAACTATCGGTGATGTCGCTCTCCTCAAGATTGCGCTTCCTTCAGGTGTCATTGCTCTGAAAGGCAAAGTGGATACTGGAGCGGAAATTAGCTCTTTGCATGTTGACGGAACTCCGAAGATTGTCGGCCAGGTGGTTCAATTTTTTAACCGCAACGCTTCTCCAAATGCTATTCAAGCACGCTTAGTCGATCAGCAAGCTGTGTCGTCAGCTGATGGTGGAACCGAGTATCGTCCGGTTATTGAGCTTGACATTGAAATAAACGGAAAACGTGTCACCAAGGCATTGTTTAACCTTAATGATCGTTCGGAGATGGAGTATCCTGTTCTGATAGGTCAGAATGTTCTCGAGAAAACAAATTTCTTAGTCAACCCAAAACAGGACGGAATCAAAGAAGATGAAGAGTGGCTAACAGATGAAGAGTTGTCTGAAATTACAGATGATATTATCATGTCGCTCGTTGAGGACGTCTCCCCGCAGATTGATTTGGGGAATGGTCCTGATCCAGAGGAAGTAGCAAAATTGTATGAAGCTCTGGATAACGCCAATATAACCATAAGCGATCTGTTCAGACACGTTCGCACGAAAGCAGTAGAAAGATTTGAGGAATTGACGTACTAAAATGTACACACCAAACAGCGCACTAGAAGTAGAGGATTTGATCTACTCTGTTAGATGCCGTGAAGACTTAGTCAAACGACAACTGAAAGAAGCACAGACAAAGAATCAAGAAGAAATAGCGGACGAGCTCGCACGCGAACTCGGACGTCTGTCTATCATTAGGTTTAGTTTAGAAAACCACGCAAACGACCATGACTATCGTTCTGATCGTTATGGTCGTTTGCCAGAGATATTCACAGACTAATGGCAGTAGCTAAATCCCCCTTTTATGTCATTCAAAACTTTCTCTCACCCAAACAGTGTGAGAAGATCGTGGATGACCTCGATTTTTATTCACCCGACTTTGATCGGGATGGTAATCCAGTAAAAATGTACCGATATCGAGAAGAGTCAGAAATGACTGTTTTCAATCGGCTGCAACCTTTGATTCCTAACCTGATGGAATATTACGGGGCGGAGTACCGAGCAACTGAAACGATTCAATTCGAATACTTTGCCGCTGGTGTCGCTGCCGAACCAATTTGCGAGAATAGTGATTATCTTCGCAAGAAGTGGGTACGAACAAAAGATCGTGACATTACTGGCGTGTTGTTTCTTAGCGACTATAACGACAACCCACCATTCGATAGCGAATATGAGTGTTATGGCGGGAAGTTGGAATTTCCACAGCACGGTTTTGGGTTCAACCCCCAACGTGGAACTCTGATCGTATATCCAAGTGGACCTCATTTTATTAATGCGTCAACGACGGTCCTTTCCGGCGACCTGTTCCAAGCACGTATCCACATGGCAACAAAACTGCCGTATCTTTATGATCCTTCGCAATTTCCTGGCGATTACCACTCGTGGTTTAAGGGCCTATAAGTAGTTGAACTTTAATTAGGGTCGTGGGATAATAGGGCCCGATATTGACGGAGACCCCCTATGGTGAAGACCCCTGTAATCAGGTACGAGATTCTTTCACGTCCTCTTAAATGGACATTGGCTAGCCTAGTAGCTTTGGCTTTCATGTTCGTTGGTTTCGTGTTCGGCATTGCTGTTGCTGTTTCAGCACCACCAGCTGGTCCTCCGACGATGATTATCGTTCCAATTCCAGACAACCCCAAAGTCCACCCATATATGCCTGGCTCATTCGGGGAACCTGTGCCTATTGAGGCATCGCGTTGGAAATATGATAGTCTAAAAGATGAGGTCAAATGTCTCGCAGACAACATATACTTCGAGGGCCGGAATCAGTCCATGCAGGGCAAGGTTGGAATTGGACTAACGACCATCAACCGCGTCAAGAGCAAACACTTCAAAGATAGCATATGTGAGGTTGTTTGGTTCCAAGCACGTAGCAAAAAAACAGGAAAAATGACAGCACACTTTTCCTGGACTCTTGACGGCAAATCAGACAAAATCGCCAACAAAGCTGCATATGAGGAAATTTACAAGATTGCGGAGGCTATGCTTGCCGGGGCCACCCTTGACAATTTCATCGACTTCACGGAAGGTGCTACTCACTATCATGCTGATTATGTGACACCGTACTGGAGCGATGACTACGAAATGGTTGCTCAAATTGACGATCACATATTCTACAAATGACGTATAACAACACGGAGAATAATAAAAATGTCAGATCATCACCTACCAATTCCAACAAACGACAAAGACCGCCAGAAGTTTAAGCAGGCGCTCGCTGAGATCACTGCATGCATGCAGCGCATGGACGATGAGCGTGAGCACATCAAAGACATCACCAAGATGGTTGAGGAAGAGTTCGAGATCAAAGCAAAAGTTACTCGCAAACTCGCTTCCACGATGTATAAGCACAACTATGCTGACGTTCAGGCTGAAAATGAACATTTCGAATTCCTGTACGAGAGTGTAGTGGAGGGTCGCAAGACCAACGACTCCGAGGCTGCGTAAGATGGGCTTGCGTTTACTAGCTGATAGAATCGCTATTCGTCCTGATAAAGAAGCCACCGAATCTAAAGGTGGCATTGCTTTAGTCACTCCCGATAAAGTATCCACAGGAACAATCACTCATGTCGGTCCTGGCAAGTATGACGATAAAGGCAAGTTCACACCTGTAACCATTGCAGTTGGTGAGCATGTGTCATACATGAGTGCTAATGCTGAAGAGATTGAGGTTGATGGTGAGAAGTTATTAGTGCTAACTGAAGAAGCAATTCTCGCCATTCACGGCTGATATGGTAGCACAAACAAAGGAAGAGATTGCCGAGGATATGGAGCTCGATCCCGAACTATGGGCCGAGCTCTACCTCGAGCAACGAGAAATAATAAAAACCCTCTCGCAGATCGTTGAGGATTATAAAGCTCGTCTGGAACTGCTGTTGATTGATCCAGACGAAGATAGTATGCATTAATATTCATGAGTTACATAGACGCCGTAAGAATAAGAGACGACGTTCTCGTTTGGGAGCGTACCGATCAAGGTAGAGAGCTGAAAACATTTCGAGCTCCATATTACTTCTACACCCGCGATCCCGACGGACCATACACCAGCATGTATGGCGATAAGTTAAAACGTCACGAGTTTCCTGATACAAGAACATTCCAACAAGCTCGTGAGCGGCTTGAGTCAGATGGCATTGAGCTTTTCGAATCTGACATCCCAATGGAAATGAAAGTGCTATCCGAGCACTACTACAACGTTCCTGCACCAAAGTTAAACATGACATTTCTCGATATCGAGGTGGATTACTCACCCGAAATCGGATTCGCTTCAATACAAAATCCATATGCAGTGATCAACTCAGTGGCATTGGTGCATATGTGGAAACGCAAGTATGTTGTTCTTGCAATTCCTCCAAACCTTGCAACAATGAACCCAACAGACGATACTTGGGAAGCGGGGGAAGCCCCTGAGGATTTCGTTCAGCAGATGCACAGCATAGCCAAGCTCCCTCCGGATATGGAGCTTGAGATTATCTTCTGTGCAAATGAAACAGAGCTGCTGATGTACTTGATCGATGAGATTGAGGACAGTGATGTAATATGTGGTTGGAACTCAGACTTCTTTGACCACCCATACATCGCAAAACGATTGCTTAGACTCGGCAAGAAGTATTTCCGCAAGATGTCGTTCCCTGGTGCACCCGATCCAAAATTCCGCGAAGTTGAGGTGATGGGTAACATCAACGTCACCCTCGATACGTTTGGACGTATTGCTGCTGACTATATGGTACTGTTTCGTAAGTATGAAATGGCTGAACGCCCATCATACAAGTTGGAAGCTATTGCCGATGAAATGTTAACCGACTTACCTAAGTTGGAATATGAAGGGTCATTAGCCAAACTATACCGCGATAACTTTGCATGGTTCGTTCGGTACAACATCCGTGATACTGAGATCCTACAGGGTCTCGAAGAACGTCTAGGATATGTTGAACTTGCTAACCAAATGATGCATCTATCTACTGGCGTCTGGAAGTACGTCACAGGAACCCTGAAGCTCGCTGAATATGCTGCCGTCAACTACTGCCATCATGAACTAGGTGGTTTGATAGTAAACGACTTCCATAAGTCTGAAGACTCTGGGAGTATCCAAGGCGCATTCGTATTGCTACCACAGATTGGTCTACATGAGAATGTAGGTTCAATCGACATCAACTCTCTATACCCTTCCGCTATTCGCGCTATCAACATCAGTCCGGAAACATTAATGGGTCAGTTTGATGAGCGAATCAAAGCGTGCGAAGAAATAGCAAAGGGATCCGCTGCTGCATTAACGTGTACGTTTGATGACGCGACACAAGTTCCTCCAAGATTACGAGGACAAACCATAACAGCAACTGCAGATGAGTGGCGTGACACGTTCATCGAGAAAGGCTGGGCTGTTAGTGGATATGGAACAGTGTTCAGCCAAGAAAAGCAAGGAATTATTCCTAAGATCCTGGAAGACTGGTATGCTACCCGCAAAAAATATCAGCGGCTGAAAGCCGAAGCAAAAGAAGCTGGTGATAAAGTTAAAGCAACATATTATGATAAGCTCCAGTACGTATACAAGATCAAGTTAAACTCATTCTACGGCGCTCTAACAAACGCGTATTTCCGATTCTATGATCTGCGAATGGGAGAGAGTACTACTGGCACAGGACGAATGATTCTTCTGCATCAGTGCGCCAAGGCATGTGAAATTCTTGATGGGGAATACACACTACCCGACGTTCATGTTAAAGACGATGAGGGTCGTGATCATTTTGGTTATTCTGATAAATGGTCTGTCGTATACGGCGATACCGATTCCAGCTATTTTGTTACACGCGCCGAGAACATTGACGAAGCAGTAAAATTTGCTGATAAAGTTGGTGAGCTTGTTAGCGATTCGTTTCAGGGGTTCATGGAAGACACATTCCTTAGTACTGAAGGATTCAACGACAAGATTGCCTGTGGTCGTGAGATCGTATCCGATCGTGGCATCTTTGTGGATAAGAAACGATACATCTTACATATCGTCGACAACGAAGGCGATAAAGTTGACAAGATGAAGGTAATGGGTCTTGACACCAAGAAAACCACCCTTCCAAAAGAAGTATCGAAAGTGCTCAACGGATTTGTTGAACGGTACCTGAAAGGCGATCAGTGGGATGATATTGCTAAAGATATTGTCGACTATAAAGACTCAATTAAAACTACTGATGACGTAATGTCCATTGGACTTCCAAAGGGCGTTAAGAAAGTTGAACACTACACGCAAGAGTATAAGATCCACGGCGAAGGTACTCGGTTACCCGGGCATGTAGCTGCATCAATCTTTTATAACCAATGTCTGGATGAATATGGCGATAAAGAGAGCATGCGAATTATGACAGGGATGAAGATCAAGGTCTTCTACCTGACTCAGAAGTATGGTAAGTTCAAGAGCATCGCCATTCCTGTTGATATTGAACAAGTGCCTGAATGGTTCTTAGAGAAGTACACTATCGACCGTGATGCACATATACAGCGCCTCGTCGATAATCCCCTGAACAACATTTTCAGGGCAATTGGAAAAAAGGCACCGTCCCGACAAGAATTACTGGTGGATGATTTATTGGATTTCTGATGGCAATATACACTTCAAATTATGCCCGGAAGGGGTCACACCCCAATGCAATTTCAATTAGTCGCAAACCACCTGACTGGTTTCAAGGCGAGCATATGCCGGAGTTTGCTCCCACGTGGGACATGATAATGAACCTACGTGAAGGAAAAATTGATCATCAAGAATATACAAGGTTGTACTTTAAACTTCTTACCAACCTCAATTACGATTCAGATAAACTGATCTCTTGGCTGAATAGTACTCCAGACCCCACGTTCTTTCTTTGCTACGAATCGCCTCGCGATTTCTGTCACCGACACCTGTTTACTCAATGGATCGAACACCGAACAGGGTGGTGGATACCGGAATGGAAGAATGAAGCAGAATTAGCTGCAGAGCAGCAGGGACGTGTAGTTGACGATCTGCTGGACTTTTAGTACAATAACGCCACAAAATTATAACTATAGGACATAATACCGATGAAACTAAAACCCGAATCTCTTGCCTACGTTCTGAATGTTGTTAGAACGGCTAAACTTGTTGGCATTGACAACATCATCATTGAACCAAACACCGTGCGTGCAATGGATGATGCTCGTACAGTTGTAGTCTTCCAGAATGAAGATGTGCCAGCTATGGAGTTTAACTCCATCGGTATCAACCGAATTGATGTGTTGATGGCTCGATATGAAATCGCCAACTCCACCCAGAACTTTTCAGTCGAATACAGCACGAAGAATGAAGGCGATAGCGAATTTGCTACTTCACTAATTTTGAAAGGCAAAGGCACTAAGATTGATTATCGCTGTGCCGACCCTTCAAAAATCAACGCGCCTCGTTCAATCAATGACGTTCTCCGTTACCAAGTGAACCTAACTTCCGAAGCTGTAACTCTCTTACAGAAGGGTGCAGCTGCGATGGCTGCCGAGAACGTATCCATCATTAGCAACGAAGGTGTGTCGTTTGAGCTAGTTGATGTTAACAATGATGTGTTTAAACATACATTCGCTGATGATGCTCAATTGGTTCCGGATGATGACGGCAACGTGGCCTCCACAACGAAATTTGCCCATAGATATCCCGCAAAGACACTACTTGCACTGTTCCGTAGCAACCCGGAAGGTACTTTCAGTATCGGTCAAAAAGGCATTCTGAGCTTTCCTGTTAACGGTTTGACGGTGTACGTACTACCACAGGTATAATGTATTATGAGCGAAGACAACAAACAAATCGACCAGGATATGATCGCTGCTATTAAGGCGCAGGTCATTCAGGAGATGAAGAGCGAAGAAACTCGCAAGAGAGAAGAAGCGAAGATTCGCCGCGAACAACAAAAGAAGGAACACGACGAGTACGTTGAGATGATGAAAGCATCCGACGATCCGTGGGTCGAAATTGAGGGTTGGGTTGAAACCGCTCAAGGTGTTCGAGTTGAACTTGAGTGGAATGATGCGTTTGTTGAATATCTCCGCACACAAGGAATAACTGGTGCTGACGATGATCAAGTCGTTCAGCGTTGGGTTGCTATGCTCCTTTATGATATGGCAAATCAGATGGATGAAAAGGCTGACGGAGATGGGGAGTTTCAGTGAAATACCTTGTTCTCGACGTAACGAACATTCTATATCGCACATTCTTCGCTCATAAAACTGAAGATGATATCACGGTCGCAGGCCTGGCGTCTCACACCGCGTTAGTAACAATCAACAAATACTTCAAGCACTATAAGCCACATAAGATCATTATGTGCTTTGACCGCAGCTCATGGCGAAAGGAATATACCGCATCCGATGTGTGTATTTCTGGAAAGCCGTATAAAGGCACACGACGTCAAAAAATGACTCCGAAAGAGAAGGAACGCTTTGAGCTATTCCTCAGCCATCTCGGGGATTTTGAAGATATGATTCGTGATCATACTACAATCATCACTCTGGCTGGTGATGGATTAGAGGCGGATGATCTAGTCGCTGGTGCCGTCCAGACTTTGAGTGTTACTGATGATGATGCTGAGTTCGTTATTGTTAGCGGAGATAAGGATATGATCCAGCTCCTCAGACATAAGAACACAGTACTAATTGATCCAGCCACAGGAAAGAACAGGACTCTTGATGAATGGGGCGGAGACGCTGATCTATTCATGTTTGAAAAGTGTCTGCGTGGTGATATGGGAGATAATGTTCAATCCGCTCTACCACGCGTACGCAAAACCCGAATTCTGAAAGCGTATCAGGATGAATACGAACGTGCCAATCTATTAATGGAACGTTGGACGGACCAGACGGGAAAAGAGTTTGTAGTCAGAGAGCTGTTCAATGAAAACATGCTTCTGATGGACCTTGAAAGCCAGCCAGACGACATACAAGAAAGGATCGTTAAGACCGTACTAACGGGTCTTAACGATCCTGGAACTTTCTCATACTTCCATTTTATGAAATTTCTTGGAAAGTATGAGCTAAAGAAGGTAGCAGACCAAGCGGAACAATTTGTTCCGATGTTTAGTCGTTAACCGCCATTCCCGCGCGCATTCTCTATAACAGCGCGGCCCTGACGATCCGCGTCCTTACGCTCGTCCTGAACTGGCTTCTCTTCGCCCTCGCGCCAATACACACTTTCTGACGTCTTCGACTCGTTGGTATTCCAATGGGAAAATCCATTCCACTTTCTACCGTTGTTTGAATAAAAAGCGAACACCGCTGCCGCCAACGCGAACATTGCCGTTAATAGTGCTGTATGTTGTGTTGTTGGGGCTTGAACGATGCACTCAGTAGGAACAGATTCTGCTGCCTTAACACACCCTTCGAGTATGTAAGGTTTTAGATTCATGTACCATGTTGTTACGCCGTATACGCCATAACTAAACACTACAACAACGGCACGTGGAATTATTCGCCATGCATCCACAAATTCTGCGACAGCTAGGTGTACTTTGCGCCAACTGTCTATATCCTTTAGACCGCTCATTTTATCATCTCCATATGTTATTAGCGTGAAATTATTTATGATAAATAGGGGCAAAATAGGAGCATAACCATACATGCCAAGAACTCACAGATTAACAGATTCCAATAGCGCTGGTGGCTCAGTCACCGGAACCACACAAGGAACCGTGTATGCTAACAATCTGCTGGTTTCAACGGACGGGTCTTCCGTATCTCCCGACGCCGCATGTAGCAATGGCAATATCCACTGCTCCCCCAACACCGCGAACGGCGGTCCTACGGTATTTGCTGAAAACATTCCGGTGAATAGTGCTGGCGATCCAGACACGTGCGGGCACCCCCGAGTTGCTGGCTCTCCTAATGTATTCACCGATGGAGGCGGTGGCGGTGCGATTTTCGATAACAGCGAACCACTGGCAGGGGCACCAATCATAACTTTGGGTACTGGACGAAAGATAATTCCAACCGAACAAGATCGATACGTATTCGAAAACAATGACGTTCCTGAAGAGATTAATCCTGGTGCCGAAACAGTATTCACAAGTTCTGAGGTAAAACCCATAACCGAGCAAGAACAGGATTCAGTTCAACCTCCGCCTAATATACCACCCGCAGCAAATTGCACAGACATTGATAATCTCAGTGCTAGCTTTAGCTGGGCAACTGGATCTCCACCATACCCCGATTTTGACACGTTTGCGTCAAGCGTTGCATTATCAGCAAATTACACAGCATATGATCTTACAATTGGCCCTGCAGTGAGTACATACAGGTTCTCGTCTGCTGTAACACAGCCATGTGGTTTATCACAGAAGCAGATACTGCAAAACCTGTGCTTCCACGCAAAAACTGTTCTCGAGCCGCTGCGTGCCGATTCCAACGTTCCTCCCTTTGTTATAACGTCAGGGTGGCGTAACAAATCAGGCGGTAGCCAGCATAATAAGGGTCAAGCTACTGATCTTCAGTTCTTCTCATTCCACGGAACAGGAAATACCGGACAGCAATATTATGATCTGGCACAGTACATTCGTGACAATTTTGACTACGATCAGATTATCTTAGAGTGGTTCGGAAAAAACCCATGGATTCACATCAGTACAAACTCATCAGGACATAGAAAATCAGTTCTAACTCAGGTATCATCTTCATCTTATGCCCCCGGTCTTAGGCGCCTGGGGTAACCCAAATTGATTGGTTACCCACCTAAAGTTCGACCGTAAATATTTCCAACGAACCAATTGTATAATAACAAACATAGGAGATTTTACGATGGCCGTAAGTATGCAACCTGGAAATATGCCGCATCTGTTTTGGATTGACCTTGCCAATGACGGTATATACACTGAATGTGCCGTTATGAAAAAGGACGGCCTTGGTAACATTTATTTCTTTCCACTGAACGCTCTGGATAAGATTGATAAAGGACGTCTTGCACGTATCCTTTCTAACCGCAACGCAAACACGTTCGAGCTTTGGGATCTGATGAGTCAGATTACACTGAATAACGGCGTTAATGCCCTAACCTACTTCCACCAGCTCGTTGAACTGATTACCCCTAACGGTAAGCGCATGAGACCACGTGAAGGTGTTATCGGTACTGAAGGTATTATTGATACTCGCGGTAAAGAGGCACGCGCTGCTATGGAAGAACAGGCTCAGATCGCAGCTCGGGCCGCTGCAAATGCGGCTGCCGATGCTGCAGCTGCTGCTATTCGTGGCACACAGGCGGCACCTGCCCCTGCTCCAGCTGCCGCAGAAGCTCCAGCTCCTGCGCCAAAGCGTCGTACAACAAAGAAGTCCGCTGAATAAGCAACTCCCTTAGTAATACGATAGGAAATAAAAAGGCCCGCTAAAGCGGGCCTTTTCTTTTGGAGAGAAACAACTTAACTCTTTATTATGATTGCGTACGAGCGACCGATACTGTTAGTGTGTACGTAATAGTCAGTGTACGGTTAGCAGACTTGAGTACCGGAGAGAAAATGATGTGAGTCAGCAAACGCTCACGCTCAGTTAAAGGATTAACTGGATCGTTTTGAACGCCGGCATCTTCGCCATCTTCGGGTGTTAGCAGCGTTCCACCAGTTGGTGGGTTTAGAGCTGCAAACATGTCATTAACAGAACCATTTGTCAACAGAACTGTTGAAGTAGCTCCCGTTGAACCACTAGTGAAACGTAAGTAACCAAACGTCTGTGATGCTGTGATTGATGGAAACGCTAGTGTGTTATCTGTGATTGAAACCGTTGTTCCAACGCCAGGAAGTGGGCTAGAGCCAGTTACTGGAGTACCCGTGCCTGGAGGCCCGCCAACATGGAAAGTCCATCCCGCAGCGCCAGTGTTGATTGCTTCACACAAATCACCATAGAGGATTTCGCCTCCTGGACCTGAACCACCCGCTGGGGTCTGGAACCAGATGTTCTGTGCAGCACCACCATCGATAGAAATGGTAAAGTCATATGGGGTTGAACCTGACAAACCTGTATCATCTTCAGATGTGCGGTTACTGACATCAACGTCCTGAGAACCGTTAGAATCGATAGCAGGAGCACCGGTAGTATAAAGGCCGATTTCATCGAAGGTGAATGAAGATTCAGTATACTCAGAAGGAGCTTGGTTATCTGAGCTAAACTGACCTGTAGGCTCACCTGGGTTTAGAACCGCTGTGATAACAACTTCAGACGTCAAGCCAAGTTCATTACTACGAACGCCTGGGCCAGAAACGTGTGGAATTGAAGCTGGATCACCAGAAGGATCAGCGCCGCCGCCTGGACGAGTGCCTGCATTTGGACCAGCAGAACCTGGGTCGGTGCCCAATTCCGGATTCAGAGTAGGGGTGCCTTCATCGATGATTTCACTGTATGTCTCATTATACAAACGAGAGTCCCAAGTACTTACATCAGGCGGCTGACCGTCATTAGGAGTGTTATATGTAATCGTGTATGCAGCGTCTGTCAGCGTACCACCGTTACCGAAAGCAATGCGGTGAATGTGGTAATTATTTTCATTTGACAGAGCACGTGCAATAACGCGAGCCATGTTTTGGGGATGGACTGCGTTACCCTTGTCAAGAAGAACATTACCCAGGTCATCCCGGATGTTAACATGTCCTTTGACGGTAGTGGAAAATAAATCTTTTGCCATTGTTTCAAGCTCCTGATATTCAGATATACAGTATTTATGCTGTTGTAACTATTTATGTTTACGGGATATGGGGCATAAAAAAGGGGGCCGAAGCCCCCTTTTCATCCTAATTTACATTAGGATTGGTTTACAGCTTTATTACGATCCTACTGTGATACGGCAACCTGTGCAGATCGCGAATCCATCAACCGAGGTGTTGAACGTAATTGTAACTGTGTTAGCGTCTGTCATTGTAATAGACTGAGGAATAATAACCTGATCGTTATCATCCACAACTGTTACGTTAACATACTGCTGGTCCAAGTTATGTGAAATAACCCAAGTTGTACCTGTACCAGGCTCAACCGCGTGGAACTTAACAGGCTTATACTCAACACCATCATGAACCAGCGCCTGACCAACATCTGCAACATCAGATGAAACATCGGACAGAGCCGTGGTTGCACCAGAAACTTCAAGAGTTACAGTTGAGCTAGAAGCATCAACTGCGACAGTGAAGTCAGAACCTGGGCCCTCTGCCAGAGTCATTGTGTCGCCCAGACCGATGTTGGTAGAACCAACACCATCAGAAATGGTCCACTCGTCAGTACCATCGACCCAAGTTCCACCGCTGTACGTCAGAATGTTACCGTTGGTAACACCAGTCGTATCAACATCACCCAGATCAGTCAGATCAGTCAGACCCTGGATACCAGATGCCAAGTTCGCCATTGTGACGCTCTTGTTTGTGGTAACGTCCAGATCATAGACCATGAACAGGTCACCAGATGCAGGAGCTGCACCTAGAGCTGTGCGACCAGCGATGTCCAGACCAACTTCTGGGTTACCAGATACTGCGTTACCATTAACAATTTCGATACCCAGCTGATCGTTATCAGCAGAAGCAACGATTGAACGGTTAGTCATTACCTGTGCACCAGATGTTGCATCAGTTACTGCAACCAGACCTGTGCCAGCGATGCCATTAACGACATTCAACTGAGCCAGGAAGTTAGCAGCAGTGATCTTAGCGTGAGTTGCACCAGCACCTGAGATGTTACCATCGTTGAATACCAGAACGTCAGAACTAACGATTGCTGCAGCTGACAGAGCACCGATATCCATCTGCACGGAAGAACCGTCGATAACGATACCATCAGAACCAGTCAGAGCACCACCACCCGTAGATGTAACGATGTTATGATCAGTCAAGAAGTCCGCAACAGTACGCTTGATGTGATTGTTGTATGTAGCAGGAGAACCGGCGACATAATCAGCAAACACCATGTAGTCATCAGCTGTGGTTGCCAGATCAGACAGACCGTTGATGTCCAACTGAACATCCTGGCCAGAGATCAGAACACCGTCAGATGCTGTGATAGCATTACCACCAGCGTCGCCGGTCAGGATATCCAGATCGTCGAGGAACTGCTGAACTGTGGTGTAGCGAGTTGCGCCATCATTACCAGATGCGGTAACAGATGAATCGTCAAACGCAATACCATCAGCCAATGTGATCGTTGCACTTGTTAGGTCACCAATTTCCAGGAAGATTTCTGTGCCAAGCTGACCCAAACCATCACCTGCAGTGAATGAACCTGCACCAGAGAACTGGATTGCGGTGATAGGATCACTGTCGATATCGAACGTGTCAGGATCGTCAACAGCCAGAACCCAACCAGTGTTCGCGTAGGTGTTACCAGATTCAACGAACGTGTATGCACCAGAAACCTCATCGCTTTCATCAGTACAATCACAACGAGTCAGAGTGTAGCCGTTGATTGGCGAACCAGTACCTGCGGACAGATACCAAATACCATTCTCTTCAGCGGCAGTCTGATCTTTCAACAGAACGCGGTTGCCGATTACTAGTGTTTCACCGTCAAATGTTGGTGAACCAGAAGCAACAACTAAGGTAGCGCCTGCCCATGGAGAACCAGAACCTGCTGTGAATGTACCGGCTAAGTTACCAGTAGAAGCAGCGTGAACCGAACGACGTGTCTGCAGACCTTCAACAGCTGAATCAACATATGCTTTATTAGCTGCATCAGTAGGATCAACAGGAGCGTCTGTGATGACCAGTTTACCGCCTGTTGCAATCGTGATCTGTGCACCAGAAGCAACTGTCAGAACACCGCTATCTAGCGTATCGCCAGTATTACGTAGGAAAACATCATCGACGTTAATCGCTAGCGTGTTGGAACCATCTGCATAGTTTACAGTTGTATCAGTACCATCAACGATGAATGTACCAATCATGTCCTGAACAGCTTCCACAAAGTTTGTAGGAGCAGAAGGAGTTACTTCGTCAACAGAATAACCACCAGCACCATCACCAACCAGGATGTAACCAGTACCAGAAGTTGAACCAGCGGCTGTAACATCAGCAAGGTCGTTCAGGTTGATGTCGGTTGCAATAACAGCATCAGCCAACTGTGCGATGGTAGCAGTAACGTTGTTAGTGCCATCGAAGACCATGACCTTCTCAGTAGAAGCTGGGACGCCCCCGTCGGTCAGCGTATCGATGTTGATACCGATGGTTGGATTGCCGCCTGTACCATCAGCGTTAACAACATTGATACCTTCCAGGCCAGCTGCAGCGGAAGCTGTCAGTGTGCGGAAGTAAACATTGTCACCGTCCATAGAAACGATACCAGTACCAGCTGCTGCAAGAGCTGCCAGGCCTGCATCGTAAGGCATTGCTGCGCCTGCACCTGTCAGGGAAGCATTTTCCCAGTTACCGGAGCCAGAGTTGTACTGCAGAACGTCACCGTCAGCAGGAGCTGGAGAACCAACCATGCTAACATCACCAAGATCAGCCAGATTTGCATCTCCGATCATTGTAGCAACAGTGATTGCAGTCCACTGTGTACCGTCGAATGCCAGAACGTCTTCAGTTGTAGCAGAGTCAACACCATCTGCAACGTTGTTCAGAGCACCAAGGGTAGCTGCTGTAACTTCGTATGCAGAAGCGCCAGTTGCGTTGAAGAAGTATTTGTCGTCAGTTACCAGAGAACCAGTAGCTGCGTCAGTTACGTCAGACAGATCGCCAAGTGCGTTAGCACCAACCATCGCCGATTTCAAGTTAGCAACTGTAACTTTTTTGTTTGTCGTTGTAGACAAGTCATAGATGAACAACGCATCGTCGTCAGCAGGAGCTGCGCCAACGGCTGTCAGGCCAACAACGTCAAGACCAATTGTAGGCTGGCCGCCAACGCCACTGCCGTTGGTGATTGACAGACCAAGTTCATCGTTAGCTGTTGATGCGGTTAGGGTACGGAAGGAAACAGTGTCACCATCCATAACAACAATGCCAGAACCACCAGTCGCCAAGTTAGCCAGACCTGCGTCATATGGCTGAACGCCAGAAGTCGCACCAGGAGCTCCGTTGACCCATTCACCATTATCGTAGTATAGGATATTCCCATCTGCTGCACCGGTGATGGTAACATCATCCAACTCACTCAGTTCGTTAGAACTAGAGATTGCTGCGTCCAACTGCGTCAGAACGTCAGAAAGATCGTTTGCGCCAGTGACGTTAGTCAGCGCATTCATATTTGCTGTGTTTGCAGTTCCGTCGGAGTTGATCATGTCTCCGATAGTAAGTTCGATTGCATCGATCTCATTCTGCAAACTTGCGGTGTTGCCGCCAGAAGCGAACTTCACCCATGTAGAACCGTCGTGGTACCAGTAGCCTTTGTCGGCTGGGGTCGTCAGACCGTCGTTGTAGTAGATACGACCACGCTGTGCACCAGTCGCAGGCGCTTCAGACAGAACTTCGATAATCGCGTTCTTAATCTGACCGTCTGACGATAGGCCACCTGGTACGTGGAACTCTAAATGTCCATTAATTTTCATGTTTAACTCTCCCTAGGTAGAATTTTTGAGTTAGTTGTTTATTGTCGCATTCTTTTGAATACTGTGTTTCTCAACGCTTATATTTATTATGGTCAAAAACGGCCGTTTTAAAGAGGATATAACCTATTGTTTTAGCTATGTTTTATAGGGTTATAAAATTCAGGGTTTTACCCACGCGTCATTCTACGCACTGATGTTGTTAACTGTTTGATAGCATTGTTAAAAGCAACAGGTTCGACGCGGCATTTTCCAAGATCATAATCCTGGATAAAATTATCATCTACACCATCAAAACAGAACGTTCCCTTCGTCCCATTCAACTCAATGTCAGTCATATCATATCCGCTCAGCCGTAAGCAAGCAGCTAAAATGATATCAGTTGTCTTGTAATCTTTCATCTCAATCCCTATTTGTGGTATCAATGACGACTCACCCACCGGTGATTTTCGCATTTTATATTTATCAAATTAAAATTTTTCTTCGGTTATTACGCCAAGTTCTTTGAGAACCGTTGGTGTATTTGCGTCTATGTTTGTTGCTAAACACTGTTGTTCTTCTTCCGTCAACTCAGAATGTATTTTTTTCATCACAGCCCTGAACATTTGATTCTGCTGTTCAAAGTCCGTTTTTCGCTGAAATAGTTCATTCAGATAAGTCGATAAGTGTTGTTCGAATAACACAAACGAATCACTGTCAAAGGCATCATCAGTGAAATGATATTGTGTCGTTTCCAACTCAACATCAAACACAAACTTCACGTCGTCTGCGTGTTCAATAACAACGGATGGGTCTGGTGGCAATGCAACTTTATAAGCAAGGTACTCGCCGCGCTGACAATAACGATCCAACCGCATTTTTTCCGCAGCCATTAATTTCGTTAATGCAACAAATAATCTAAGATACTTATTATTCATACGCTTATATTATGATGCAAATACCATCACAGCCTTTCCTGTGATTGGAACATTAAAATCTACCAACACGGTGTTAGCATCCAAAGTAGCTATTTCATTCGGAATTATCTGATTTCCATCAGCATTGGTAACGTAGATAACAAAATCTTCCGAATCCAAATTATGAGTAATAGTCCACAGCGCTGAAGGAAGAGGATCCTCTATGTGAATGTAGCTCTTAGGAATTAAATCACTACCCAACCCCGGGATTGTGATACCTTGTACGACGCCACCAACTTTACCAAGCACCTGGCCGTCCAACAGCTCAACGAATTCCAACTGACGGGGGCCTGCGCCACGGCGGACTGGAACTGTTTCCTGTGCTGGATCATCCACCGTCCAAGGGCGACGAGGAAGTTCTACCTGAATGAAGTCTTCAAAAGCACTCATTATGCAGCCTCCCCTATTTCAAGTTGTAACGTTCCGGTTGTATTCGACCCCGCGAACGCGGCGTCCGTTAAGAATAACCAACTTGATGGTGTTACGGTCGCATCTTGGAATACAAAATTTGACCAGTTCGGGAACGGTTCTGCTCCTGGGGTGTATACCAACTGTGTATCATCGACAGTCGACCATCCCTTCTGGAACTGTGATAGATCTGAAGCACGATACGTCAAATTGTCTGTCGTTCCAGCATACTTAACGGTAACTTTTGATGGATCCGTGATATCAACATTAAGATCAACAACTTGTTCAAGAGCGCCGACAGTAACAAGACGAGTAGTAAATCCACCAATCTCATACGATACGCCAGAGGTAATGATTATGTTATTGTAGGTATTGTTGGACAACGTATTAACGTTGTTTACTACCCACGTATATGTGCCCTTAACATCCGCATCATCAACAGTTAGAGTAAACGACCAAGTATCGCCAGATCCGCTCCAAGAACCACGATCCCCAGCAGTAGTATCACCACTAGACGCAATCGTAGGTGCTTGGCGCAACCGCTGCGTGAATGTCAATGTAATCGCGTAGTTTTCGCCAGACGGGCTAGAAACCAATCTCATCGTCGCGCCTGAGATTGCAACAGATGGTGCAACATTAGAAATATTAACATCCCCAGTAGCAACAGTAGTCGTTGTTCCATTCGATGTCTTATATGCTTTAATAGCAAAATTGTTCCCGTTGTATACGTAATTACCACCTATACGAGTAACTGTTTTAGATGCTTCGTATGTTATTGGATTGGAGATGTCGATGAATCCTGCACCGCCATTTTCATAATAATACACATAGTCTTGTCCTGATACCGTGTTTGTAACGGTAGCACTCTCAGACAATTTTAATGCACTTTGAAGTGTTGGATAGTTTACCGAACCGATGCTAACGCTTGGAGATATCTGATCCATAACCACATTGTTTGTGGTAACAAATGGATTACCCCACGAACCGAAACTGTTCTGCGCTTCTGCAGTTGCAGTCTGAACGCCCGAGGCAGAACTCGCGTTGAATCGAATTAGGAACGTCCGATAACCAGCACCGGCGGAATCAATAGCACCTAGGTTGCCGCCAGCCGTTGCAGTAGTATATGTTCCACCACCAACAGCACCACCAGTATTGAGGGCGACTAGTGTAGCTGAGTTGTCCACCGATCCTGAAACATAGAACACATCTCCAGATTTAATTGTTGTTTGTGTTCCACCCGGATATCCTGATGTTGGATCAGCAGCGACTGTAGGATATACACTACTGAACGTCATCGTTTGAATCTGTGGTGCTTCAGGCGCGCGTTTGATCAACACCGATGCGGTTGCACCGTGCGATGCTTCCAAATAAACCATACGGCCGGCCGTTAGACCATCAGCGATATTGATATCCGCGTATCCGTGGAAGGTTCGAATATCTTGAGGATCTTGAGTCAATGTAGCTATCACATTATCACCAATCGCCGGCGTTCCTGTCGGAACATCAACAATGACCGTTGGTGAATAGAAGGACTGATCTCCTTCAACGATAAATTCGATGCGAACTGTTTCTTGATCGGAAGTGGCTTCTAGCAAAACGGTGTTCGAAGGAACAGTTCCTGGAACGTAGGCGAAGTCACTTACGATGCCGCCACCAGGTGAAGAGACACCAGTGACAAATAGCCCGGCGCTTGCTGCACCAGGAACACCACCACTAAGAGCAATTTCAAACTGTTCATTGCCGCCCGAATTCAATAAGTTCAAACTGATACCAGTTCCCGCCACCAACTTCGAGTTGAGGTGACCTGTTGTAGTATCCGTGCTGGATGCTCTTACAAATTCATCTGTTGTTGTTGATGGTTCAGCTACCCACCCACCAGGCGAACCTGATCGGTAAACTAGAACATATCCATCAACAGCAGGAACAGCGGTTACGTCAGAAAGGTCATTTAGTGATTGAGGGCTACCACTTCCACCACCACAACAATTCGATTGTAATACCCACGTATTAGTATTCGAATCCCAAATGATAACATCACCATCTTGTGGATTGGCGATATCAACGTTTTGAAGGTCTTCAAGGAACCGAGGAATCCGGCGGCCGACTTTCTTACCAGTGTTTCTGTCGGTTACGACCGCTAATTCATTCTGCTGAGCAGGCGGTTCGAGAGCAATTGCCTGCTCAATGTTAATGAAAACCGTGTTGCGGTTTACGATATAACCAAGTAATTGCTGATGGTAGACGAGGGGGTCTGGTTCTGCTACCAGTTCACCGGCAGCTCCAAGGAAGATACCCGTTTGTGCTGGGTACGCCGACCAATCCCAATTAACTTCATCAGTGAGGAATCCCTTAGTGATGTACGAACGAACTTCGCCCGTGAACATATCTTCGGTCGCAACACCAATGGCTGGTCGATTGGAATTATCATGATCAGCAAGGACTAGCGTATCGTAATTATTTAAACTCACCGCGTGGTGAATCGGAATGTTTTCTTGTGCCTCGCCCTGAACAACGGCAGCTTCAACACGAAAGTTAGAAATTCGGTTAAACTGAGAGTTCAGGTCAGTTTCTGTTGTAATGAATTGACCGCGACGGTTCCGCTGGAACTTCTGCAGCGGGTTGAGATCGGGGTCAAAAAGAATTTTACCAGCGAATACGGCGCCGCCACTAATCCCAACCTGTGTCCCTAACGGATAATAAATTAGCGTGGTACCGCTTTGGTATTTTGCTGCAAATACCCGTAATTTTTCAATCCACGAACTGCCTGTCCATACTTTCTGCACGACCGCAGATGTGTCAAACCAGTGTTGATCCGGAGCAGGTGAAGATGGGGGCACTGCCCCAAATTCAGGTTCTAATGTCGTGTATCCACGAGATAGAGCACCTGTTTGAAAATCAACATCCCAATACAGCCAGTAATCCGTTCCGGACGTAAATGGACCCCATGCCTTTGCTACTGTGGCGTTTTCAGTTACCAGGTAGTCGACATCGAAGTGTGCAATTAGAAAGGCTGTAGGATCTGGTGATACGATTAAGTCAACGTATGAACCGCCGTTCGATGGCTGAAGGTTATTGGGATTGTTGTTGCTATCTTGCTGTCTACGCGCAATCCCGTGCCTAAAATTAAATCTTGCCATCGCTCATCCCCAAATAGAGTGTATTCGCCCTATTTATTTTTTATATTTTAAAATGTATTGCCATATAGATGCACAACCGTCTTGTAGTCCTCGTCAAATGCGCCGATATCGAAGTATGGGTAATCAAACGCATCCATCATAGAACCAGCAGTCAAGACAAGAACTGCATCTACATTCTCTGTTATATCTATTCCGACATGGTCTTCGAATATGAGGCGAATACCATAATCACGGTATGACTCAATCCAACCACCATTGTCGTCGGTATCTATATTTGCCACTTGGATTGATGTTGTTGTAGTCGCAGCATCATATATTGGCGGTGCTGTTACAGTGAACAATCCATCATTAAGTGTTCCAAACACTCTAAACTGCATTCCAGACTGAACATCCAAGGTAGCATTTCCGTATACCGTGAAGACATTTGTCGTTGAGTTGGCTTCTTTTATTAGGTATTGGTACCAACTTGTGATGTCAATGTCTTCCAATTGGAAGTATCCCTCGAGTCCAGCTGGAGGATCAACAGGCAGTCCAGGATTGCGTAGCACAACCGTAGTTTCGTCCGGGCCAGGTGCATATGAGAATGATTCGATTTCATACATTCCGTCATTGCCCTGAGAACCAATAATGATGGCGTCATCGTCAGGATCAATAATACCCGAAATGTCTCCAGCAACTACGATTGTGTTGTTTGCAGCATCCGTTGAAATTATAGCCCAACGTTGTGTGGTGCCCCAACCGAAATCGAGATTTTCTGTGATCTCTGTTGATGCTAAGTTCTCTGTCGCTGATTCAATCCGGAATGCCTCGCGGAGGATATAACCATCCTTCCAGTCTACAGCAACGTTAGTCGAATCATAATAAATTCCACCAATGAATGTGGCCAGTGCAAAACCAAGGGCGCCGGTGAAACCTTCATCCTCAATATCAGTGTCGAGCGTTAGCGTAATTGTTGTTGCATCATATTCCAGACGAGTAATCGTTGTCGCATTGCGAGGACCCCAAACGTGAATGATTGGCTCGTCGAAACGAATAACAGTATGACCCGAATCAAGCTGATACTGATGAACGATATTCAGCAAATCAAAGGCAGGTGAACCAACGAAACGGTCAAAAACTAGCTGAGATTCATTACTGGCAGGGCCTCCAGTATTTGTGGCACTGACAACATTCAGCTCCACATACGGTGGCAGCTTATCAAAATCAGTTTCTACAGTGATTATTGTATCACCGGTTGTACCTTCTTCCCACACTACAGAATTGACAACATACTGGTAGTTATTTGTCTGATACTCAAACTGACCGTCGGACCCTGCAATGCGAATCACTTCTCCAACGGGGAAGCTATCTGTTAAATCGACAGGTAGGCCAGTTAGAGGATCATCATGATGAATTCTTATAGTATTTGCAGTACGATCGGTTTCAATAATTTCGTAACGGTCTGGAACCTGCATTAGCTCATTGGAAGCTCCCAAACCATCAAGAATAGATGTTCTCAGATTGTTCTCAAACGCGACCGCCAATTCAATACGTAGTGGACCATACCATATGTACGAAATTGCGTCAGCATCTGTATGAACTGCAGTAGTTGGCAACACATATGTCTTCACGTTGTCGCCAGGAACCGATGGGTCCACCTGAGGATCATACACAGCGCCATACACATTCTGATATGATGGTAGGTTAGCTGGAACCACAATCGCAGTTGTTGTTGTGTGTGGATCTGGATCCGGAATTGGGTCTGACGCTGGAGCATACGGGTCTATGACGCTAATAACTGTTGTTCCATTACCGGCTGCGTAAGTGACAGCATCAACCTCAAACAACTTATCGCTGTTTCCTGTAGTAGAGTCAAACACCTTGACGAATGTGCCGACAGGGAACGCGTTTCGGTAATCACCATATACGATGATTGAGTTTGTTACGTTATCAATCTCATAAACATCCCAGCTAGGAGCATTTCTGAAATGCCCTGGTGCTATTCTGGATAGACGTCCAATAACGTCTTCCTCTACAGGAATGATTGTCTGCGCTGGCGACCCTTGCACCTGAACTCCAGGTGAGCCTGAGCTTACCGTGAACTCTTCGAGCGTTCCGTCGGAAGTCAGCACCGAAAGAATGACACCAGGTGTAAAGAACCAATCATACTCACCATCAATCGTGATAGTGTTCGCAGTAGTATCTACATCCCAAACATTAAAACTTTGAGGACGTTGTTTTTCTAGTAACGTGTTATTGGAGACGTCATACACTTCCAACACGTTCTGAGGGATCATACGGTGAACATAATCACCACCATACAGAACATAAGAATGAGCTGGCGATCCTACTGCGGTAATATTATCGTGGAATATAGTATGCGGTGAGTATCCATACTGATTCACATTTGCATTTGTTTCGAGACGCGTTCTATCATATACAGTCGCTTTGACAACATCCCCAATGTTAAAATCAGGACTTATTAATGTAAACTGCGACGCGGTGTCCAGCGTAATTTGTGCTGGAACGTTGTTAATTGTTACGCGGATTAATGTATCATCAACACCCGGAACTACCAACGGCCCAATCGTGATATCACCAGATACCACTACCGTCGGGATGTTCTCTTCGACATAAATTCTGGTTTGATTATCACCGGCAATAAACGTCACATGAGAAATTGTGTACGTTCCGTCATTCAACCCACTACCAGTAACTTCCAACATTCTGGATCCGGATGTAAAGTCAATACCGTCAGCATCATGAAGAACATTTCCATCAACGAGGAAGTAATCTTCTACACCGGCTAATGCCCCGTCAACAATACCCGATATTGCATATGATAGTGATTTGAATGTAAATGTGGATTGTGGGATGTTTGGTGCGACCTCTTCAATTATGAACGTCTCAGCGCCAATGATTTCAGTTTTACCAACTGCAGGTTGGATGTCATTGAAGCCTGGAGGCTCAGCCAAGTACAGTACCCAGTCCGTATCGACAGTTGGGGTTTTTGTTCTGTAGTATAACAACTTGGTGTCTGTATCTAACCAGTATATCGTTTGCGCTGGTTTCCAATCGGAGCCATTGAAACGATGGAGAGCTCGAGCATAGCTTGAAACGCCAGGTGCTGATGTGTTGAACCAAAATTCATTGAGAGAAGGAACGGCTGGAGGAACAGTGCTTTCTGTAACCGTTGGCTCCATCGAACTGAAAGCAGTGAAAAGTGGAAGTTCATACCCCCACGAATCATTATTCTCCATGTTGTGCACAATCAGATCGTCAGCAGCATCAAAACCCAAACCATCAAAGGTTAGTTGTTCATGAAACTTAACACGAACCATTGTCCCATACGTGTTGGCGCATAAGTCGGAGCTTTCACCGAAACCGAAAAGAGCTTCTTTGATCATACCCATCTGAACAGCAAATATTTGACCACCTGCTTCAGAATCAACAGGATCGGCTGCTACAGGTGATCCTGTGCATGCGCTGCATACTTGAACCTCTGTTTCATTATTGATGCTGTCGTATGTGGATGATACCACAACATATGAACCATCATTTGTAGGTGATCCAACAACGTTAACCTGGCTACCAGACGCAAACTTTCCTGTTTGATTTCCTCGAACAACAAAACCCGTTGCCGTTCCTATGATGTCAATACCAAATATGGTGTTGATGATATCACTCGTAGGTCGAATACGAGTTTTTCCATCTACAAAGTCAGATGTTAATGTGGTGTATCGTCCAGAGAACGAACCGCCAGCAATATTGAATACGTACCCCTGCTTAAACCGCGAACGATGGTCACCATCAACTACAAATACGTTTGATGGAATGTCAATCTGAATAACACCATCTGCTATCGGATCTCTGACACGTTCAACAACACCCACCGTCGTTTCATCGTTGCCACCATCATACGAGAGTGATGCTATGTTGTATAAGCCATTATTACCGGATGAATCATAAACGGCCAATCGATCGCCAACAAAAATGTTGCTTCTGAGTAAGTTGCCACCAACAATCAACTTACCTGTATCTGGAATAGCGATCCCATAACCATCAAGGGTTGATAGGACTACGCCTACAATCTCGCGGCGGAGATATCCTTCATCCGGCTCCTGAATAAGGTTTGGAGGTGATGCTTCAAATCTAGCATCCACATTGCTGTAGGAATACACACGCTCAATTTCCATTGGCGCTAAACGAATAACACCTACATAAACCTGCTCAGGTGTTAATGCTGGAATGGATCCAAACCCTTCCGAAAGGGTAACTACTGTGTGTGGTTCTACGCCAGTGCGATACGTTGCTGGATCAGGAAAGCTATCCCACTGATCAATTCCACCACCATTATACACAACCTGCGATACGGTGAAGAATTTGTTAAAGTTGTTGGATGGGTCTGGGAGAGTAACAACATTTTCAGGATCCGTAAAATCTTCAATCCATGTCACAACTTCAATGCGGGACCCGACTTTGATATCATCGACTCGATTGCCTGGGATGGTTATCGACCCAGCCGAAGCATTGAAAGCTGGATACTGATTATATTCTATTTCCGTTAACGCTGGGTTAGGCGGAACTATCGGCCAACCACCATAAGGTGTTCCATAAGGCAATAAGCTATAACCTCGCACACAGTCATAACCAAATTCCGGTTCTTCAGGACGGAACATATCAATTTGAGTATGGAGATACTCTTCAATGTTAATGTCCACTGCCTCGCCATAGACGTACTCAACGAGCACCTCAACCACTTTCGTGTGATAAGGTTTAATGTCGTTAATGTAGTCCACCAACCCCTGGACGGGGTCGAGAACTTTGAGACCTGTACACTTATTTTCTGTTGCCATAGTTAATCGTCAAATAGTCCACCAACCTGGAATGGTCTGATGCCATGCAATGCTACCATCGAGGTTTTAAATATATCCTCGTATTTACGCTTGACGGAAAACGCATCAAGAAGCACATCAAAGAACATTCTATTCACGTGTACGAACGGGAATGTGTTGTAAATTGTGTTCATGGAGTCCACGATATCTTCCGCAGTATCAAATGAGTGTTGCTGGAAAAATACGTTGATATCCACTGGTTTAAAATCATTATCAGGATTATTCAGGTCAGCAATGATCGTGGCAAGCGCTAGCGTACCATCAGTGAACGCCTGTCCATCTCTCAGACCATACCTAGTATCTGTTCCGTTTTCCTCATCATACAATTCGCGCTGATACGAAGGAACACGAGTAGTCGGATCGTTCAATTTGTACTGAACTATAGACTCAGTCACCTTATCCCACAACGCGCGAGGGATGTGATAAGGCATCTCACGACGAATCAGCTCCCACTGTTCATGTAACTGTTTCTTTTCAAGCGCTGTTGTTCCGGTATCCAAGGTATCACGTAGAGTATGGTCTCGCGTCCAACGAATCGCATACCGATCACTATCATTAATGATATCACGGATACCACGAATGACCGAACGGGTGAAGTGAACAGGGATTTGGACTGTTTCGCCTTCAAATGTAACCACTCGCGATTGACGAACATCATCATAGAATGCATATGGGATAGGAATATCAACCATAGAATCTTGAGCCGCCTGAGGTGACATTGATTTCGTGCCGCGCGTTACTTTATCTTCAACCCAGAAGTAGTACACCGAACGCTCGATATCAAAACGATCATAGTACGTATCGACCGTGTACTGATAATCTTCCATCCACATCTGTGGAGAGCCTGACAACGCTGCTTCAAGATTTGCTGCATTAGTATCATCATCAAGAGTTGGGTTATAACCTGGGCGATGTTCAACTACCCGGACGCGATCGGTTTCTTCTAGTTGGAAGATTCCAATAGTGTTAGGTGATATAATTCTCCAACCCGTGGTGGATGATGGTGTAGGTTGAGGATCAACCAGACGGCCGTTGACATAAACTGTAAGATCCACATTATTGACATCAACCCACTCAGTGACTTGGAACTCCGTTTCCGTTCCAAACGTCTGTGCGTCAAACAACACATCAAACTCTTCATAGGTGTCGCGAGCGACTTCCCATTCTCCACCATTATCTCGGAATAGAGTTTTGAACGTACGGCCTGATTTACGTTTTCTCTGATCGATGGTGGTATTACCTTCCTCCGCTTCAGCAAGCGCGTTCCATTCTTCAGGATGAACGTCAGACTCAACCCACGCGTAAATCTTAACGTCGGCCCAATCCGCGAGAGTTCCCCACTGCAGGTACTGCTCGTCGGTACTATCATATACGGCAGGATCGTAATATGGAACATAACCCAGGCGGCTTGTATCCATCCAAGTCGTTCCAACGCGTGGCTTATTCCAATCATTTTCAGCCGTTCTGCGAGTTGGATCAGTGCAAATACCACCAGCAGCAATACGGCGGCACTGGCCTTCATCTGTTTCAAGTGTGTTACTATAAGCAGCTGGGTCAGTGTCCCCCTGTAGATCTACTACATGAATGCCATTGTAATAATGATGCCCACGTGCAGGGTCCCAATATTGTATCGTAGCTAGAACTGTTTCGGATAAGGTATCAATCAGTTTATGTGGATTAATTGACTCTTTATCAAATGTCCATCCCCAAACCTTAGCATCATTTAACGTACCATCAATAACATGAGGGGATAGAACATGCACCACGTTGGAATTAAACATATCATAGTGCACGCCGGACAACAAGGTAGCAGTTCCGTATATCACACGGACAACATATCCAGACAAGTCTTGAGCAAACTGCAGTCGGTTAGTGCGCAATTCCGTTGGATCCGTTGATGCTACTTCAATATAATCAACACCATTGATCATCTCCTCGCCAATGAATGAAGGGCTTGGATTAGAAGGATCATATGCTGGATCTGAAGTATTGTAGGTTCCCTTAAATACACGGACCATATTAGAGAACGGAATATATTCAGACACTGTTGAACTACGACCGTCCGCCGCCATAGGATACATCACACTTCCTACAGTACTGTCGATGTAGTGATTTGCTGGATAACCTAGGTTGCCAGTAATCGTCACGAAGTCACAAGCAAAGTTGTGACGAATGTAGTTGTCCGTTGTTGCTGGTGATCCTGTACTAACAATGATGTCGCTAGGATCTGCCGAACTTACTTCAAGCATCTTCTCAGGACGCAACCGCAGATCAAAATACAGGATACCGTTGTTATCATTCAACTCAGCCAACTGATCAGGGTAGTTAACCCAGCGAGATGAATCAGTGATTGAAATTCCAGTCCATCCACTTTCAACAACCAACACACCCGTTCCGGAAATTGGGAAAGCAAAACCGCAAGCAGAATCATATACGTTAGCAGCATAACCAGAGTCGCACAAATCATCCTCACTAACAAACTGCAGTCGGAGTTCATCACTTCGTGCGTCATTAAGTTTCAACCACATCTCGATATAATCTTTATCCTGGGATGAACCGAATTCACCGATCTTATATGCCCAGAACTCATCTACCTTAGCATCAATGAATCGACGGGAGTTAACGAATGCATTAACGGAACTCATCGCACCTTTGGTTTGTATCTGACCACGCCAGAATGCAAACTGTGATTTTGCGTTCAGGTTGAGGTTATCGAGGTAGTCTTCGCGACCTTCATACCCCATCGTCTTACGAGATTGTAGTACCAGTTCGTTGGCCTCAATGACTTGATAGGTGTCATATAGATTACGCAAATCTTCAATGCTCGCTTCAATGTTGCGATTGAGATCTGCGCCTTGGTTATAGAACGTACTCAAATACTGACCACCAACGTTTGGACGTTGTGTAAATTCCAACTGCCTGTTGAACAACATCTCGAACTTGGTCAAGTTCAATCCAACGAATGGGTCGTATAGTAACTGCCCTTCGGTTGTGTTATCGTTAAACACCATTACGTGTTCATACGTATCAACAAACAAATGAACTGCACCAAGATGAATATAGTTGTACGGATTCTGAGTTATGCGGATTGGTTCCACATCATTATCAAGCTGATCTTCTATGGTGATCTTTGTTTCTTTATCTTCACGGAAGATGCGAACAGCGTCCTGGTTCATTGGACGACCGTACTGATCAACCATTAACTGAGATGTAAACACATCATCTGTAGGACCGGTTAGTAAGTTGGAAACAATACCACGCTCCGGACGGAACCAAACTGCATTTCTGAATGGGTTAAGTTCAAACCTAGGAGCATTCTGTGTTAGGATTGCCGCTTTAGTTAGGAACAGTTTTTCCGTTCCAGCATCATCCGTTATATCGATTGATACCCCAGCAGTAGCATCAGCTTTTGTTGCCGCCAATCTAAAGTTGGAGATTTCATCACGAATCATGTAGTAACGACCGCCTCGAACCAACGGAGGTGGGTATACACCATTCGAAGAGAATATTGTTACAGGATCCCCAGTAATGAAGTATGGGCGACTGTTATCAGTAATCGTCCAAACATTAGAACCAACGTTAACAGTCACAGGGAAACGATCTTCAACTTTTGTGCGAATAGCACGCAGGTTGTAGTTATACTGAATGAACCGACGCAGCTCGTGCTGCCAGTTTACGGCATATGTTGTGTTGCCTGGATCACGCAATGTTCCATCAACGTTAAATCTCCAGCCCTGATCCTTAGTGTACTGTTCGTATCCATCTATGATGTTAATGATGCCCTGGAAACCGGACACGTCATATGGTGGCATAAACGTACGTACTGTTGCAGTGTCGAGTGCATAATGACGCCAGAATTTAGAAGTTTGAACGCCGTCGGTGAATGTCGTCTGGACTTTACCTACATAATGGTCGCTTCTTCCCTTCGTTGTAATGTTGACATAATTGCCAGCTTCAGCTTCCGTTCGGGTTGTTGCTAGACGGAAAGTGTTGTGGGTTTCGCGAATGAAGAAGTAATAGTATACACCATTAGTATTATCCATTTGTAACGGAGCTGGCAATGTTTCATGCGTTGACAGCACCACAGCTTCACCCGTCTGCCATGGCAATGCTCTATAGTTAAGAATTATGCGTCCATCTTTTACAACACCAGTAACGTTTTCACTTACTTGGATCAAAGTCTGATCCGTAACAGCGTTGTATACGGAACTAATAATAGTATACGTTCCGTTATTGTCTGTAGACTCAACAACATCAAACGTTCTGTTTGCTGCAAAGAATTCTGTCTGATCGCCACGAACGGTAAACGTGTCGTTGAAGAAGCTCATATCATCAACTAGCCACGAGTACATCGTACATAGATCAGTATCAGGATCAGCATAGAACTGATAATTCTGAACATCATAATACGATACCGTCTTCGTATATGGAGGCTTCGTTGTGATTTCAAACTTCCACTGGAACTCATTATCATACCGAGCAAGTTTTGGTGGAATTGATAGAGTGTAGATATCAAACGAATCTAACCAGTAGTCTTCAGCTCCTGGAGAGCGCTTAGATGCTATTCTATAATCAAACTCACTAATACATACCTGGCGATGAGCTACATCCAATGATGGTGTATCAATGAACGAAGAGAACTGATACATCATAGGTGCCGTCCACTGAGTCCACGATGTACGGAAGTCAGACATACTAATGTCCACTCCAGTATAACGGAGATAGTTGACATACCACTGGTTAATACCATTGAATTTCAGTACTTCTTTGTCATTAATGATATCGCCATGGAATTCAGTGTTAGCATGCGACATCACCTGTTCAAGACGCTTATCGATCAACAATCCAGCTATCTGATGGTATTCAGGGCCAAACGCTAGGTACATAAACCGAACCGGATCAATTCGGAAGGCAACCGTCAATTGATCATATAGGAACTGAGATGAGTTTCTCCACACCCATTCAACATATCCCGCATCACCAAATGAATAGTCTGCCGATTCTGAGAGAATCTCCGTTGACAACTGAGAAAATATTGAACGAATACGCGAATCAAACGTTGGTATTGTAGCACCGAAATGCTGACTATAATTCCAGTAAGGAGGGAACACATCATCCGGCTGATATGAACCACCCGTGTTGATTTCGTGATTGTCGATATTAACACACAGATAGTTAAATGTAGGGAGAGGGCTACTGATCAATCCGCTGGAAACATCTTGGTAATCTCCCGTGACGCTGATCACGCCATTAGGATATGATACGCCAGGAGGAATTTCACCCTGGATAATATTGTTCCACATGCCGTAGCTAATAGCAATTCGTCCACCTGGGCCGTTAACTGTAATATCACTACGAACTGGAGATAACGCAGACGTGTCTATACGGATAGAGGTTCTGTTCGTATCTGGATCATATGTAGCACCACCAAACACATCAAAATCTGTAATATCAACGATCTCTTCTTCAACAACAATGATCGTCCTACTTGTTGGCGGTCCTGTGAAGAATGATGAGGCGACAGTCAACGTCTTGACGATTTGTCCAGTCGATGAGATGATTGCGAACTGTGTGCCAGCAGTAAACGTGGTAACATGATCGCCTGCAATTTCCAAACTAGCACTCGTTGCAGGACCTGGAGTGACGCTGACAACATCACCTATCTTACCTACTTGCCATTGGCCATTCTGAACACCAACTGAATTATCCACGGTGAAAAGTTTTCCCGTTGGGAATACTTCAATAAACTCACCATCTATTTCAAATATGTCCGTTGTGTTGATAGCATCAGCAATATCAAACCCGTGCTTGTACTTCCACCGACGACTGCCCCATTTCTTAGGGTCGTCGTTAAGGTAGTATTGATCCCACCAGTCAGGCTTATCGACATAACCCTGAAGACTCCAAGGCTCCAAATGTGGATATGGCGTTCCTAGCGCTTTCTGGTACAGATCCCTCCAATCGCCACCGGACTCGGAACCATCATTGGCAGTTGATGGAAGAATACCTTGGTATATCGTTCCACCTACTACATTGGTTATAGGCTCATTGACGTATATCTTAGTGAACTTGTTGTCATCCGTGCATGTTAGTACCGAACCAGATGAACAGATGTCTTCGGCGGTTTGATGTGCGCTGGTTGACACCACCGTCCATGTTCCATCATTCGGTCCATTGTTTTTAACATAGAAAGTAACCTGCACGCCAGATCCTGTGCACGCTGGTGGTTGAACCCAACCAGGCGGTGTTGGTGTTGGTGGCTTGCATGGATCAAACACAAACTGAAAATGTCCCGAAATGATAAAGGCGTTGTCGTCTGTGTCGATATCAACGATCTGGTATCCTCTACCAACTGTTGAATGTTTGTAATTCCATGTAAATGGATCAGATGCTGAGTATGCGGAATTCGACAGTGGAGCAATTATCTCCGCTTCGCTGGTGTAAGCTAAGAACTGTTCCTCAAGATATTGTTGATACTCGCTAGTATATTGTTGCTTTAATGCGTCAAAGTCATACTTTAACTTACTGTAGTCAGGAGCAACAGAATGTAAACGGTGCTCAACCTCAAAAATAACATCAGTCAAGTAACTATTGAGGTCTATACGCGTCCAAGCAGAAACCTCGGCAGTTGATATGTCTGATGGATCTGTTCCGTTGTGCAAGCGAACTGGATCCTCGCCAACTATGATATTTTTAGGAACTTCCCAATCAACATCCCCAGTATTAGGATTGGTTGTCTTAACACGAAGTGCTTCCAATCCAGGACGTAAATCTAGCCATAGAGTACCGTCAGGAACAGTCGAAGAAGGTACCGTTGTTCCAATCTCAGCAACTTCCAAACGATACAACGTACGGTCTGGGCCATTCACATAATACCAATATACACCTTCACGGTTTGCAATCGATGTGTCAAACCAAAGTTCAAACTCATCTGTGTTATTAGGTGGTGGTGTTGGAGTATTAGGAATAACACCAAACGGTTTTGGCTCGTCGTTAGAACCTGGTGTAACTGTACGCACATCAGGGGAATCCACAATGTTGCGGATAATACTCTCAACAGTAGCATCAGCAAGGAAATAGTTGCTTCTATGACCATCGTGGTGAATAATTTGATTCAACTCATGGTCTTCGTCTACCACTTTTGCAGGAACTCTGTTTTCAACCATTCCCAAAAATGGTAGGGTAGCTATCCAGTTGCGAACGCCAACATCATCAGTTGTTCCTGGTCGATCGAAGAATGTCGTACTGTCGCCATACAGAGCAGCTGTTGCATCATTCTGTTCGTACGTTTCAATAATAGTATCGACTATGAACTTAGACATGTCGGACAGGGACTCGGTTGATATTGTAGTGAACAATTCAACACTATCACGACGGTAAAGTTCTTCTAGGCTATTAAGTAGAACCTCATACTGATCTTGTGCAAACTCAATCAACGTACGCGGAGATACTTGGTGTGAGAATAGAGCTGATAAGAATGTATCAAACCCATAGTTAAACTCACGAATTGTCCCACCAAGCCCATAGTTAACATCATTTGAAGGAATCAGATGGAACATGTTTTTGCGAGGACCTGAGTACCCCGGAATCTTCGGCTGAGCTTTAATAATCGTATCAAAGTGAGTAATCAACTCTGACATTGATACTTGTCTACGGTTCTCATGGCCATAGTTGTAATACAGAGGATCAGGAATTTCCCAGTCACCAACCCAAGCGCCTGTTGGCGATAGGTGGTTTGCTTGTTCAGAATTCCACTCCATTTCAGCCTGAGCGATTGCATCAGGTTCAGTCAAAGATGAATCATCAAGCATTAGCTCTTCGGCCAATTCCTCAACGTACACAGCCTTCTGCTCATTATACTCTTCTAGCGTGCGTTTTTCCCAATCGCGTTTCTGAGGAACATACAGTTCATCATTTAATCCTTTCTTCCATACTGTCTGGAGAGTAGGATCACTCGGTCCATAATATGCTTCTGCTGGTACCCATTGGTCAGCAGTAACATTGCGAACTTTCAACACCTTCTCGAGCGTATCGAGCCAGTACACACCATTGATATTTTCCCACGGAAGTTCTGGTGGATAATCCTGAACTATAGCTTTCATGAAGTACCGATCGATAATTTTGTACTCCGACCAAGCTAATCCATCCCAGAAGTTTACTGTGAGTGTGTCTAAATCAACCCAGATATTGTCGGTTTGGTTAACGTAGTCGCGATAGGCGTACATCGTACCATCATCTTCATCCACCAGATACTGCTGGAATAAGAAGTTGTTGCCAGTACTTCCAGTAACAAGGCGCATCTGAATTGCACCATTTACTGGCTGACTAGAATCGGTAACGAACGCGAACAGAGGCGATGCTTTATATGCAGGCGTGCCGTCCACATTGTACATATCAAATAGTGGATACTGATTTGTCTGCGTTTTTACTTGTTCTTCTTTTCTGTACTTTACCAAACTTATGTACGTCGGTTCGGAAGAACCAGCGTATGCATAGTCATCTTCAATCGTTCGAACAGGAACGCTGGTCCGACCGAAATCAGCTGGTGTAGCTTCACCAACCTCAATTAGCACTTCATCAAATTGTGTAGGACCATATCCAGTAAGGAACGTGACGCCGGTCACAAACCCCGCAGCGTCTGCGTCTTCATTGAATGTACCATATTGACGAATACCGTTAATGTATACGCGGACATCATTCATACCAGCCATGGCACGATGTCGTAAGTCTAACGACGATCCTGGCTGAGCACCAGCTGCAAGCTCAAGATGAGATACTTCACTAGCCGATGTTATACTGTACTGCTGCGCGTAATAAGTGAAAGTGTAATCATAATCCACATCATTTATTACAGGCTGAGTGGTACCAATTTCAGTGAAACTGTTCTTTGGTTGATGTACGATGGGAACGGATGCATTGGAACTCACATACACCCAATGCACGTTGTATCCTTTCCATGCATCACCTTGCGATGTCCACAAAGGACGAAGAGGTGCTGGATCGGCTGGGGAACCTGACGTGTTGATGATAGACTCAGTTCCAGTATCGGTGTTACCAAATGTTATCTCTGGTGCAACAATGTCCTTGTTGAACGTAACCCGCGTCTTCTGGGACTCACCAGGATTATCAGCAACATATGAAGATGACACAACTTCAAACACATCCGTTACTGTTGGGAAAGCCATTTCGCGGCCTGGTGCAAAGTACTCCGTCATGTCACCATATCGAGCATCAAACACTATAGAGTCTAACACTCCACTTTCACGCTCATAAATTGTTAGAGGGACGAGCTCAACGAAATCTGGTTCAGCGTCAATTTCATCAAACGGACGAAGTGTTTCTGAACGATATTTCCAATTATATGTGGTATATGTCCACTCATTGAGTTCCAAATCCCAATCAAACTCTATGATTGGAACGCTTGCTTGTTTCGCAATAGCGAAGTTAGGAACGTCAGTTTTATGTAGCCATTTATTTGCAGTAATCCACTGTTCCGATCCGCTTACAACAGTCTGTACTCCACAACCAAGCGTCAGATCCCACAGTCCCGCTCCTCGGGTGTCTTCTACCAATATAGAGAAAGCATTCCATATTGTCTTCCATCCCGTCGCTGAAGAATATTGGTATAAAATGTCAGCGTCAGTATCCCACCACAGCTGGTTCTCTCCACACGGAGCGCCTGGAGGGCCTGCGTTAGAGATCGATGCAATCAGTGAGTTAAAATCTTCAACGATATTCCCACATGGATCAAGATATGGAGTGTCCTGGTGCCAAATTTCTGGAGTATCTGGGTTATCATCCCACTGGAATAGATCCCAACCGATAGAACCAGTACACTGACAATCCCGAGCCGCCTGTGCTGCTGCTAATTTCTCAGACAACGATACTACACCGTCAACACGACGATCGGTAAACACCATCGATAATGTTACAGTGGTTTCAGTATTTGATTCATCATATTCCGAATCTGTAACAATCAAGAATGAATCGTTGATCTCTTCGTTGGATGAGTGTTTGAAGAAGAACACGAACCCAGGTTCCATCAAGCGACCGTAATCACCAGTAATAACAAATTTATCATAGCGCTCAAGTTTTACAGAGCCGATAACTTCATCTGCACCTGGGAATGCTCCTGGTGCTACTTGAATGACTGAGTTCCCTGATAGTGTATCAAATATTGGATCTCCATCAAGTTGGTACACACCATTATTACCCAATGTTCCAGTTACTTCAAGAAACTGTCCATCTGATAGTTCATCTGTGACATCGCCGGATACTACAATCTGACTGGTTGCAACAATGAGAGAGATAATGTCGAACGTAGGTAAAACATCATCAACAGAAGCAGCTCGCAGAACAGGAAAATCAGATCCATATTCCTCAACTAACGACTCCTGGAAATTCGCATACGAAGTAGCAGTTGCACATCGACTGCGAATTGTGATGAATTGTGGTTTTGAACTTGGGTTGTCCTCATCATACCAATAATAATCTTGGTAATGGATCAACTTATCAATGTCAATAGGAGGAGCCCAGTTAAACTGGAGTAGACTTAACCACTCTTGAATAGCTTCTGGATCAATACCGAGACGTTCGGCCTCATTCAGCAAATCCTTCCATGAGGACATCCACTCAACCGAACCAATCTTGTTGTACAAAATCGGCTGGAGCTGATACGCTTGACGGTGGACGTTAAACTCTTGAATTTGTCGTTTTACGACAGCATTCGGATTCCCATCGCCAATATAACCAGATACGCGCTTTGTTTCCTGTTTGGTCAGAAAACGGTTGAATAGGTTCTCGAAAACCGAGCGGTTTGTATCTGATTGATAGACCTCCGGTAAGAGGTCAAATAAATTAGTTCGCGGTTTGGTGTAATCGCTGTTGTCTGCCACAGTCCATCATCTCCATTATTTCAGGTATTTATTTGTCGTTCCCCTTGCAAATTTTCGCGGGGGTACGATTAATCTTGCCTGATGTTATCTGGGGTGATGGATTCTATGATTTCAATGTTAGATGTGCTAATATCAGGAACAAAGATTTCATCCTCTCGTGAATAGATCTGGAATAGATCGCCAAACTGATTTTGTGAGTAGTTTGGAACGAGAAGAACTGAGTCAATTTCCGGGCCAAGCGCAGCGTGAATTGAAGCGGAAAGTTCAGTAAAGAAGAAAGTTTCACCAAATTCCCATGCATCAATATCAAAGAATGCCCGAATAGCATTAACAATCTCAACCTTAACCTGGTTGTCTGTTTTAGATGTTTGGTCCGGACGAACAACTTTAAACGTGGCTTGCAGCTGAGGAATAGCCCGTGACCCAAACAGAATCTTGAATTTACCAGAATGTAAGACTACAGTGTCGGAAATCATCTTATTGTCAAGGAGATTTGCGTACGCTGACCGTAGTTCCAGAGGTGTAGGTGCTTCTGGCTCAACATCCGTCTTGTTCTCAAGCCAACGTCTCGTTGATGTATAATATCCTTTAGTGATGATATATGTATCGATGATATTCGAAGCAGCAGGATCAACCAGATTCAGTCGTGGAGTGTAGTGGAACCACGCGAAGTTTAGTGGATATCGTCCTTCACGGCGATCGTAACGTAATGACGATTCCAGAAGATCGGGGTCTTCAGATAAGTATCGAACTCGGTTAGCTTCTGTGTCTTCCATAGGAACCCAAGGGCTCAGATTATCATCACGGTAAAAGTAGACATAGTCTCTAACGGAAATAACAATATTTTCAGGCCCAGTTAGCGGTAATGTTGGGAATAAATTTATCCGACTAATGATTAAATTATTGGCATCGGACACATCAGCCTGCAGTTGAGTACTCTCAAACGTCAGAGGGGTTCCATCAACCGTGATTACAATATCATTATCGCGTCCCTTTGACGTGCTGTTGTTTATTACTTTTCCTACGACACTAAGATCAATGTACTGGGTTCCAGTATCCACACCCAGACCACTAGCTAACAGTTCAGTCCAAGTTCCAGTAAACTCAGCATCAAACAATGCAGGCTGCAATAGATTATCAGGGATATTATCTCCATTAACATCAACCGGCATTACCGACAACCGATGAATATCAGGCAAGTTACCTGCATTATCATCAAGTAGCTCTTGTGCAAGGACATTATAGTTTCGGTTAGCATTAAGCAAACCATCCCCATTAGCATTAACGTTTGCCTTCAGAATAACAATGTGATCGCCTTGTGAATTGATCGTATCGAAGTTTACAACGCGTTCAGTTGTGTTAGTATTCCAGAACTTTGTCTGTTCACTCTGGACAATTAATCGGCGAGTCAACCACGAAATCTCCCAATCCGTAACATCCTGATCAACACGAATCATCCAATCGGAATCAGCGTCTGGTGTTGGGTGTTCACCCACCGTCCACTCATCGTAAAACACGGAATAGTACAAATCAATGTATGTTGTTATATTATTCAACGCATAACTCAGAGCATCAATCTCATTATCCTGGCCGTTAATGTCGAGTCCAAACGTATACGTATCTGTTTTGAAGTATGTTCGAACATCCCCACCTGCAAGCCCCAACGCTTCGCGCTTTGGAGCAATCTTAGCGAAGAAATCTGTAGTTGATAATAACGGCTCAAGGTAGTTTTCAATGATACTATTCACGCTCGTAGACGCGGCAACTGTAGCAACATCACCAGATACCGGATCCTCTTCCGCCCAGAATATTGCCAGATCATCTCCGAACAATTTCACATCTTCATAATTTTCACGCGGATCGTGCCATGCAATGTATTTTGAATCCCCAGCAAATGTGCGGTTTACCGACCGCAATTTCAATATGGAAGGATCCTGTAACATGAATACATTATAATCACGGCCATTTACCATACGATCCTGCGTGTAGTACACTGATGGTGCAACACGGCGGATGTGTTCAATATCCTCCGACGCGGATGCATTTTGCAGGGATGATGTTAGGGAGAACGTAAAGGTTAGTGTTTGAACTGTTCCAACAATGTCAGTATATGAGATGGATGCTGATTGATCAATAACAGCTGTTTTTTCGATCACATAATCATCATTGAGGGATGTGCGATACCACATCTGAAAAGTTCCAGATGGAATGTCTGAAAACTCACCATCACCAAAAATGATACGGATCTGATCATTATCGAGCGTTTCAACTTCATACTTGTGACGATTCTTGTTTGTGTTGAATATAATGTTTTGAGCATTTGCTAAGTCAACTTCAACCCACTCTCCATAACGCAAATCATCACTAGTGAGATGAGGCAGAAGTGTTGCATATGGATCATCAATGAGAATTTCACCACTGGAGCTATCAATGTTGTTTAGCCACAGATCTGTTTCGTTAATGTTATCAACATTAACAGCATACGTTTGGTTGGGTGTTACTCCATCAAAGGTAGTCGTCTGTTGTACCAAGGTGCCCTGCTTAACATACATCAGGAAGCCGGTGGTATCCGACCCGTCGCCAAGACCATCATTAGCATACGTCAATGAAAACTTAGCATTACGCTCCGGACGGCGCTCAGTCGGACCGTTAGCAGTCAGCTGTATAGGCACAACTTCCATTGGAGCAGAAACGCCACCCGCATCAGCCGTGAATGGGATTACGCCAGCCGTTCCTGTTCCGAAAGGGTTATTGTCTAATGTGTATAACTCAAACAATACATCATTTACTTGCACGCGTTCGTCAGGCGTAACAGAGCCAAACTCTTGTTCCAACACGCGGTTGAGTACAAGAAGGAACTGTTCTTTCCAGTCAGGGTTGTTGCTATCATTCCAATAGACTCGACGACCTGCAAGGTTTCGGCCAGCAGAGTCGATAACAGTTTCCGTGGTCTGAATCGACGTCATCTTAACAAGGCCACGGGCTGGAATGTTGCGAGAGGCTTTATACGAAATCAGTTTAGCAAGACGTAAGATAGATTCTTTACGTTTTGCGGTTGTTATGAAGTTCTCATGAGCGTTAAGATCAATACGATAGGCCAGTAGTTCGCCAACATAAGCGAACAACTCGAGTATTGCGATGAACTCGGATGACTCAATATAATCATTGAAATCTTCAGGGAAATACAACTTGACGTAATCAAGTAGGCTTTCTTTAATCGAATTGTAATCAAACGCATTGAAGTTCACTTGCGTGAACACTTCGTGCGCTCGTTCCCATGCCTCGGCGCGTGATATTTCCCTTGCCATTAACTAGACTCTCCAAACTGTATATTCAATTCCAGGCTATCTACGCGGTTGAGTTCAACGTAAAGCACCTTAGCGCCAACATATAGCGAATTATTATCATAATTGGGTTGCACGTCAATGTTAAGAATTTCAACACGCGGATCGTATTCCAGCACACGCGTAACCTCAGACTCAATAATCTCAATCGTATCTTGGTCCAGAGGTTCGAACGTCATCTCAGGAATCACTGTTCCAAACGTAGGCATCATCACACGCTCACCTCGCTTGGTGAAGATGTGATTCAGGAGATCGAGTTTTACCAGCTCAATATCACGTATCTTGAATGATTTCTTTCGCTGAAACTCGAAACTCGAAAAACCTTTGTACAAACCCTTAATATTTGCCATGTTAACTCCACAACTCGTCTAGTATTTATCGGAGGGTAACTTGCGTGATTTACCGATGCCAATACTTGTTACGCTCGTACGTATCCCCGCGTCCACCTTTACCGACCAGCTGATCTGTGTACGAATATTCAGGAGTATGCTTGTTTACCTTATTAGTTGCGGTAGCATCACTATCTGATTCTTTCATAAACACACGAGCCCATGGTTCGTGTTCAGGAACACGACTTGTCCAATTTGCCTGAATTTCCAACGCTTCTTGTGCAGCAGATGCCGGGGTGGCAACTGCACTATTCCAGTGCACCTGCTGTGCATCGCCTACGATCCAATTACCACTCGTCAAATTCAAACGCCCAGTAGACGATAGGTGCATCGTTCCTTGCGTCCCTACATGAATTGGTCCAGTCGAACCTATAAATGTGGAGCCTTGTACCAATACATGCATATCAGCTGTAGACTCCATTCGAGTCTCTTGCCCAGAATAAGTTCGAATGTTCAACTCCGAACGAACATGAAAATCTTTCACCGCATGAATCCGGAACTCATCGTCCGTGCGCATATGGATCCCTTCTTTCGCTTGCATGCGGATTGACTTATCGGAAAAGAAATTGATATCACCACCAGCATGTGTTGATATGTTCTTGCTGGCATAGATATCAATGTTTCCTACTTTATCAATCTCAATCCACGATTCTCCACCTGCAGCACTAATGTAGATACGCTCATTGGTATCATCCATAATGATCTGGTGACCAGATGTGGTTCGTAGCCGAATGCGACAGTTATCCTTTCGGTCATCCATCGAGAACGCATGAAAGCCAGGGGTAGTCCACGAATACACTTGCGAATCATATCCCGTTCCGGTGGAGTCATACTTCTCTCCCTCAATAACCTGGCTTACGGAATAACCTGGCCCATCAAGCTCATAGGTTGATCCATCTTCTTGCGTAATCTTAATAGGCTCACCAGGTTTCGTATCAGCTACTTTGTTACCAGGCCCGTCTTCTGTATTGGCAGTCTGCTCGTTGGTTATGCCGCTAGTTTGCCGGTCCAGGCCGCGTGAGCGCCACTCAAGGTTTTCACGCGGCTTGACGGAACTCGTTCCCGGTACTTCTTCTGTTGTCGATTTTCTCGGCGTAAACGCTGCTGTTAAGTTGCTGTACAATGGTTCGATCGGTTTCTCATGCGTATCAAGGGGGCCGTCAGGTTTTCCATTGGCCTGATCCTGCCACGTGTACCGACCATGAGGCATCGTATGCGTCATAAACTGTGGGTGAATACCGCCAATATAGAAACGGCGGCCGCGATGGCCATCAATACAGCCTACGATAACATAAGAGCCAATCTTAGGAATGTTCCACATACCATATGACACCGGACCATCAACTTCTGCCTCTTCAGCGCCACGTTTACCAGTCATCATTAAACCTGCCAATGGTGAAACAGGCATAGCAAAGGGAATATCACGAACTAGCTTTGATCCATGATCACCCCACGCCGAACATTGAACACGGACTCGACCCATCTGTTGTGGGTCATTTGTGTCAATCACACGGCCGACAGTGAATTGAGTTGCTGGGTCGCTCTTTAGTTGTTTTTGTAGTATTGAGCTTAGGTAACCTTGACCGAACATTATTATTCTCCAGCACCGTTACGCCTAGCGGCTAATTCATTAAGTTTCATAGAACCTACAGTTTTGTCACTCTCTGCGGCGGCGCCACCTGTTGATGTAGCAGCTGAACCGTTGGTAGACGTTGATGTTGTATTCGCTGGAGCAGGTACTGTTTGCCCACCCGGATCTGCTTTTGGAGGGAATACTGCTTCGTCAATACATTTACCAATACCCGACTGACCTGCGTCAGTAGGTAAGCTGTAGATTTCCAACTCCTGAGTAAACTCACCATCGGAGAATACATGGTCAATCTGCAGTAACATATACCATCCCTTATACCAAAACGCGCTAGCATAATCGCCAGCTGCATCTGCAATAACATAATCATTAGGGTTGGACAAATCTTCCGTTTCAGACATCTGCCATGCTCTTGGCATCATTATGTTCACCTTAATATACCCTGGGATTGTGTGTGTCCCTGGTATCAACGGCCGGTCGCTGTTTGGTACAGATTGGGTTATCATTTCTTCAGCCGCTTCAAGGTCCGAACGCTGTAATATACTATCTTCCAGAAGTTGTGGATTCCCACGTATCTTCATCTTAGCACCGATGTTTTCAAGCGCTGCTATTCTATGCAATAATGAATTAAACCCAGCCGCGGCCCCGGGCGTTCGTGTATCTCTAAACGATGGGTGCGTTAGCATCGATCCAAGAAACAGAGGCTTCTTTACCACATCGTCTGAAGGTTGATCGGAGTTGTAACATCCCGCTGCTGGCGGTTTCTGATCACCCGCACCATCTTTATTACCTATCCCTGCAACAAGAGTGTCGGGGTTACCGAACATCTTATTGTCTAACCGTGACGTTGGACAGGAGCTATTCGTTCCAAGCATCTGAAGGAATGTTAGACCGTACTGCATATCCATATCAAACTCAATAATATCAATATTGTCGCCAGTAAAAATATAATCAAATTCAATTCCAACACTTTCGCCTGTTGGTCCAGTTGGTGGGGTATATGTTTCTATATCTTCAGCACGCACAACTGTTCCAACGTATTGGTTAACGTAATACGTTACCTTATACTTTGATTGCGATCGGTCTATCTGAACGTCCGATGTGATCTTATACATCTTTCGTTTAGACGTCTCGGTGTCATCCGTCGCTTCGCCCTCAAGGTCTGATAAAACTTGTTTAGATGAGCGCATCACTTCATCGATGATTCGTTCAATTGACGTTGACTCACCTAAGTCAGAAATGTGTGAATCTCCATTTCCTGTCGATTGGCGATTTGCAGGGAGAGCATTACCTGCAACATAACTATCATATTTCGACGAAACTTTGATGTCATATTCAACATTCATAAACTCATTTTCAATGTCGACAATATCCCTATCCACACCACATGTTGATGCAGCATTAATCGTCTTTGCTCGCTGATCTCGATATAACTCATTGAGTTGATCTTTGATATATGACAGAGCCTCGGGAATACTGCCTGGAGGGATCGTTCCAGTAAATCCCTGAACTATAGAGTTCGCATGAGGCATCTTACCAGCACCATTAACCATACCCACAAACGAGATGTTGTACTCTGCGCCAGTGTGACTGAATGACGATGTTATATCAGTAAGGATGAACGGCATTGGCCTAATGGTGGAGATTACCTCTTCGGTTCCCACGTCAGTGATCCCAACAAATATAGTTTTGAGCACATATACCATCGCGGACGGGTCAATTCGAAGTGACTTAGTTGCTTGGTTTAACAGGTTGTAAAAATTAAGCCCCCGTGGTTCAACTATTTGTAATTCGCCATCAACAGCCATTGTCGATGAAGCAGATGTTTGTCCTTGTCCTCGAACACGGGGAATCATCACTGATGACCACTTCGCAGTACTGATATAAAACTGCGCATCAGTCATTCCATTGATCAATACAATATAATTCCCGGCACCAGTTAAAGACTGGGGGCAAAATTTATTGGAGGGATGATCGTACGCCGACAGTGGAGCACTAGTAAGGCTGTCAGCTGTGTTGGTACCGTCACATGCTACTAGAATGTGGTGATATGCATACGATCGGAAAACATCTAAGGGGTTCTTCGGATTTGACATCTATTATTATTATGCTCTTTTGCCGCCAGTACTTTGATTCAAGATATCCAGCATCAACCGACGTTGTGTGGGAAGTCTTATCTCAGTACCAGTCTTCAGTTCTGTTTGTATATCTACAATATTGTTAAATTGCAGAACAACCCATGCTAGGACTGACTGTCCATACATGTTGTATGCAATTAAATCAGGACGACGATCTTCGGCCGGCGTCACAGTTATGGTAATGTCCGTGTCATCTTCTGGAATATCTCGACGTTCCCACCAACCAAGGCGGTTAGGATACCTATCAGTCAACCCACCTTGGGTATATCGCGACTTATGGTTATTGACAGAATTATTCGTTCTCGATGTACTTGTTTTTGCAGCCATTAGAAACCTCGTAACAGTCCTTGTTTGAATTCAGTTAGATGAAAGTTTGAGTACTCTGCCGGCGAATGCGTCTCTGCCAGTGTCATATCTAACGTCATCAATGTTGGCATTGGGATTCCTGATAGCGATGGAAAATAATCAACATCAGCCGGATATGGAATACTAACGTTTTGTATTACAACCGGAACTTTGTGTATGTGTGCTTTCTTGTTTCGATCGCCACTGGGAGAGTACGCGTTTAACAACAACACCGTAGGTGGTGCTCCCCGAAGACTAGTTCCGAAATGCGCTCCGTTTTCACTCACAGCTTCCGCAAGTACGCGTCGGCGATCTTCATCATCGAAGAAATCCGAATCACGGTACTGCGAAGATAGATTTTGACGGGCGTTTCGTTGCGAATCATTCAGTTTACCACCACGACCGAATTCAGGCATGGTCCAAGCACGCAGATACCAAAGATACGTCAGATTGCGTTCTGCTTCTTCGCGTGTACGTGATACTAACTTAATCGAAGATATGTTGAACGTGCGGGCTGCTGTATTCACATACGAGTAAATTTGACCCGGTGCGTGTATAGGATCAATCGTCTTGTAGTTAACATTACGCGTCTCCACCAATTCAGGCGTAGCCTCAATCAGTATACGCTCAGTGACGTTGGTAGAGTTTGTTAGACTAATTCGAAAATTATCGGCCACGTATCTCAGCTCCCATGCTTATTCGTGTTGCTTCCATCAGCTTTTCAGCCACCTCTCCCGACCAGCCGGTGGCAACGCGGAACTTTCCAATGTCCTCCAAAAGGGCCGCTGATCGTGCTTTAGTCGCACTCATTCCTGTAAGATCCGATGCATCAGGATTTCTGATTCCAGCACTTACAATTTCAAACGAATTGAAGTATTTTGATGCGGATTCGACCAGGCGCGAGAAATCGTCGATCTGATCAGCACCCACAACCATCTTTATATCCGTGTATCCCTGCTCTCCTAGCCACTCCGGAACATTCCATGGATTTGTCGGTCCATCCTCTACGATGTTTGCTAGTGGGAACAATTGACGCATGAATGCGACTTTCACGTCAAAAGGCAATGGGTTTTTGCTAGTATCAGGGTTGATACGGCCTGTCTTCTTTAGCGGTTTGTCTACAGTATGCGAGGGAAAAATGAAGTGATCGCCGCCTTTAGACAACGAAATCACAGTTTCGATTAACTGACCGTGCCCTTTCGTTGGCGGGTTGAAACGACCGAACGTAAACACAGCAACTCTATCTGCTGTTAAATCAACTTGGGGGTTCTCAAGGAACTTTTTCAGGGTCGTCATGTCAGTATCTCCACGTATTAGTGATATTTATATGTGTTGACCTTTGTGCTTTTTAGCGTATAATCAACAGTATTAGTAAGAGGATACCATATTAATGGCAAAAAAACAAGAAGCGGCACAAAAGAAGCCGACACCAAAGAGAAAAACCAAATACTTAAACAATAAGGATCTCCTCGCGCAAGTTATCATCAGCAAGGAAGAGGGGAAGATGTCGAACGAGCTCGCAAAGATGCTCACGCTCTTAACCGCCCGGTATGGAAAAAAGGGAAACTTTGCGAACTATACGTATAACGAGGACATGCAGGCATATGCGATGATGATGCTCGTTAGAACGTGGAACAGCTTCGATCCTGCCAAAAGTAACAACCCCTTCGCTTTCTTCACGCAATGTATCAAGAATTCCTTCATACAATATCTCAACCAAGAAAAAAGACAGCGCGTGATACGTGATGAAATTCTGGTTGACAAGGGATTGACGCCCTCGTACAATTACCAGATGGAGTATGAAAGCCAACGGCCTGCTCACGACGAAGAAGACCATGATCAGCACATGGAAGATGCTAATCGTTTAGAACAAGAAGAAAAATCAGACGACGATTTGCTGGGATATTAATTACGCATCCCAGCGCGTGGGGGAACATATGTCAGATAAACTCCTGAAGAAAGGGGCATTCTGCACCGATATACATTTCGGCAAGAAAGCAAATTCTGAGTTACACAATCAAGATTGTTTAAATTACCTAGAGTGGTTTTGCGATCACGTTCGAGCTGATCCTGAAATTGACCATGTTGGGTTCTTGGGGGATTGGAACGAAAATCGGAGTGCGTTGAATATACAAACAATGCACTACTCATATAAAGGCGCCAAGATGCTCAACGACCTTGGAGTGCCTGTATACTTTATCGTCGGCAACCATGATCTGTATCACCGACACACTCGAGAAATTCACTCCGTGATTCCTTTCCATGAATTTGATAACTTCGTGGTAATTGAGGAGCCCACAGTAATCGATGATATTGAAGGTAGGGCCTTGTTCTGCCCTTATTTGTTTCATGATGAATATCCATCCCTAGCCAAATACCTAGACGTTCCTTTTTGGGCTGGTCATTTTGAGTTTAAAGGATTCGAGGTGACAGGGTATGGCATGGTAATGCCGACAGGACCTGATCCTGCTGATTATGCAGGACCCGACTTTATAGTATCCGGACACTTCCACAAGCGGCAGGCTCAGCCCGATAGTAATGTGGTGTATATCGGCAACACATTCCCCATGGATTTTGGAGATGCTGGCGATTTCAATCGTGGGTTGATGACGTACAATTATCAAACAAAGGAGATGTTGTTTGAGAACTGGGACGATTGTCCGAAGTACGTGAAGACTACATTAACGGATATTTTAGATAACACAGTAACCCTATATCCCGGCGCTCGTGTGAAATGTCTTGTTGATGTTCCTATCTCTTTCGAAGAAAGTACAGCTCTGAAACAAAGTTTTACGGAACGGTACAGGTTGCGCGAATTTGCATTAGAGGAATCTATGGAACTTCGTGAGGCATTATCCGACACCGAAACTAACATTGAGTGGACTCCAGATACTGAATTAGCTGGAGTCGACGAACTTGTTGAGCAGATGCTTAATGACATTTCATCAGATCATCTGCAAAATGAGTTACTGGTCTCAATCTATCAAGGATTGAAGTGACCCAAAAAACGACGACAATAAAAAGGGTTGATTTAGGGGAATGATCAAATTTACATCAATTGTGATAAAGAACTTTCTTAGTTATGGTAATGTGCCAACTACCATAGTACTTGATCGCCCCGGCACTACGCTTGTTGTTGGCGAGGATCTTGATAACACATCAACCGGAACTGGCGCCAATGGTGTTGGGAAAACGGTGCTGCTCAATGCACTAGTATACGCAGTGTATGATAAACCCGTATCGAACATATCCAAAGACAATCTTGTAAATAACATCAACAAGAAGAATATGGAAGTTACCGTTGAATTCCAAAAAGACGGTAAAACCTATACAGTCGTTCGAGCTCGTAAAACAAAAGCTGGAGCTGCAGGCAATCACGTTCATCTTTTCGAAGACGGAAAGGATGTTACGCCCGACAGCGTCAGCAATACGAATGCGGCGATTGAAAAGATCATAGGAATACCTTACGAATTGTTCGTAAGGATTGTGGCCTTCTCCGCAACGCATACACCTTTCCTTGATCTCCCAGTTAGGTCGCCTTATGCAGCAAATCAGACGGATATTATTGAGGAGCTGTTTGACCTAAAGACGTTGTCGGAGAAGGCCTCCATATTAAAAGAGCAGATCAGGGAGAAAGAACAAGCCCTCGAGATGCACAAAGCTCGGGTAGATCAGCTCAAAAAAGAACACGACCGGCATGAGAAGCAGCTCGAGTCTGCCGAACGTCGTGTCCTTAATTGGCAATCTCAAAACCATCAAGAGATTGAGGAAATTGAAGCCAAACTCGCAAAAATAGCTGATATTGATTTTGATGAACAGAGCAAGCTGCACGAGGAGCTAACCTCTGCTGATGCTGAACTGCGAGAGGCTATCGGGGAGCATCAAAAGGCAGAGAAGCTGATCACCGACATTGAAAAGAAACTCAAAAAAGTCAATGGCGAACTTGAACATCTCCGTGATGCTAAATGTCCTTACTGCCTACAGAAATATGAAGATGCTGAAGCTAAGATCACCGAGAACGAAGAAATTGTATCTGAGTTAACGGGAAAGATGGCTGTCGTAGAGGAAACATTAACAGAAGCGGAAGATACTGTTGAAGTAAAGGCTAGCTTGCACAAGGAGATCAAAAGCAAGATTACTGTCATGAACTTGAAAGAACTGATGGATATCAGAGGAAAACAAGACCAATACAGAACTCGCTTGGAAACATTACGTAAAGCTCAGAATCCTTTCCTGGAACCGTTACAGGAACTTGAAGATGTTGAGTTGGACGAGATTGACATGAGCAAGATCAACGAACTCACCAAGTATGTCGAGCATCAGAAGTTTCTGCTCAAACTCCTAACAAAGAAGGATAGTTTCGTTCGTAAGGCTTTGCTTAATAAGAATATTCCATTCCTTAACCAACGCCTGCAACATTACCTAACACAGCTGGGGTTATCTCATACCGTTGAGTTTACTCATGAGATGACAGCTAGCATTTCACAGTTTGGTCGACCGCTTGATTTTGGTAACTTGTCAAACGGTCAGAGGGCTCGCGTAAATATTGCATTATCGTTTGCATTTAGAGACGTGCTGCAAAGCATTCACGATCACATCAACGTTTGCATGTTGGATGAGGTACTGGACGTAGGACTTGATGCCATAGGTGTACAGGCAGCCGCTCGAATGCTTAAACACAAAGCCAGAGATGAAGGTTTGTCAATGTATGTGATCTCGCACCGCGATGAGATTGATAGTGCGTTTGATCACCGAATGACAATCCAGATGTCGAAAGGCTTTAGTTATGTAAAGTTTGAGGATTGACATGTCAGTTTTACCAATGCCACCAGCCACTGGGCCAACCCCACCGAAAGATGCTCCTCTTGGACACATTTGGTACAATACCAACAATGGTGAGTTCTATTATAAGAGCGAGCACAACCGATGGGTGTGCACCGATCATGAAGATCATGTGGTTGATGTAATCCTAGAAAAGGATGATTTGGCAGAGGCATATGAGAGGGCGATGAGCGTATTATGAACTTTGAAGATACGGTGATTAAACGGTTACTAGCAGAGCTTAGCACATTTGGGTGGTCAAACTTTTCTGACCCCAGCACATGCACGGCCATGAACTCAACAACGATGATGACATTGGTGGATATTCAGGAAGATCATCCAACGTTCGATGCAAAGGTTACATTTGATTACACACCCGAAGCTAGCGTTGAGATTATGTGGTGGTGGACTGATGTTCCATCCAGCGAACGTACGTTTGTTATACGGTTCAATCCACTGAGAGTTGATCGAAATTCCAAGGAATTGATTGACGCGTATAATCGCGCGATGAGTATCCTTTAAGGGTTACACTTAAATAGCTAGTATGAAAATACTAGCTATAGACCAGAGTTACACTTCATGTGGGATTGTAGTTCTGAATGATGGCAAAATGCACTACTGTGAGCGTTTTGTCACTGATAAAACGAAAGACATTTATGAACGCGCTTGGGACTTAGTCGAGCATCTGCGTGCAATAGCACTCAATTGTAAGCCTGATATCATCGCGTTAGAAGGGTTAGCGTTCGCAAAAAACGGTAACGCAACCCGTGATTTGGCTGGTTTGCAGTCAGCGATTATTACAGTATTGCGGTTTATTGACGATTATCATGTTGTCATCATCCCGCCAAATACTGTAAAAAAGACAGCAACTGGCAAGGGAAATGCATCAAAGGACGATATGGTTGATGCGTTGCCACACGAGGTTCGGCAGGAGTTCGATGCGCTTGGCGTAAGAAAGACGACCGGACTTCAGGATTTATCCGATGCATATTGGATTGGAAAATCCACAGAAGAACAACAAGATTGATAAAAATAGAGATTCGCTTGTAAATAAGAGCGATTTGAATAGAGGAAATAGAACATATGGCGACATACGTCTACAAATGTGAAAACTGTGGACATGAGTTTGAAACAACTCAGTCTATGAAAGACGACCCTCTCACACACTGCGATAAGTGCAACAAAGAAACTCTCAAGCGTGTGGTCCAGCCTGCTGGCGGGTTTAGAATCAACGGACGAGGCGTCCACCGACCAACTTCGAGATACGGATCCTGACATGGGTTGGAGGGATGAGATTTCCGAAGTTGTCCAACCTAATAATCTCACTCCTTCTCTAACTTATTGGATCAATATTCTCAACTTTGCAGAACAGCACATGGATGAGCTGTCTTTAGCTGATCTGGAGTATCTAGCATACGAAAGTGAACGCTGCAGGAATTACTGGAACAAAGACCACAAAGAAATTAAAACCATCACTAAGAATGGAAAAGATGTGGAGCAGCCAGTCATTCGCAAAGGACTAGGCATCAAACAGGAAGATGTCTATCCCAACATCCACGATATGATAGAACAGAAACTAGAAGTCATAAGACAAGAAGAACTCGAAGAAGAGACCCCACCTGAAGAGAAGAAATCCCATTTTGTTCCAAAACTTGCGGCTATGTCGCACTAAAATCTGAACGAGAACGAGTTGTAAAAAGATTCCGTCCGCCTCTACGTTATGAGGAGCGCCGCCACTAATAGGGAGACCATAGTGTGAGGTCTGAAGCAGTTGTGGGTATTACTGTGCTTCAGTTTATGAGAGACCCAACCGTTTGCCAGTACTCGGAGCGATAAACTGGACAGGGGATACCGATTTACGAGCCCGTATTTCCTTTGACACTTGGGGTCATAAAGGGGGCGGTCATACTTTAATAAAACTTAGGTATTGATTAGTTCTACGACGAATAGGAAATGCGAACGCAGTGAGTATTTCCTATTCTGCCTGAAATTTTTCTTGTGGTCTTTGCGGGAGTTTTGCGGTAAAATCTCGGAAATTAAAGAACTATTCGGGGAGACCTTTTCGGTGTCAGATATATTAGATTTTTGGCCTTTTCCATATGAGCCACGTGAAAACCAGAAGCTAGCACTTAATTGGTTAGCAGAACAAGACGCCAAGTACCTATTACTTGAAGCACCGGTTGGAGCTGGTAAATCGAATATAGGTCTGACATATTCCCAATACAGGGGGTCTCGTCATCAAAAGACACGAGGCGACTCATACATCCTTACCCCACAGCGTATCCTCCAAGAGCAATACGAGAACTCAGTCCGAGACATAGATCCGGTATTCATGGCATCTTTGTATGGCAAAGGAAATTACGCTTGTCAGCCAAAGAAAACGACTTGCGACATTGGCGGTATTGTAAAGCCACGTTGCCCTAATTGCCCATTCCAAAAAGCAAAGAAGCTGGCTCAGGTAGCATCTGATACCGTGTTGAATTACAAACTCGCATTAACGTCCTTTGCATACACCAAGACATTTAATAAACGTAGTGTCATGGTAATGGACGAGTGCCATACTCTGGAACAGCATTTGGTTGATTTTGATGCATTCAAAGTAATGGAAGGCCGGTGCACTAAGTATGCACTTCCCTACAAACCATTCAAAGACATTGTCAAGGCACATGAATGGCTCAAAGAACAATATGTACCCAAATTAAATGACGCACTCAAAAAACTTGAGGATGAGGTGGAACCGCTTTTTGACAAGGCAGGAACTGACTTAACCAAGTCTGAAATCCGCAAGTTGCGTGAATTTGCTGGCCTGCAGGATCATGCTGATGAGGCGATGGAGATGTCATTGATGCCAATTGAAGGACTGACATCTCAGTTTGTTCTCACATGGGACAAAACGATGTTCCAGTTCAAGCGGCTGACAGGTGAGTATTCATTTAGACGCATCGTAATGCCGATGGCAGACAAATTCCTGTTCATGTCTTCCACCATTCTCAATAAAGATGGATTCTGTGAAGACCTTGGCATTCCAGAAGAAGATGCGGCATACCTTTCTCTGTCATCTGAATTTGATCCAGAAAACCGTCCTGTTTACTACATGCCAAAAGCTCGCATGAACGCTAAGTGGAAGCAGCCTGAGAACGAAGACGGTCGTGCTAATATGCTTGAATCAATTACGACATTATGCAAGCTGCATGAAAAGGAATCCGGTATTATTCATACTGGCAATTTCGAGATTGCAAAATGGTTGGTTGATGAGCTGGATCTGTCACACAGAGTGTATCACCACAACCCAGATTCCGGTGATGATCGTAATTCCGTTATCACAGCATTCCAGGGTGATCCAAAACCATCTGTTCTGATTTCACCATCTAGTACCGAGGGTCTCGATCTGAAGGATGAGCTTGGCCGTTTCGCCATCTTCGTTAAAGTCCCTTATGGGTATCTTGGGGATCAGTGGATCAAACGTCGGATGGAAATGTCATCTGAATGGTATCAGCGCCGTGCTCTGATTGATATCATCCAAGGTGGTGGTCGTGTTGTTCGCTCATCCGATGATTGGGGCAACGTATACATTCTTGACCAATCATGGGCACATCTGTACAAAAATGCATACGCAATGATCCCGAAATGGTGGCGGGAAGGGTATCAGATACTATAACGCTGAAACTCAGTAGATTGGATGCGGGCTTTTTGACTCCGCATCCAATCTCTTTTCAATAAATTTTCCAATTCGCTGACGTTCACCTGGTGTTCTCTCAAGAACACCTTCGTATGATATTGCACCCCGCATAAAGTATGAAATCTGAATAGCATCATCAATCAAATCTTCAACTTCTCTTCCAAGGGCTTTAAACATATCCTGAACGTCCTGCGGTTGGCCGAATTTCAGCGTTAGGTAAAAAAAGCCAGAGGGTTCAGTGGAGCTGATATTGTGATCTCCTCACCACAATCCTTGCATTTCACCTTAACGTCGAAATCAGTTCCCCAACCAGACGCCTGTTCAATTTTGTTGTTAATCATAGTAATGTATTGAGGTGGAACCTGTTCCAGCCACTCCCTGATCATGCCTTTATCTTCAGTGTCATCGACACTGACGATCATTCCGGCAACTGAAGCTAGAACTTCGTCCTTGAGGTTCTCAGGCGACTCGTCATTGTGTTGAGCATTCAATGTCTGCATGATACGAACGAATTCTTTAAACACTACGGGCTGGAGTTTAGCCTTCTGTCCATTGGGGAATTCTACCATGAACATGCTAGATACGGTCGTCGGATCGATTCGCTTTGACTGACGAATAAACTGGGATACGTCAGCGTTATATGAATGTTGTTTTGCATCTGGGCATGAGTGTGTGTACTCAATCTTCATTTGATCGCCGTATGATACCTTCCGGAGACATGTTAAAAGAAAATCAACATCTTTGGTCAGCAAACGGTCCGTATCCAGGATTTGTGGAATGCAGCGTGCAAATACTTGACGAACGGCATTTCCACTGAACAGTAGATCCGGCGTTTTCATCGTGATTTCATCCAGAGTCGTCATTGGATGAACATGAATTTCAGCCCCAGTCACTGACGGATCTAGGACCCCTTCTTCATAGAAAAGACCGCCTGATGGCAAAGTGAAAGTCTCACCCGGCATTTTGATTCGTTGAAGCAGAGGATTGGTTGGCTTTTGTTCCACTGCTGATTCGGTGTTTTCCATTATGGATCTCCTTATTGATATTGATATGCAATATTTATGCTCACAAAAACGCGGAGATCCTGTCCATAAATAAGGCAGTAACTGTACGTGGAAACTGGTAAATGCCCTTAGAACAACAACTGCAAGAATTGATTGGAGTCCTCAAAGGTGCCGTCAGAGATGGTAGCCTTGGTATTGGCGTGGATAATTTATCAAAGTCCATGGACAAATTGAGTGATACGGAAGCTGACCGTATTGCTCAGGAGATGAAGCTCAAGAAAGCCGAGGCTGAATTGAATAAAGCTACCATGAAGACATTCAGTAGCGCCAGTCAGAGAATCGGCACGTTCAGTAAGGATATCGGCATACACTCCAAATTACTAGCATCATCATTCATGGATGCGGTAGATAAACTGGACTATGCGAATTTTGAGATGGTTCCTGAGACATTACAGAAACATCTCAAACAAACCGAGATGTTCAGTAAAACGGTTATCAGAGGAAACGCAGACGTAATGAAGTTCGTCAAAGAAGTTTCCAATGCAGCTGAGATTGTTGAGTTGCTGAACAAGATGGATACCGCCTCATTCGAAGAGCGTCAAGTGTATGCAGCGCAGGTAAAACGCCTTGCTGCTCAAGAAGGCAAGTCCCTCCACCGAGTAATCGTTGAACGCAAGAAGTACGAAAAAAAGCTGAAAGAAGGGATAAAAATTCAGCAAAAAATGAATGATAAAATGCGTGGTGGGTTCATGGGTCGATTGGGCGACTCTATGTCGCGTTTGACTGACAAGTTCGCATCACTAGGAACCGTCATTGCTGGCTTAACACATGCGTTCGGTGAAGCAGCCCGCCCTGCCGCAAGATTTGGAACAGAAGTTTCTGATTCATTGACAGCGTTCATGGCTGGTATGAACCCCGAAGAAATGGCTCAAAACATGGCAGAGTACCGCCAGACCATTAACGCATCCGGGTTGGGAATGGATGGCTTCCGAGAGGTAACTGAACAAGGATCACTCGCATTGACTGGATGGACTGGTGAGTTACGTGATGCGGTTCGCGTTCAAGCAAGTGCATTCGGAATGGCTCAGCGCTTTGGGGCTGGAAACCAGGCTCAGATGCAAGCGTTCATGGACACGCAAGTCCGAACGTTCAAACAATTCAATGAAGTGTTTTCCATGACCGCTGAAGAGTTTGTCCAAATGAACAAGCAGCTAGAATCTTCTCAAGCGGTAAACGAACAAATATACCGATTGAACCGTCAGCAACGCGTGCAACATGCACAGGAAATTCAACAGACCGTTCTGCGTCTACGCACATTTGGTCTGATGCAAGAGCAAGCAATGAAAGTTGTTGATGCGATGGCTGCGTTGGGCGCAAAGAGTCCTAAGGAACGTCTAAAAGAAGCGGCTAAACTACAGGCCGTTGGTGGTGCTCTCGGATTCGGACAAGCTGCCGAAGAGATGGCAGTAATCATGCGGCGTGGTATGCGTGGTGAGGGTGATTATGAGCGGTTTGCGGAACTACAAAAAGAAGCACAAACAGTTGTAGGACAGCGAATGGGTGAAGGTTTTGCGTCTGAGATGATGACTGCCCAGATGTTAGAAACGACTGGGCTCGAACATCTTCTTGGACCGAAGAGTGACTTTGCTAACCTCAATACTGAACAATATAAAGCGATACAGGATATCGACAAACATGCTGTAAAGAGGAATGAAATCCTCGGTAAAACGCTCGGCGTAATCGACACGATTCAGTCATTACTCTCAGGCCCTATAATGAAAGCATTGGGAACGTTGGTAGCAGCTGGAGCAGCTGGAGGCCTTGCAGCTGGAGCAGGAAAGTTGATGTCCGGCCTAGGTGGCAATTTACTCAAAGGGTTGTTGGGGAGAATAGTTGGGATCGTTCTCGGTGGTGGTATAATTGGATTGATTGCAACCACCGTCGGTCCGATGTTGTGGTCAATGTTCAGTGATAAAAATAAAGACGACGACAAACCATTTGAATCTCCTGAAGCAAAACGTGTTCGTCAAGCTCATGAACAAGCTGTTCACGACAAAGTCATGAGCGAGATCGCTAAAACGTATGGACGAACGGGTGTTTCGACGTTCAGAGCACAAGAAAGTGGATTCTTGGGACTCGGCCCCGAACAGTTCAAGTTGGCAAGCGGCAAAAAGATGGATGTTAGTGAATTTGCACAACTATCCACGAGGGAACGAACGGGGCACCGATTAGATGATGTTCTGATGAAGCTGCATGCCGAACAAAAGAAATATGAAGATCTGCAGGATATGGGAAATCAATTAACACAGAAACAGTTAGATACCCTCACTGCCGTTAAAGACGATATCGCTCGAATGACACAAATCCAGGAAGCCATCAAAGAAGATAAAGGCGTTCTAAACGCAATCGAAAAAGGAAATGCTCAGAGTCAAGATCAGCACGAAGAAGTGATGAGGAAAGGATCTTCTAAATCTAACCGTTTAATTTGGACACCAGTTGCGGGATAATAGCACATGACACCGTGTATTAAGTTCACGATAAATAATAAGAATAAGAGAATTAAGTATGGCAAAGTGGACTAGTTATTTCAAATTTGTAACCCCGCAACCTGGTCACGTCAAGATGACAGACAGCCAGGAGATGGCGGATGCCGGTGCGTATAACAATTACACCTGGTATCAGCGTCTTGTTCAGGGGTCAGCATCCCGCATGACACGTTACCGTGAGTATGATCTCATGGATAACGACGTCGAGGTTTCCCGTGCGCTTGATACAATCGCTGAAGAGATGTCGGGGAACAATCCAAAAACTGACGACCCAATTGACATTGATATTCTATCCGAAGAAGAAGAGAACATTGAAAGCTCTGCTGTGCTGACAGTGAAAGCAGCTCTTCGCCGCTGGAACCAGATCCATGATTGGGAGAATAAAATCTTCGACGTAGCCCGCATGACGGTCAAATACGGCGATGTGTTCTTCCGCAAAGGCAAAACTCAATTCGAAAAATGGCAGTTTGTTCACCCTAAGAATGTTATCGCTGCTATCGTTGACGCTGACGATGCGACCAAGGTTGTAGCATGGCAGGTCAAGAAAAATACGAACAAACCTAAAGCCGGAGGGTATGGTCTACCAATCGGTGCCAAGCAGGAGCAGCAATACGAAACTGAAATTATTGATGCTAAAGACATCGTTCGTTTTACGTTAAATGATGATATGTCGGACACTGCTCCGTTCGGTGAATCTGTATTACGTCCCGTATACCGTGCACATAAACAGAAAGAACTCCTTGAAGATGCAATCATCATTTACCGAGTTCAACGTGCCCCGGAACGTCGTGTGTTCTATATTGACGTTGGTAAGATGCCTCCACAACGCGTGAAGCAGTATCTTGAGACAATCAAGAATGAAATCAAACAGAAGAAAATTCCAAACGCTCATGGTGGCCAGATGGAAGTTGATTCTGTATACAACCCACATTCAATGTCAGAAGACTTCTTCTTTGCGGCGCGTCCTGATGGTCGCGGCTCTAAAGTTGAAACATTACCAGGCGGTCAAGGTCTTGGTGAATTGTCTGATCTGGAATACTTTCAGAAGAAGGTGTGGCGTGGTCTGAAAGTCCCAGCATCATACATGCTGGAGCAGGCGGATGGCGGCGGCATCTTTAATGATGGTAAAGCGGGCGTTGCATATATTCAAGAGCTACGTTTTGCTCTATACATTATGCGCTTACAAGGTCGTCTCGAAAAAGTATTCGATGAAGAGTTCAAAGCATTTTTGCGGGATAGCAATGTATACGTTGATCCGTCAATGTATCGTCTCCGTTTACCTGAACCTTCTAACTTCGGCAAGTATCGTCAGTTCGAGCTTGATAGCCAGTTGTTGTCAAGTTACGGATCCGCAGACGGTATCCAGTACTTCTCAAAACGCTTCATCATGAAACGCTTCCTGATGATGTCCGACGAAGAGATCATCCGCAACGAACGCATGCTGCGTGAAGAAAAAGGTCTTGATCCAGATGGCGGTAAAGAGGACTACGGTCAACTTTATGGTCCTGGCGAAGACATGATGGGCGGCATGGGCGGCCTAGGCGGCGGAGGCGGCATGGGCGGCGGCCTAGGCGGAATGGATATGGGTATGGAAGCTGGCGGAATGGAAGGCGAAGGTGACATGGGCATGGGCGCTGAAGGCGGTGCTGCTGCTGGTGGAGAAACGCCTCCTGCTGGTGAAGCCGGATAATTTATAACCTAAATACACAGACTATCATAAATAGGAGGGTAGGAACATGTCTGATAAGGACAAACTCCAGAACATGCTGGATAACTTGATTAACCAGAAGCCCGAGCAAGCTCAGGTGGATTTCCATGATTACCTACAGGGTAAAATGCAGGATGTCATGGGAACCGCACCAGAAAAGGAGTCAGCTTCGGATGCTTCAGATGAAACACCCGACGAGGAGTAAAACAAAATGGCACGTGGCGACAAAGATTACGACAAGAAAGTTCGTAAGGTGAATAAAGGCGAAAACTCTGAGAAGAAGATCAATGCTGTCCATAAAATGGTCGAAGCGCTGATTGCTGGCGACTCGGATGCAGCTGCTGAACATCTTCACAACTATCTTCAAGAAAAGACTCGTCATCTGATTCTCGGTGAGAAGAAGGGCGAAAAACCTGACTTCGCAGACATCGACGATGATGGCGATGAAGACGAATCTGCAGAAGATGCAGCTGAAGACAAAGACGAAAAAGACGAAAAAGACGAGAAGGACAGCAAGAAAGATAAGAAGGAAGACGTGAAGGAAAGCTCTACTAACCCTCACGCTAACCTGACTAAAGCTCGTGGTCCTGAATTCCATGCTGGTGCTGACAAAGGCAAGATCAGTGGCAATAGCCTACGTGACAAGCCTAAGAAGTCTAATGACACCAAGGCACGTGGTCCTGAGTTCAAAGAAGGCGCAGATAAAGGCAAGATCGAAGGCGACAGCCTGAGAAAGAAGCCTAAGAAGTCTAATGACACCAAGGCACGTGGTCCCGAGTTCCATGCAGGAGCCGATAAGGGCAAAGTCAGCAAGTTTGACGATGGCCGCGGCAAGCGCTCTATGGGAACTAAAGACTAATCTAAGGAAACTACTATGAAAACGGAATTGCTAGTAGAAGAGCTTCTTCCAACAGAAGCAAATATCATCACAGAAAGTTCTAAGGATGGTTTGAACACGTATCTGTCAGGCATTTTTATGCAGGCTGATATCAAGAACCGTAACGGTCGTGTTTATCCTTCCAAAGAGATTAACGAAGCTGTGAAAATTGCTCAGGCTACCATTAAAGAACGTAATGGTATCATGGGAGAGCTTGATCACCCACAATCTCTAACGATCAACCTGGACCGTGTGTCTCATGTGATCACTGAGATGAAGATGGATGGATCAAACGCATACGGTAAAGCTCGACTACTCAGCACCCCAATGGGCAACATCGCCAAAGAACTTGTTGGCGCTGGTGTCGGTCTTGGTGTTTCCTCACGTGGAGCGGGACAGGTGAATGAATCTGGTGGCGTAACAGGCTTCCAATTCGTGACGGTTGACATTGTCGCCCAACCGTCAGCACCTAACGCGTATCCACAGACGATACAAGAGTCGTTAGAGCTTGCAAGAAACGGACATAATGTGGTCGACTTAGCTGAGGCTATTCGCCACGATAATGCAGCGCAAAAATACTTCAAGAAAGAGATTATGAAGTGGCTTAGCGAAGGCATGTTCGCGAAACGCAAGTAAAAATCCGAAAAAACTTCTAAAACATAACTTCTTGTTCTATAAGAAAAAAGTCGCGGTTCGCCCCGCGACTTTTTTGTTGGTAGACCTCCCCATTATAAATAATAATGTGTAAAAATGTACGTTACATAACACGTTACAGATCTAAACTACTAAGGAGACTACACAATGAACGAGTTGCTGCAAAAACTCCTTGAGGCTGAAGTCCTTTCCGAGGATACAAAAACGGAACTGGAAGAAGCGTTCAAGACGCAATTGGACGAAGCGATTGCAGCTGCAAAGGATGAAGCAGCTGCTGACGTTCGTGCGGAATTAACTGAACAGTGGGTTCAGGAGAAAGATACTCTGATCGAAGCTATTGACACCAAAGTTGGTGAATACCTCGAAAACGAGATCGACGAGCTAAAAGAAGACATCGAGCGTTTCCGTGATTTGGAAGCCGAGTATGCTGAAAAGATTGTTGAAGCGAAAGCTGCTATGGCAGATGAGCTGAAAAGCGATCTTGGCGATCTTGTCGAAAAAATTGATTCTTTCCTTGAAATCCGTCTGGCTGCAGAAATCGAAGAACTCAAAGAAGACATCGAAGTCGTTCGCAAGAATGAATTCGGTCGTAAAATCTTCGAAGCATTTGCTGAAGAGTTCACTTCCACCTACGCAGATGAAGAATCTGCCGAAGCAACCCTACGTGAAACTGAAGAGCGTCTGGCTGATACTGAATCACAGCTTGAAGAAGCTGAGCGCAAGCTGGCCAATATGGAACGCAAAGAGAAGATGGTCGCAGTCCTATCTCCTCTCTCCGGTCGTTCACGTGAGGTTATGGAAGCTATCCTGAAAAATGTTGATACCAATAACCTAGAAGAAGCATACAACGTCTTTATTGGCCGTGTGCTTCGTGAGACGTCTCATGACGCCGCTGACTCAGAGAAGGAAGGCAAAGTACTAGCTGAGGGCGAAGAGAAGAAAGCAACACCAGTTAAAGAAGGCATAGCCGTCACTGGTGATACAGAAGAAGTCCTGGAAGAAAGCGTTGACGAAGATGCTAAGCGTGCGGAAGCAGCTAAACTAGCACATCTGCGTCGTCTGGCTGGAATCACAGGCTAATAACTTTTCGAACTTAACTAAATTACTAAGGGAGTAATAAAATGAACGACATGTTTGAAAACTGGTCCGAAACTAAAGGCGCACTGCTTGAAGGTTTGGACGCACGTAAACAAGAAATCGTCGCTCCTCTGCTGGAAAACCAGAAGAATCAATTGATCTCTGAAAGTGCAGCAGGCGGCGCAGGCGTTACACAGGCGCACGACATCGCAGGTTTCCGTAAGATCCTGATCCCGATGATTCGTCGTATCATTCCTGGCACAATCGCTACCGAACTGGTTGGCGTACAGCCAATGTCCGGTCCTGTTGGCCTGGCATACACACTTCGTTATCGTTACGCTGAAGCTGTTACTGGTGATGCTACTCGCAACCCATACGGCGCTCCAAACAACGTAGCACCTAACGATGAAGTTTTCGGTAACGTTTCACCAATCCGTCACTTCTACAGCTCTAGCATCGGCGCTGACGCACCTCCAGGTTCTTCTGGTATCGGTGTTGGTTCTGAAAAGAACCCAGATATCGCTGCAGCAACTGCTGAAGGCCGTGCATGGCCATCAAGCATGCCTGCGCACGATACCGCTGGTGACCCAGGTAACGGCATTTACGGCTTTGGCCCACATGCTGACCCAGGTTCTGCTGGTGAGCTTGGCACCAACTCTTCTGGTGACCGTGCTGCTAACTACTTCAAGTCAGTAGCTGGTTCCCTGCGTGGTGGTTCCGGTTCCTACATGGAAGGTAACGGTGGTCGTAAGATGACTCTGGACGTTGTGTCTCAGGCAGTTGAAGCAGGTTCTCGTAAGCTGCAGGCTGGTTGGACCATCGAGGCTATGCAGGATCTGAATGCACAGCACGGTCTGGATCTGGAATCTGAAATGACTCAGGCTCTGTCAGCTGAGATCGTTCAGGAAATCGACTACGAAATCATCTCTGACCTGTTCGCTCTGGCTGGTACTGTTGAAACCTTCGACGGTGCTGCTGGTGGTGCTTACGGTACTGGTGGTAACTACACCCCAGCATACGTTGGTGACCGTCTGGCTAACCTGGGCGTAATCGTCAACCGTGTTGCTAACGAGATCGCTCGTAAGACACGTCGTGGTGCAGCTAACTTCATGGTTGTTTCTCCTCTGATGGTATCTGTTCTGCAGTCTGCTGCTAAGTCTGTCTTCGCACCAGCTGTTGAAGGTTCCTTCAAAGGTCCTAACAACACCCAGATGGTTGGTACACTGAACGGCACAATCAAAGTTTACAGCCACTTGTGGAACCAGTCTGGTGCAGGTATTGCACTGGGCGACGGCGGTTCTCCTGCTGGTTCTGTAGACGATGTTATGCTGATGGGTTACAAAGGCGGTAACGGTGAAACTGATACCGGTTACTTCTACTGCCCATACATCCCACTGATGAGCTCCGGTGTTGTTGTTCACCCAACTACCTTCCAGCCAGTTGTCTCTCTGATGACTCGCTACGGTAAAGCGGTGTTCGTTAACACTGAAACATCTCTGGGTAACAGCTCCGACTACTACGGTAAGATCAAGGTTCAGGCTTTGGATCTCCGTTAATCGGAACGCACAGAAGTGCAAACAAAAAACCCGGCTTCGGCCGGGTTTTTTATGGTTGACGTTCTTGTGATAAATACTGTAAGATATCCCATCGGGTGAAATACTAAGATTTAATACTCTCCAGAAATAAATAAAACAATCATTCAACCTGCGAGACATTGATGGGAAAGAAACTGACATTTAAACAGTATCTTGATTCTAAAGAAAAACTGCGCGAGGCAGTAAACCGAACACCTAAGCGTACTGCAGAGTACACTGTTCGCAAATACTGCAAACTTGTCGTTGGTGAATCTAAGGAAGAGAAGGAATACGTTAATCTAAAGCCTAAGCACAAAATCTTTGTTGAGTGGCTTTATGAAAACACGGACAACCCAACAATTCTCAGCATCAAGTTCGATGGTGTAAACGAACACCCTACGGATGATGAGTACAAATCATTGTGGCAAGGTGAACGATTGTTGAAATGGCTCCTCCGCAATACACGAGAAGAAAACTAACCATTCTGCATTTAACCGCTCATAAATACTCCTAAATGCTATAGGAGTGTGGAATTATGGGCGCATTTGACTCGCCAAACGATACACCTGAACAAATTAAACATGAAGGCGATACTATCGCTCTAACGTTTTCTCCAGGTGACCCTCAAACAGGACAAGGAACGGTGCGATGGAATATTCCAGCGCCAATGCTTGGCTGTGCTTCTGATAGCCCGGGTGCATACTGTGGCATGGTTGTTCTTTTAAGTGAAGCTCCACTAACTATAAATCATGCTCCTCAAGACGGAACAATATATGAAGCTGACGCTCAAGCAGATTCTGATGTTCACGTTGGCGATAGAATCAACGGCGCTCTTGTTGTTGGTGCTTTCTATGAAGGCGAACAGAAATCTCGAGGCGAGCAACTAACAACGAGCTTTGTTATTCATGGACTTAAACCACGAACAAGCTACTTCGTGGTTGGATACGCTGTTGATTGTCAGGGGCGTTACCATCGGGACGGTCAACGTGCATACTCAGCTGATTTTGGCAATGTAACTGATCCAGGAACACCAGCATCTCAAACCGTTGTGCTCAATAACGGAAACGGAGCTCTGCCAACCGACGGCACCGGTCTTGTTCCGGGAATGACTTACGAATTTGAATTCGAAGTTAATACGAATTTCCCTAACCAAAGCACAAGCCGTATTGTAAAAGTTTCAGAAGATGGTACAAACCTCGGAACGTACCAGGATCTTCTTGATGCTATCAACAGCGCTATTGCGCAGTCAGGAAATCCTCCGCATTCTCCAGTACCACCCGATCAGGGTCGTTATTACTGGGATGGTGAAACTCTCTATCAATGGGATGGAACAAACAATCAACCTGTCGATGCGCTAATCGAACCAACCGACCCATCGGCTGTTGTGTCAGGAAGCTATTGGCATAACCCAGTCACAGGCGCTCTTAATCTATACACTGGATCTCCTCTAAGTTGGAATCCTGTTAGTGTTATTGGATATGTTGAGGATCCGACTAACCTAACGATGGGGGATGACTTCTGGTTTGATGGAACTAATGCTTATCGGTACTGCACAGAAACGTGGTGTGAAGAAGTCGTTCATGTTCAGAATATAGATCCGTTAACAAAACCAGTTCCTAATTGTAGTGTTTACTGGTACGATGAAACTAACGTAGTCCTCAATCACTGGAACCATGACTTCGAACAGTGGGAAACCACATATGCTATTCAGTGGGATACTCCACCGAATACACTAAACGTTGGAACATACTGGTACAATGATAGTACAGAGGAATTGCTGGTGTATGGAGGGTCGCCTCTCGACTTCACCGCCGTTACGTTCATCAACTCTATTGCAGATCCATCCATTGGCGGCTCAACGCTGGTAGATGGGGATCTGTGGTACAATCCTAACACAGAAGAATTGAAAGAATGGAGTGACACCGGTTCTCCTATTGGGTGGGTCGATGTTCCTGTTCTTATCTGGCCAGAAGATCCTCGTAACACCGAATCTTGCGACCTGTGGTGGGATAATACTACTGATCGTTTGTACAAGTGGGACTCCGTTAATGGGGAGTGGGATGAAGTAGGCGAATTCACGCAATCAGCTACAGATCCTTATTCACAACCAGTTCTTGATTATGGTGAGTTGTGGTACAACCCTGACACTAAAGAGATGAAACGTTGGGATGGTGTTCGTTGGTTAGATGTGACACATATCGAATACCCAACTGATCCGACTCAACCGATTTTAGGAACCGCATGGCACAATACTGCTACTAATACGTGGTTCGTATGGAGTGGAAGTCCAGCTGCGTGGGTTGCTATTGACCCTGTCGACAGTGAGGTTGATCCTACAATTATTCCTGCAGGCACGTTCTGGTACGACTCAACGAACGATGCTCTTTACCAACGCATCGGTGCCTCATGGGTTGCGGTACCATTTTCAACATCTCCATACTACCCAAAACATGGAGATGTTTGGTACGATTCAACCAACGATGTGTTGATGGAGTGGGTTCGTAATCCAGACCGTGTTGATGATCCTCTGTCTAATCAGGGCGAGTGGGTTCCAGCTACTCCTATAGCAGAAGCTATTATTGATAGTAACGGTAACTTGACGCTGCACACAACGGGAACCGGTAGCAACAAGATGATCATGATCTTGATTCCGGAAGGAACCAATTATGCAGTGTATGAAGGTATAGCGACAGGTGATGCCGGTCTTGACACCGTATGCTGTCACTACAAAGATTATGAGAACGTCAATGTTCCGCCAACGACGGTCGGGCCTGATACGTTCCTGTTCAGTTACCTAGTTCCACCTGGTGGGCTCCTTCGACACTCGTATGGTGATGATGGTGTTCATGAACTACCAACATACGAGCAGTTGGGTGTTGGTGATGATGGATCTCCGGACGAGCGTCGTCAGATTGCTGATTGGGTCCGCTCGCAGCTTGGATATCCAGTCGTTGAAGTTGAACTGACACCAAAACAAATTAACGAAGCCATTGATTTTGCATTGGAGACGATTCGACAGAGAACATCCATTGCATATCAACGTAGTGCTTTCTTCCTGGATATCCAGCCAGGATACCAACACTACAAACTAACAGATAGAACATGCGGGTTCCATAAAATAGTAACTGTTATGTCTGCGTATCGTTTTACATCCGCCTTCCTGAGTTCGGCTCATGGTGCGGGGGTGTACGGCCAGATTGTTCTTCAGCACTTGTATAACATGGGAACGTTTGACCTACTCAGTTACCATTTGGTTAGTGAGTATGTTGAACAGTTAGAACATTTGTTTGCTACTCGTCTTGTGTATCATTGGAATGAGAGTGAGCGCGTGTTGAGTTTTTATCAATCCTTTACCGTGCCGGAACGAATCCTTCTTGATGTTACTATCGAGCGAACGGAACAATCAATCCTCAAAGATCGTTGGGTACGCACCTGGATCAAACGGTACTCATTGATGAAGGCGATGGAAACTCTAGCACAGATTCGTGGTAAGTACGCCTCGTTGCCTGGAGCGGGTGGTGGTGTTTCTCTGAATGCTGCAGACCTAATGACTAAAGCGACTGAGTTGAAGGAAGAACTGGACATGGAAATCGAAGATTACGTAGCAAACGATCCAGAAGATATTGGTATGCATTCTTCGTTCATAATGGGGTAATCATGAGACTTCATAAGATTAACGAAACTGTAATTAACCAGAACAAAGGATTCCATACGAACATTGAAAAGGAAACCATTGAGAATACGGATTACCGTCGAGTGTTGTTCACCTCAGGTAAAAGCCAACTTGTTGTAATGAGCTTGAAACCTGGGGAAGAGATTGGTGAAGAAGTGCATGATGGTGATCAGTTTATTCGTGTAGATTCTGGTAAAGGTGAAGTTAAGATTGGTAAAGTTGTTACCAGTTTTAATGATGGGGATGCAGTTGTTATTCCAGCCGGGGTCGAACATAATGTGACCAATATCGGAAACGAACTATTAAAACTATATGCACTATACACTCCACCTGAACATAAAGATGGAACTGTTCACAAAACAAAAGAAGATGAATAATGGCTTTTGAAGACGCATGCAAAGGAACAACAGGTCCTGACCATCCAGATCCAGCCGATCAGAATGGAAAGCCAGGTTGCACTCCAAACGCAAAAGGTGATGGATATTGCCCACCTACTAATGCTGATAAAACGTGTTCTCCTTTCCAGTTATCGGAGAATCGGGACTCGTGCTTCGTTGATAGTGTAGTCAATGAAGCGTTGAATGTTGGTGGCGCCGAGCTTCATGTTTACAAGCTGCTGGGCGTTCATGAACAATGCAAAACTGTTGACGCTACCGGCAAAGGTCAATCGATTTCCAATGGAAGTGCTCCAGGGTTCCCAGCGTCACAAGCATTTGATGCATTCGTAACTGAATGGAGATCGGTGCAGAAAGGTAACGGCGTTACTGCTTCGGCATATATTGGATACGACTTTGGTGAAATAAAAACCAACGACAACTCTCGACGCATGTACGGTATTGAGACGAGCGTTCGTAAACACATCACTGCCATAGCTATTAAACAATCATCCCTTGAAAACAATCGTGTAACGCGCGCCCGTATAGAGAGATCTGAAGATGGCGTCAAGTGGTATGGTGTAGCTTTAGTTAACCTCCCTGATGATGATTGTCTGAATACGATTTTGTTCCGCGATAGCGTTCCTAGCCGATACTGGAGAATTCGTCCAGTGGTGTTCAATGGAGGCGCCAGCGACTCGTGGGGCGTTCAGGCGATACAGATGTTCCACAACTACATTGCAACTGATGAAGAGAATATTCAGGATAAAATCTTCTTAGAGAACAGAGATCGTGATTATGCTGATGAGCCTTTAACAATGAAAGGCTATTATGATCTGATTGATATACAGACGGAACTTTCTAAGTTTGGTATTGAACTACCATCACAGCAAATATACATGACAGTTAACTTCTCTGCATGCGTAGCTATACTCGGTCGTCCTCTGATTATAGGGGATATCATTGAGATTCCTAGCGAAGCTCAATGGTCCGCAGAAATGCGCAAGATATTAAAGTGGATGGAAGTAACCGACGTTGCATGGAGCACTGAAGGATATACGCCTGGATGGCAACCAACGATGTTGCGTGTGATACTACAACCAGCCTTTGCTTCACAAGAAACGCAAGACATATTTGGCGATCTTGCAGAACAGGATATACCAGATGAACTAGGTTTGGTTGATAAGGGCGATGGAAGACATCCACTCTATCAAGACTACTCTGATGTCAGTCAGACTATACAGGCGGAAGCCAAGGACATGGTTCCAGAGTCTGGAAGAGAAACTTCAGGAACAATTCGAGCTTGGGAACAAGAAGAATTGGAGAGTGCCGCAGCTCAAGGATTACCACATCTGCAACGCATTGGCCAAAACAATGAAGCAATCTATACGGAAGACGCTATGCCACCTAACAATGCTCCGTTCACGGAAGGACCTGAATATCCTGACGATCCGCAGCATGGTGATTATCACCGTATGACGTACGAAGGACTGTCGAAAGATGTTCCTGCCCGACTGTATCGTTACTCAACTGCAAAAGGTCGTTGGATCTTCCTAGAAAAAGATCGCCGAGCAGAGTTCGATCCTAACAAGCCTCGCTTGCAGGAATTCCTGACAGCACCCGGCCGTATATCAAACACTAAAATTACAAAACCAACACCACCCGTGTGTGAGGATGAATAATGTCAGCTCTTAGAGAATATTGGTACGACAAACAGTTTAAACGATACCTGATACAGTTCATGGCTATCTTTGCTGATATGAATGTGCAGGTGGGTTGGACTGATGATAAAGAACCTCGTTTAGTCAAAGTTCCTGTATTTGCTGGAAGCAAAGATCGTGTCGTTGCCGCAATTAAATCCGAAAACACACAAAACAAACCGATTCGTCTTCCTGCAATGAGTGCTGTAATCACGAACTTTGATTTAGCACCCGATCGCAGAAAAGGTGTTCCAAATCATAGACGTCATACCATGATGCCTACGGGTGGATTGTTTCCGGATGATATTAAAGTTGTCGAGCAGCGAATGCCTGTTCCATATCTGCTGAACATGGAATTGTCGATATGGGCTAGCAACCAAGATCAACATTATCAAATCCTCGAACAAATATTGATGATTTTCAATCCGCTACTGCAAATCCAGACTAGTGATGATGCACTAGATTGGACCCAAATTACAACGGTGGAATTGACGGGAATTCGTCCGGAAGAAAATTATCCGGCCGGTACAGATCGTAGAATTATTCAGACGTCATTAGAATTCCAGGTTCCAGTGCATATCACCGTACCTGCGAATGTTCATGACAAATACGTGAAAGATATATTGATTCGTGTGGGAGCAGTTTCACAGTCAGCAAAAACGTCGTATGACATGGTAGCAGAGCTGGATGCACAAGGAATACCGTACGAATTAAATTTCTCTCTTGACGACATAGACATTGAATAATTTAGGGAAATTTACGCAACGGCGTATAAATACTAACATACTACAATGTGGTAAAAAAGTTAAAATAACAAGGAGAGCCCGAATATGGCAACTTTGGTAAGCCCAGGAGTCAGCGTAACAGTAACGGATGAAAGTTTTTACATCCCGGCTGCTGCCCCGACTGTACCTCTAATTTTCATTGCTACAGCTGATGAAAAGCTCCAGCCAGATAATGTGTCTGAAGCAGAAGGCACTTATGAGTACGATGTGGTTCGCACCGTAACATCTATCGCACAGAGTGTTCAGCTGTATGGTAGTCCTCGCTTTTTAGAGGATGAAGGCACCGGCGCTCAGTTTCATGGTGATGCACGAAACGAATATGGATTGTTCGCACTGAACCAGTTCTTGGGTGTTGGGGCACGTGCTTATGTTGTTCGAGCAAACGTTAACTTGAACGATGATTTTGATGACTTGCAGGACTACTGGGATACCAAGATCCTAGAATCGAAAGTTGTTCTGGAAAACCTAATCAACCAATTCATCAACGAATACAATGACGCGAATGGTTTGATTCCATCAAGCCCAGGTTACAAGATCACCGTCACTGGTTCTGAGTTCGCAGCTCTTGCAGAAGAAGCATGCCCATGGATGGATCCTATCACCGGTCAGTTCAACTTCAAAAACGTTCACGATGAGTTCATGCTTGACCAGACTGCTGCTGGAACATTACCAGGTCTTGAAATCTTCGGTAATGGCTTCAGCCAAGTACCAACTGGCTACTATGTCGGTCTGACCCGTGTCGCTGGCTATATCAGCACATACCCATCTTACCCAGGTGGTGGAACTGTTGCTGGTGAGTTTACTGCACAGGAAGGTGGCGACCTGTTGGTTGCTCTAGGCGATGATTTCAAATGGACTCGTGAGTTCCTAAACCTAACAAGTCTTGGTGCTAACGATGCAGCACGCCGTGTTGCTATCACTACAGCACTACAGGCACAAATCAATGCTGGTTCCGAGGCAGGTCGTCAGCTGCGTTCTGAAACATTCGACTACAATTTGATCCTCTGCCCAGGATACCATGAAGTTGCGGATGAAATGTTGGCGCTGTCTGTTGATATTCAGGAAGAAGCTCTGGTTATCGCTGATACTCCAGCCGATAAAACTCCTGATGAGATTTCAAACCCAGCAACTGGTTGGGCTGCAACAACTGCTCGTCAGCGTTCGGTTCACGTTGCATACTACTACCCATGGGGTCTAGCATCTAACCTTGATGGTAAGAATGTTGTAGTTTCTCCATCTGGTATTGCTCTGCGTACGTACGCATTTAGTGATAATGCATCGTATCTCTGGTTCGCGCCAGCAGGTCTACGTCGTGGTCTTATTACTGGTGTTTCTAACCTCGGTTATGTTTCAGGCCAGTTGGGTGGACCAACAGACTTCGTCGCTACTGCCCTAAACGCAGGACAGCGTGATGCTCTATATGATACCAACAACGCTGCTGGTAACATTAACCCACTGGTATTCTTCCCAGGTAACGGTTTTGTTGTTTGGGGCCAGAAGACCTCTGCATCTGCTGCAAGCGCGATGGACCGTGTAAACGTGTCTCGACTGATCAAGTACATCAAGCGTCAGCTTCGTCGTAATACTCTGAGCTTCGTCTTCGAGCCAAACGACCAGTTAACTCGTGATAACTTGAAAGCAGTTGTAGATAACTTCTTGGGTGATCTGGTTGTTAAGCGTGGTCTATATGACTTCGCCACAGTTTGTGATGAATCCAATAACACACCTGATCGAATTGACCGTAATGAGATGTACATTGATGTGGCATTAAAGCCTGTCAAAGCTGCTGAATTCATCTACATTCCAATCCGAATTCTCTCCACTGGAGCGGATTTCACGTTCTAACAGGGTAATGTAGAGAAACGGAATAAATAGCGGAAACAACTAAAGGAAATTAGAACATGGCTACAATTAACGACATTGGCATTCCAGGAATCGGCACGGGTATCCTTCAGCCTAAGCTGAAAAACCTGTGGCGTGTCACATTCGCTAACCTCGGCGGCGGTGCTGATTCGCAGCCACTAAGCCTACAAGCAGTAAACATCACACGTCCTTCGATCTCATTCGAAGAAGTTGAACTACATCGTTACAACTCACGCGCTTTTGTTGCTGGTAAGCATTTGTTTGAACCAATGACAGTCACTTTCGAAGATGATGTTACTGGTACTGCAACTCGTGTTATTCAAGAACAGATGCAGAAGCAACAGTGGTTGATTGGTGCTGAAGGTCCGTGGTTGGGTAAAGGCGAAGAGGGTTCGCTGTACAAATTCGTTACCTACCTAGACCTTATGGATGGTAAAGAGCAGGTTATCGAGAAGTGGACTGTTGAAGGCTGCTTCTTCTCCGCAGTGGATTACACCGATTTGGACTACAGTGATAGCAATCAGGTACAAATCACTTGTACGATCCGTTACGACCACGCTCGCCAAGACCAGACTAACGGTTACAGCGCTGGCGAAGGTGTTGCAACAGGTGGTGCAGGTAAGATTTCTGGCTAATTAGTTTAGCACGGAAGCTGCCACGGAAGGCAATCTGCATGGAAGCAGTTTGGGGGTGCTATTAGCACCCCCTTTTTTATGCCTGGTTACCCACCCATAAATATCCTCATGGCTAACGATCCTAGACAATTTACGGTAAAGTCCTGCCCTATACAAGGACAAGCAGCAGCTAACCAATCAGCGCATCAGAAGAATTTTCTGGATAGTATCCTCAAGGTTGGGGATTTGGAAATTCTTAATGATATTGGATTTGGTAAAGTTGGTGAGGGCCTTCGTGTGCTCTCGAGCGTATCCGATTCCATTCGAGTAGGCGAAAGTGCAGTTCCTGGTCGTGAAGGAAATGACACATATAATTCTGCGCTAGGCAAAATTGCAGGAACAGCTGTCGGTGCTGTTAATGAAGGCGCAAATGCTGTTATAGATGCTGTCGGTCTTGGTGATGCGATGAGTGCCGTCGGCGATCTAAATCCAGAAGTGGCTAACAGAGCGTACGGCCAAGCAAAGAGTATCTTCGAGAGAGTTAAGCAGGGAAACTTTGAGCTATCGGACATTCCTGGCGTGTTTCAGGATCTGCAAAACCTAGAAACATTAGGCCGTAATATCTTTGGTGGTAGTTCCCCAACGAAGCCGAGTAGGGAATTATGTGGTGCAACACCATACGCACGTGACTTGATTGCATATGCTCCCAAATTTAAGTTCATGTTCATCGTTGAAGTCATATTGGCTCCTGAATACCAGGATTGGTCTGATATGGCAAGTCAAATGGCTTTCGTGGTTAAAACGAGTACCCGTCCTCGATTCGAAGTCGAATATGAAGAAGTCAATATGTACAACTTCAGGACACGTGTTCCAAAGCGGGTGGAGTATCCACCAATAACAATGTCGTTCTACGATGATAATAAAAACATGGCTCATGGTTTTTATACTGCATATATGCGTGCTATGAGTCCGATTGCCAACATTCGTACTAATGATCCACAATCTGGTTCGTACGAGCAAGCAGGTATGGATTTCGGCCGTCCAGCATCGGCAGCGACGTTTAGTAGCTTCTCTCCTGATACAGCTGGTCATAGTGCGTCGTTGGGACCACTTGTTGGTAAAACTACCAGTATCATCCAAACGCTGCGGTTACATCATGTGTTCGATTATGGAAATAAAATGAATACATATCATTTTTACAATCCACGTATTACTACCTTTACGCCAAGCGATCTATCACAAATGGAAACCGGTGAAGGAACTGATTTTGAATTTGAGTTTGTATATGATGGCTTGTATGTTGAGCATGATTATGATCTGGAATTGGATAATGGTCGTCTACTAGAACTGACGTGGAAACATGGCATGCGTCCGATCGACCCAGTATACGCAGAAGACTCTTCAGAGAAGTCTAGTGCGACTCCATCAGCTCAATCACAGGAAGACAGTGCTCCTTCCAGCAGCTTCCTGGGCAGCATTTCAGCAGCGGCTGGGGCAGTTACCGACGCGTTCGGTAACGTCATTGGAGGCGTAACTGATGCGGCAAATGGAATTATTGATGGTGTAACAGGACAGATTGGAACATTTGCGCAAGGCGTAGCAGGTGATCTGAGTAGTGCACGAAACGCTGTATTTGGTGCAGTGGATGGAGCAACAGGTTCTCTTACTAACGGTAATTTCACGGCAGGGGTAACCGGTGCAATGAATCAGGCACAGAAGGCTATTGGAGGTTTAGGAACTACTGTCAGTAATGCGTTCAGCAAAGCTAAGTCGTTCGGCGGTTCCTTCTTTTCATAATGGCGCGTTCATATAGACAAGGATACTTTACCCCAAGAAACCCAAGCAAATATAAAGGCGATCCAACAAAGATTCGTTATATGTCATCATGGGAACTAAAAGCGCACCAGTTCCTAGATGGTAATCCAAACATCCTAGAGTGGAGTAGCGAAGAGATAGCTATCCCATACATCAAACCTACCACCGGCAGAATCCATCGGTACTATCCAGACTATTGGATTAAGTATCGAAATAAACACGGTGAAATTGTAGAGGAGATATGGGAAGTTAAACCCGAGAATCAAACAAAATCACCAACCCGCCGCGGAAAGCGAAAGAAGCAACAACTATATGAAGCGTTGCAGTGGGAAGTCAATAAAGCGAAATGGATAGCAGCGAAGGCTTTCTGCGACAAGCACGGTTACAACTTTCGTCTTGTCACAGAAAACCAACTGTTTAGATAATATCTGTTATCAAATATCGTATTTGTATTCGCTGCCATCAGAACTATAGATGGTTCCAATGCAGTTATCATACCAACCGAAGATAGAACCTTCAGCAGATTTGGCGTTGAGTTCGGCTACAATAGCGTCACGATCAGATGACGCGAATGCGGCAGTTGACATAACGATCATGGCGATAGCAAGTAGTTTTTTCATTTACAATTCTCCTAGTGTATTTCCAAATTAATTAGTGGCTGTACTTGTATGGGTATGGGTAGCTGTAGTCTGGTGCATAGTTGCCCAGCCCGCTATTATAAGTCTGGCCAGTAAAACGACTATCACCTGACGTGCGGCCTTTGCCAGTGAAGTTCATGCTGAAAGATGCTTCGCCATCTGCATTACCATTGCCAGCACCGTCAAATGCACCGTCGTTACTCCAGTTACCGTCACCATAGTTTTCGTAGTAACCATACCCACGATTGTAATTGTACCCGTATCCATTACCGTATACATCGCTACGGAATTTTGATTTACCAGTGAAGTTCATGCTGAACGTCGCTTCTCCATCAGCGGAACCATATCCTGTTCCTGCCCCATTAGCAGTGTTGTCGCCATACCAGGAAGAACTGTCGTTCCATGCCCATGCGGATGCTGTAGTAGATACCAGTGCCAGAGCGGCGATTGCGATAATTTTTTTCATAATCATGTCCTTTAAGATTTAATCTTAGTTGCGAATTAACGGTGCCCATATTACCGGAAATTCGGATATACGGCAACACCTATTTAGGATCTCGGCCCTAAAAAGTAATAAATATGATAAAACCCCGCATAAAAGGTGGAATATGAGTGATCGAGATTTACCCGAAGACTTCAAAATTATTGAACATCCAATGGAAGAAGTATTGGACCTTGAACCAGGTTCGACGTTAATTCCTGCCCCGCCTGCTAGAAGCACGGAAATGGTTGTCGCCGATGAATATGACAACAAGGACAAGGAAATCGAAGAGCAGTTTCAAGAAGTATATGACGCTGCTATGGATGCGTATGAACAGCAAGCAATGGACACCGAAGCTGTTGAACCAAAATATCGAGCTCGAAATCAAGAGGTCGCTGTTCAGTATTTAAACACAGCTCTTAACGCTGCTCGAGAAAAAGCAGGCCTAAAGCAGTTCAAAGACAAAATGTTGAATGATCGTAAAGCGACAGGTCCGAAAACGGTTAACAACAATCTTGTAGTAGCTGACAGAAATGAGATCCTTAAACAGATTATGGGTACTGATAAAGAGTAGGTCACCCCATCAACTATGACCCCTAAGTATCCGTATGAAAACCGAAGGAACGTATAAACCCAAATCACTTACCGTACTAGCGACGCGAAATGATATTCTTCTTGCTGTGACGGGACAAACACGCAAAGAGTGTACCCCACTACAACTGAGTGATGCTGACTTACGAGTTATTGAACGCCTCGTTAAACAAGTAAGGAGTAACCATGGCTGGTAAGAATATCTACATTAAAAAAGCTAACCAGCAGGAAGAGTATACTTACGAGCAAATTCAAGAACTCAAGAGGTGTGCTCAAGATCCCGTATACTTTATCAAACACTACGTAAAGATTGTTCACCCAACTAAAGGAACGGTTCCGTTTGAATTATTTCCATACCAGGAAAAGATGATCGAAGCCTTCCATGATGAACAATATACGATTGTCCTTTCTGCTCGACAGACTGGTAAGTCAACGGTATCCGCAGCCTTCTTATTGTGGTATGCGATATTCAACTTCGATAAAACAGTTCTAATAGCATCTCGCGCAAACGACCATGCGATGGAGATGATTGAGCGCATTCGGTTTGCATATGAACACCTACCGTTTTGGATTAAGCCGGGCGTTCGTGACGATGGGTGGAACAAGCACACAATTGGTTTCGACAACGGCTCTCGTATCATGTCGACAGCAACATCTGAGAACGCCGGTCGAGGATTTTCTATATCTCTCCTATACTTGGACGAATTTGCGTTCGTAGCTCCAAACATTCAAGACCAATTCTGGACATCCATTTCGCCTACATTGGCGACAGGTGGTAGTTGTATTATGACATCTACACCAAACGGCGATATGGACATCTTTGCTGAAATTTGGCGTGGTGCAAACATTCCCAGCACTGATCCAAAATCTAAGTGCGGACACAACGGGTTCAGACCTATACGCGTTCACTGGGATGAGCCGCCAGGACGCGACGAAAAGTTTAAAGAGGATCAGATAGCTAAACTTGGCGAAAGAAAATGGCAACAGGAATATGAATGTACGTTCTTGTCGTCTGAAGCATTGTTGATTAGTTCTATATTCCTAGCAAACATAACACCTCAAATTGAAAAGATCAGACCGATCAACGTTGTTAATGATGTGGTAATGTATCGAGAAATCAACGAGGGGGGTACGTACCTAATAGGGGTTGACCCAGCTACTGGTTCGGGCGAGGACTATTCTGTTATTACCGTATTTGAGTTCCCAACACTGATACAGGTCGCTGAATACCGATCGAACACAATGTCAACGAATGATTTGTATACTGTATTGAAAAACCTGATCCGGTACCTCGAGAAGAAACACACGATGGTTTATTTCTCGGTTGAGAATAATGGTGTTGGTGAAGGCGTCATAGCATTATACGAAGCCGACGAGAAACCTCCCGAAAATGCTGAGTTCGTTTCTGAGGAAGGAAAGAACAAGCGGGGAATGACGACAACAGCGCGCTCGAAAATGAAAGCGTGCGTCAACTTCAAAGAAATGTTCGAAAAAGGACATCTCCATATCATGTCGCAAGTACTGCTTGCGGAATTAAAAGCATATGTTCGAAACAAAGGGGCGTATGCTGCCCAGCTAGGTTCCACTGATGATTGCATATCAGCAGCGCTAATCGTTGTTCGACTGATTGAGGAAATAGCTTCCTATGACCAAGAAGCATTCGATAAACTGTATGCAGGGGAATATAATGAGTGGGATCAGAGTCAGTGGGATGGCTACGATGGTGGGTATGACGAAGGCGATGAAGGTCTACCAATTATCGTCTAACCCCTGTTGACCTTTTCTTAAAATGACCCTATAATACTCCTATCGTAAATGAGAGCGGAGAGGGTCCATGTGTGACCAACATGAAAATCAAGATCAGCCGGAAACTTTCTGGATTCCGGAACATCACGAGGTCACACTCAAGGCCCAAATAGCAAAATTCAACAAAAAGGCAGATAAACTAAGCTGCCCACACCTGACCTACCGCACGCTTGGTAGCAAATCCGTCGTTGCAAAGGGGTATGAAGAAAAAGCTGAGATCTGGGGAGCAGCGGAAGTTCCGCATGTGACGATGATCGAGATTGAGCTGATTGGGGAAGCTCCGAGAATCGAAGGGTGGAAATTCCTAGGAACGCTTGATCATTATTCATTGCCAGGTGCTGTGATTGTCAATACTGTTCCTGGTGAAGAAATCCCAAGCCAGTTTCATACAGCTGACGCATCGTGCGATCACTGTGGGAAAGTCCGTCGTCGGAACGAGACCTTTGTTCTTCAAGAAGATGATACCGGCGACTATAAGCGCGTTGGCCGTCAGTGCGTTCGTGACTTTATTGGTTACGACCCCAGCGCCATCATGCGCTATATGCGATCGCTGTTGAGTTTTTCCGAGCAGTTTGATGATGAAGAAAAATTCGGTTTTGGCGGGTCTGGCCAACGGTTCTTTACGTTTGATCACATTGACGTATTGATCAAAACAGCAGCCATGATCGACAAGTATGGCTGGGTTCCAAGGTCTGCATCTGATGAGGAACATAACGCGACGGCAGGTGAGGTGCTTCAAGCATATTTTCCACCTGATAGTCGATACAAACAGGCATACGAGGCATGGAAGAAGTGGCGAGATGACCTTGACCTCGACAATCCGAAATGGAGAGAGGAAGCTGTTGCCGCTCGCGCTTGGCTTCAAGAACAGACTGGTGAAGGTGAGTACTGGCACAACCTCCATGCCATCGACCAAGCTGATGGCGTTCCAACTCATCTGTTTGGGTACTGGTGTTCAGTGATGTCTGGTTACCAGCGGGCTATGGAAAGGCTCCGTCTTGCAGAACGGGAACCGAAACTCAATGAACATATCGGCAACGTCAAAGAGCGTCGTGACTTTATCGTTAAGTTGAAGAAGCGTCGTTCGTTTGATGGTCCCTTCGGCACTGTTCGCCTGCACGAGTTCCGAGATGAGGATGGTCGTACCCTGACATGGTGGGCAAATGTTGACCCTGAGATGGAACTTGATGGATACTATAAGATCAAAGGTACGATCAAAAAACATGATGATTACAACGGCTGGGCTCAGACTGTTCTCACCCGAGTGAAGGTCATCGAAGAAATTAAACAGGAAGAAGCTGCATGACAGTGCATCAACAATTTATTCATTGGTACTACGACGAATTCCGGTTGGATGAAGTGTACCTCGACATGGACATGACATCCGAAGAGAGCCCGTGGCACCGTGAGCGCACCGTTGGCGTCCATACCGATATGGTCGTTGCTCAATACATTGCGCGCACTCCGCTTGTGTGGTTGAAGTCGGACCTAATTGGTGCATTCGCTGCCGCATTCCACGACGTTGGTAAGCCTGGTGCTATGCAAGTTGTTTTCCGCGAGGATCGTGGAGAGTACAAGCGCTTCGCCGGTCATGAGCAGATTTCTGCTCGTCTGTGGGAAGACTGGGCTGTGCGTAATTGGACCATGCTGTCTACCCGGTTCAACTTCGAGCCGATTGACATCTTCCGTGTTGGTTTCATCATCGAACAGCATCTCCCTTATGGTCTGAAGCATCGTGATAAGCTGAACAGCCTGATGCTGACTCTGTTGGCAAACGGCATGGACAAAGCGTTCATCAATCACTTGATGGCTGATACGCTCGGCCGTATCTCAGATGATGCTGAAGAGAAACTTGCCAACACCGAAGAGTGGGTAGGTGACTTTGAGAACCAGTTGATCGGCGTGTCAGGACATTCTGCGTTGTATGATACGCGAAACGATCGACCAACGATGTACGTACCTATCGGAGCCTCTGGGTCTGGTAAGTCAACGCTTCTGCGTTCGCTTGGTGATATGAATGTGTTCTCCTTGGACGCTATGCGGTTGGAATTGTATGGTGAGCCGTACGACTATGCATTCATCCAGTCCACAAAGGATAAGCATTTCCGTGCGACGTGCAACGACCGTTTCCGTGATACGTTGCGCGAGAACAAGGATATGTACTTGGATAACACCAACACTTCGAAAAAGAATCGTCGGTTCTACATCACGGAAGCTCGAAACCGTGGATATTGGATTGCGGCATATCTGCTCCCGGTTGAACTGCGTACCGTGATCAATCGTCAGAAGACTCGTGACGATAAGGAAGTGCCTGTGGAAGCTGTTCAACGACAGTACATGGGCATCAACCTGCCCCAGATCGGAGAATTTGACGAAATTCTTGTATCCGACGGTAATCTCTAACAGAAGGCCCTTCGGGGCCTTCTTCCATCATAAATATTATGATGGATAAGAATTACATGTTTATACGCGGCGCTCGCATTGCAAAACAGCTTGAAGAATTTCTGGCTGAAGATTCTACATATGCCGATCTTGAGCGCAACACCCTCAACAACATGCCTGGCGAGAATCGTTCAGCAGCAACGAACTCTGTCCAGATCCGCAATCTGGAACTGATCCCTTATGAAGGGGCACTTGGAGTAAACTCCACCGTAAACAGTATCAACAGCGGTAATTCATATCAACCCCAGATGATGTTTCTCAACGTCAACTACGTCAACATGGAAGACAATCCTGAAGTTGAAAATGATCCTACATTGGTAACATTCCAAGCTGCGGATGGTAAAGATTACACAATCGAGCCAATCCACTTATCGCGAAACAATGTGAAAGTTCGGTGCACCTGTCTTGACTTCAGATGGCGGTTTGCAATTTACAATGACCGCGACAACAGCCTATTTGGAGATGGACCTGGATTGTACCAGAACAAGACAGACCGTCAGCCAAACAACCCCCAGCGAGTTCCTGGCGTGTGCAAGCACCTGCTAAAACTAGCTGCGGAGTTAAAGGTGAATGGAGTTGTTCAGCCTTAATGTAATGAGAAGCGACGCTTCTTATTTCTTTTGAGTGTGATACCAGCCGATTCAAGAATCTCTAGAACTTTAGCGTCTTTGGAGTTAGCTGGATCTTTTGCAGCTTCGCGGACTTCTTTAACCTTTTCATCTAAGGCTGCCGCTGAAAAATCCTTACCCTCTAGCAGATTGCGAGCAATCTCCTCAATTTGATCGTCCGTATGCCCACCCCAAACTTTCCCGACAAGATTTTCGGGTTTTTTGTCTGCTTTTGGTTCAACCTTTTCGACGATCTTCTCGGCTGGTTTTGTAACTGGTTTTTCGTTAGAGGTGCCCTCTGACTTATTACGCTCCATCATTTCCCTAGCAATCTGCTCGATAGACTTCTCTCGAGGCCGAGATGATTCTTGAACCTTTTTCTCTTCCTTCTTGTCTTTATCTTTAGACTTGGAGGTTTTATCGTCTTCTTTGTCAGTCTGTTTGTCTTCTGATTTCGTAGGTTTCAGCGTGACGTTCTTAGGTTCTGATGAATATATTTCAGCTGACCCAACAACATTGAGCGTGCCGTTGAATACTTTAAAGAAATACCCATCTGCATGAACTTCAATGGTAAACTTGTATGCAGTACGCTCTAACATCGGCAACTTGGGAAGTTTGACAAACCATGTGTTTTTTTCTTTCTTGGCCGCTTTAAAGCACAATTCCATGCCTTTAGATTCGACCATAAAACGAACATCCACGTCTTTAGATTCGACACCCTCCATTGTGAGGTCGAATTCAATAACATTTTCTTTCGTGTGATTGATTGATACGACGTTGTCCATAGCAGTTCCTAATATTTCATGTATTTATGCGTTACTTCTTCAGACGCAGGTTCTTTACTTTAACCACAATATCAGACGTTATTCGTCTAATGTTTGTGATGGCTAGGTCGATGTTTTCTTTTGTAGCTTCAAGCACATTGAACGCCTTCATCACTATTTTAGCGCGTTTTTCGGGAACACTGAATTCCTTTTCAGTGGTGAATGTTCCAAGTTTCACGGTGATTTTTATGTGACGGTATCGACGGAAATACCGTTCTTCCTGATCCCGTGGAATGATGTAATATTCCTCAGGAACCGGTTGATAGAAGTTTTTGATATCACCTGGATTGAATTTATTCCATGCATCGCGTGGGTATGGCCCGCCACCGCCAGGCCCAACAGGCGGCGGAACAATACCAGTGCAGTATAATGAAAAGGGTGTCGTAATCAACCCCGACTTGCATGGGTCAAGTGGAGCATGCCCACCGGTCAAGCCCTTCGTAATTATTGCTGTTGTTGCAAGTGTTCCTTGGCCTGCCATGTTAAATCCTTACGGGCAGGTATCAGTAATAGTAGTGTTGTCGCTTGGACCTTTAGTTACAGGTTTACGCTCACACACATCGATGACACTAGGCGCACCAGTGCTATCGTATAGATTAAACACACGGAGAACTGTAGTGCAGTCCTCGTCATATACTGTGAGAGTGTTGGTGGTTGGGTCGATTTTCGTTCTTCCAGCCTCTAGTTTGAGAAGCAGTTGAACAACTTCGAGAACACTATCAGCGTCGAGATATAGCTTGTCGATGATATCTGCTGTATCGGCTTTTGTCTGTGATAACGCCTCACCTGTAGAACCAGGGACGAGGTGATCTGCTTTAGGTTCATCCCACACAGCGTCTGCCACATCCGCGGCAGACAATGCGTCAGCAGGAGTAATTTTGCTTGTTTGATACCTACAATTAGATGCAAGCGATACGCCACCGTCTACCCGGACAACATAAGTTTTTGTAGGATTATATCCAATGGTATCCGTAAAAACAAAACGATAGAAACCATCCTGTTCACCAGCAGGAGACCCACAGTCTTCTACTTCAATCATTACACCGTCAGTTGCCTGTCCAGTTCCACAAGTCGCACCAACCACCAACTCATCACTAACAGTTCCAACATCCCAGATGCGAACTGTCGGTGTCAGTCCTGTAATTGGCCCGCTATTGTCTTCAAAATACGAGCTAATGATGATTTCAGCCATGTTAAATCCCCGTTATAACCTATTGGTCCTATTTATGATAGTGCTAGACCCGTGATCGATAAATAGAGAAAAGTGGCGTAGTACGTTCCGATAAATATTTACAGGGAATATGTGAAGATTATAACCTCTACGCATCTCACAAACTGTATTGACTAAAGGCCAGAATAATGAATGACAATTTTCCGCTGTTACGACAATTGGGCGACCTCGAAAAAAATCCTGCTGGCGAATCACCTCTACCAAAAGGCATAAAGTACGATAAAAAACAAATAATTGTTGAAAACGAAGAGATTGAAGTTTTTATTCCCGCTCGAGAGTCTGCTGCGTTCGATCAAGCGATTCAAGCGATTCAAGAGAATGGTAAATACATCCACCGCCACGAATTTGGTGTAATTATGCGGAAGTATCGAGGCGTTCGGAACCGGGAATAAGATATAATGACAGGCCTTATTTTAACTAGACCAAATCAGTGCGGATCGGGAGGCTCAACGCCAGGCGATCTCAGTATCTCGATTATCAACGGACAACCAACACTAACATTCGTCGATACGACAAGGGGTGTTGGTTCGCCCCCTGCTGGAAAGAGATTATCAGTAGCTGATCATGTTCTTCAGTTTTCAGAAAACCGGCTGAACGCTGGTGATTGGATTGAAGTGGGGAATGCCGTTGATGCGGATACGGGATTTATTGCCGACTTCGACGGCACTGTGGTGTTTGCGACATGCCACTGCGAAGACACTGGATCAAACGAAAAAAATATTCACCTTTTTGTTAACAATACTGACTTCGGCTCCATAGGGTCACTGACTGGCGGATCCAACTCAACATTCATAAATACATCTATAGATATAGACTTTGCCCGTGGCGACAAAATTCGTCTACAAGCCCAACAGGGAACAGGCGGAGCAATTCAAGACACGGTTGTCAAACTTACACTGAAATGGAGAGTCTAAAATGAGCTTTTTTATTCGTAATAAGACCAGCGGCGCGATTGCAATCAATGATTTAGGTTTGACAATCCCAGCTGGTGTTGGAAGTCCCCCACAATTTGATTATGATCTAATCACGGAAGATCCGCGACAGATTGCAGTTAGTGCAGATCTCATTGCACAAATTGTTGCAGGAAACATTGTTGTTCTCGATCCTCTTGATGGAACGACAGAACTTAGCGCGGCGGTTAGCCAAGAGATTGTTGAAGTTCACAACGACCCTCACTATAGGATTCGTGGTGGTACCTTAACACAACTCGAGGATGTCGACACAACAGGATGCACCGGTGGTTGTGTTTTAACATATAACGATGGCGATGCAGAATGGCAGCCAAACTCTCCAAGCAACATTGCTGGTGACATTCGTCTTGGCGATCTCGAAGACGTCAACACACCTTCACCATCTGGTTCACCAAGCGGAACATGGGAAAATAATACAGTCTATGTGCTGGTTGGTAATGGAAGTGACGAGGTAACAGCAACTCCACTATTCAGTTCAGGCAGTCCATCAACACCTATTCCTGGGTTCTGTGAGGCTGTCCAAGACATCTCAGGAGCAATGATTGCTGGTGGTTCTCAGACTGACATCACTGTAAATTATGTTGATGGTGCAGGCACATGCGATGGCGCAGTCAACTTTTCTATTGATGACGTTTTCCTCCGCAATACCGGCGACACTCTTGATTCAGGCACATTGACAATTGCATCTGGTGCAGGCATCAGCATTGTGGATGGTGCTTCGGCTCTTATTGAAACGCCAACTGGTGGGTTTACAAATAACAATGATATCGTTAACAAAGCATATGTTGATAATATTGCTGCTGGTTTGAAGGCTCGTCAGTCCGTCAATGTTGCAACGCCTGATGATCTTGATACGATTACCAGTAGCACATGGACATACGCTAGCGGATCAGGTTCTCCATCAGAAATCGGTTCAACTCTATCTGCTACTGCGACCGGTTCACCAATCCAGTTAACGATTGATGGTGTTGCACTATCTGTTGGTGATCGTGTTCTGGTCAAAGGGCAGGAGGGAGGTTCTCCTGACCGAGCACTAGAAAACGGTATCTACACCGTTACCGCGGACGGGACAGGATCGCCTGCACAGTGGGTACTGACTCGCTGCACATGTACTGACGAGAGTAGTGAAGTTTCCGGCGCATACACATTCGTCGAATCTGGTAACACCTACGAAAACTCGGCATGGATTTTATCTGTTGATGACCCAAGCACTTTCGTTATCGGTCAAGATCCAATCATTCCAGTCCAGTTCTCTGGCGCTGGTGCGTTCGTTGGTGACATCGGTATTGCACAGACAGGAACTGTGTTCGCTCTTGATTTAGGCCCAACAGAAGTCGCTTCCGCAACACCAGCATTGGCTGACCGAATCGCTTTCCATGATGTTACCGGTTCTGCACAGGGCGTAACTGGTACTCAGACATACGGTGCAACGTTCCAGGAAGTATTCAACGCTCTGGATGTCGTAAACAACATCACGAGCGATGGCTTTGTTGTTCGCACCGCCGCTGACACGTATGCGTCACGCACAATCGTTGCAGCTGGTGCAGGTGACCGTGATGGTCTTGAAGTTCTCAACGGTGATGGTATCGCTGGTAACCCAACTGTTGGTCTTGACATCGAAGGCTTACCGCTGCGCGCAGCGGTTGATACGGTCGACCGTGTTGCTGTTTGGGATTCGTCTACTGATACTAACGTTTACTACACTGTTAGTGACATCGCAGGTGCAATCGCGTCAACCAATAGCTTCGAAAATTGGGCAGGTGGTGGTAACACAACTGGCGATGCACAGATCACTGCTGACTCATCAACAGATACAGCAACTCTTGCGGGTGGCACTGGTATTAATGTCAATGTTAGCGCAGCCACAGATACGCTGACAATTAGTCTTGACTTCTCGACGATTCCTGCGGGCGGTTCTCCAAGTGTTGTTGATGGTACAGATGAAATTGTCATTAACAACGGTGGAACGCTGGCTACGGTTACTCTACAAGAAGTTATCGATCAGCTTGGCCTTGATACTGACGAACTGATCAAAGTTTCTGCGAATGATACCACTCCTGGTTACCTAGACGGTAAGTTGATTGCTGGAACGTACACAACACTGACGCAGAACAACGATGGTGGCAACGAGACTCTGACAGTTGATGTAGACCTCTCTGCCATCAAACTTGAAGATATTGGCAACGTCAATCTTCAGGGTTCGCCAGCACCAGCTGACGGTGATGTTCTTGTTTATCGTGCAGGTTCGCCAGCAGGATGGACAAACGAAAATCTTGATGCAATTACCGCTCCTGCGTTTGGAACGGTTACAGGTGATTCTGGCTCAGCTGCTGCTGATGTTGCAGGCGATACAATCGCAATTGTTGGTGGTACTGCAATCACAACAGTCGCTGCCGATGATCCTGAGACATTAACAATCAGTCTTGATTTCACATCGCTACCAACAACATCTGGCTCGCCTGGTGCAACACCATCTGGCAACACGGAAATCATCATCAATGAAGGTGGTACAGTTTACACAACAACGTTGAATGAACTTGTATCCAACACGATCACTGGCGGTAATGGTATCAACGTAACAACGGTTGGTTCTCCTGCGACGCTTGAAATCAGCCTTGATGTTTGTGGTATGTCCGCTGGCGATGTTGCAAACCTTGATTTTAATAGTCTGATCCCTGTTTGTGATGGTTCTAACACAGTATCGTACTCACTTGGTGATATCTTTGAAGAACTTGATGTCGTCTCTGGTGTAACTGGTTCTGGTATTGTTGTTAAGACTGGTGGTTCACCTGACTCGTATGCAACTCGTGACATTCAAGTAGCAGGTGCCGGCGCTGGAGATGGCCTTGCTGTTACAAATGGTGATGGCATTGCAGGTAACCCAACGCTCGAGTTGGATATCGACGGCACTCCAAGTGCTGGCGAAAATATGACTGCAACCGATCAGTTCATTGGTTATAACACATCATCAACAGCAAACGAGAAGTTCACTGGACAGGAAATTGCTGATGGTGTTGCAAACATCCTCGGACTGAGTAGCCTTTCTGTTAAAGCAATTGGCGGTTCGGGTTCTCCTGGTGAATTCCAGTTGTTTATGACAGATCCAGCTCGTAGTAAGGATCTCTCAACAGCAGAGTTCTCTGTTGCATACTCTGAGAATAACTTGGGGAACAACGACTGGATGGAAGTTGGTAGTGCAAATGATGCGACGAGTGGTTACATTATTCCATACAACGCAACCCTGGTTCGTGCGACAGCTCATACTGCAAACAGCTCTAATGCGAAAGGAATTGATCTGTATGTAGATGGTACCGCAACCGCTCCTCTGATTACAATTCCTTCTGGCGGTGGCGGTCAAGCAAACGTTGCTGATGGTACGCTGAACGTTGATGTAAACGCTGGACAAAAAATACGTCTCCGTGGTGCATCAACTGGTGGTACAATTGGTGATGTAATCGTTACACTATGGTTCCGTTGGAGAGCATAATAACAAATGGCTTTTTTTATAAAGAACATTGATACCGCAAACGTCAGCATCGACGATCTCGGTATCTTGCTAACGCCAAATGAGACGTACGATCTAACACAAGATCGTGGTGTCTCAGTGGCACAGAGCACAGACCTCCCGGCTGCGATAACAGCCGGGACGGTTGCTGTTCTTGATCCTCTGGATGATGCGACACCGTTGACATTATCCCGGGCGCTAGATGCTGTTGCTGCGATGAATGATACTCATTATCGTATCAAAGGCGGTGACCTGGATCAACTCGAAGATGTCGTCCTCGGTAGCCTTACGGATGGAGAGGTTCTTCAATATAATGCTGGAACCTGGTCTAATGTGCCAGCATCGACAGTTGGTGCTGGAGCATCCATTCAGCTCGAATGGAAATTTAGTACAAGCACGACTGAAGCAGACCCAGGCAGCGGTAGGTTCAGATTTGATAGTGCTGTTTTAAGTGCTGTAACAGAAATCTACGTCAATGATGATACTAGATCAGGAGTAGATGCAAGTGCTATAATTAACGCACTTAACGCTGGCAATAAATTATATATTCAACAAAAGGATACTGCAGCTTCTGCCGCACTGTTTACTTTGACAGGAGATCCTATTGATAATGTTGGGTGGTTTACCATACCAGTTTCTGTGGATGATAGCAACACCTTACCAGGAAACAATAAAGATTGTGGTTGGGTGTTATTGTTCTCTAGTGGAGCAACCTTCGCCCCTCGACTCCAAACAATATATGTTGGTAAGCATGGGAATGATACAAACACCGGATCAACGCCAGAAGAACCAAAGCTAACATTTGGCGCTGCAATAACGGCTGCCTCAGCGTTAACTCCGTCTGCATCTAATAAGATTTCGGTTCATTGTGAAGATGCAGGAACATACACAGAAAGTTTTACGATTCCATCGTTTGTATTAGTTAAAGCTCCTAACTCATCATTTGTTGGTAATGTTGTAATCGAAGATAATGCTGAGTTTGTATTCCAGGAAATTACCGCAGCAACAGGAAATGTAATTTCCAAAGGAGCAACATCAACTGCTACAGGTTGGGCAACAGGTGAAATTGTTCGTGCCACTAGTTCTGCAAATGCAATTGTTAATACTGCTGATACATCTGTTTTCATTGTTCGTGTTCGTCAGATTTATGCAGAGAATGGCACAGGTCTATTAGATCAATCAACATCCGCCGGTCATATCCACATGGACGTCGAGGACATGTACATTACCGGAACCGGTACTGCAATCGATCGACAAACTAACTCCGGCATTATTGTTGGCCGTGTTTCACATATTTTAGAACAAGGTGCAGGTATCGGCAATGGTATTGCATTAGATATTACCAATGGTAGCATGACAATCAATGTCGGTACTATTGAGTGTGCTACGGCATACAGTGTATCTGGTGCCGGCACACTAAACCTAATTGTAAATGACATTGCACCAACAGCACAACGAATTCAGCTGTCGGGTGCGGCTGAAGTCAATGTTATTGAAGCAGATAGTCTACGTTGGAGAAACCGTTCTTCCAACTTTACAGCACGACGTACAGAATTTGTTGCTATTGATACATCGGCCGGTCCGGTAACAATGCTATTGCCGTCGCCAGCAAGCAATGGTGACTCTGTAACGTTCCAAGATGCTATTAATACATTTGGAACCAACAATTTAACGATTGACGCACAAACGGGCGGGCTGATTGACAACGGAGCAGGCGGCGCACAAACAATTGTAATTGAATTAAGCGGCACCGCCGGCGTTTTAATTTACAACGAATCCTTAGGGCTCTGGACATTTTCTCGTATTCAAGAAGAAGTTGCGTTTAGTCCAGATAACGTTATCTACGTTACGAAAAACGGAAGTGACATAATCGGTGATGGTTCATTCTCCAACCCATACCTGACGGTTAAGAAAGGTGTACAAGAAGCACTAACAGTTGCTACAGCCGCAAATCCAACTACAGTTAAAGTATTGGACGGCATTTACGAAGAAGATAACCCGATTAACGTTACCGGTGCTACAAGCCGTTATGTTCAGGTACAGGGTTCGGAGTCAGTATCAACCTTCGTTGAACCGTTGATTAACGGGCAACCGTTATTTACGATGACTTCGGCTGTTAATACGGACGGTCCTACATTGTCTCGAATGACACTTCGTGGTCAGGATAATGGCGGAACAGATTATAAAGACGTCACCGGTAGTAACTTAATTCAAGTCTCTGGCGATGGTGTGTTCTTCTTAGATGACGTTTCTATGGAAGACGCAAACATAGCAATTAGCGGTGGCAACGGCACCGTTAACATACTACAACGAATTCGTTGGACGTCGGGTGCTGCGAGAAATAACGTAACAGGCGTTAATGTAACCGGTGCAAATACATTTGTTGATGCTGATGTTGTAAACTTTAGAGGTAACACCACCGCTATTAATAATAATGGTGGCGCTCGCGTTGAAGTTAGTAACTATGAAATTTTAGGTAACTTAACAACCCCAGCAGGCACAGGTGTTATTAATAACGATGCGTCAACCTTCTTTGCCAATGGTGGTAGCGTTCGTGGATTGGCGTTAGGTTTGTCTGCTAACGATACATCACAATCGAACTTCCTAGCAACGACGTTCCTAGATAACACAACAGACTTTGACCAAGTAGACGGCACTGCAACCATTACAGTTCAGGGCACACTCAGCAAAACTAAACAGTTGATTGCTGATGGTGCTCAGGTATCATTGAACTATATTAACACCGATGATGGCGACTATATTATAGGTAACGCTACAGTAACTGGTACGCCTGGACGAGAATTTCGTGTACGAGATAGTGATGGTCGTGTAGCAATTGGTGATAATGCCACCGATGCGAATATGGCGGATGGTGCTGTTGGCGGTGGGCGAACATTAAACGTTATTGACTCCAACGGCAACATGCGGATTTGGCGTTATGTTACTGACGCAGGCCAAGATCCAGCACTTGAGTGGTTGAAAGGTACAGCATCTGCTGTAGACGGTGCTGGCCGTCCAGGTGGACCAAACCCAGGTGATCCTGCAGCTGATGTTGCTGCCGGCACTGGTACTGTTTGGTGGGATATGTTCCTACAAGAGTCAGATTACTTCGTTATTCGTCGACGTACAGACGGTGGTGGTGATGTCATCAACGAGAAAGTCCGTATCTACCCAGACCATAGCGAATGGCTTGGTGCTACAGATTACGACGATGGCGATAGCGCAACGATCTTATACTTACAAACCGTAGCAAATGCGGTCAACTACCTAGAAGTTGATAACAGTGCAACTGGGAACGGACCAGAGATTGTCGCTGTTGGAACTGACACGAACATTGATATTGAAATGATTCCGAAAGGAACTGGCACGGTTGTTGTTCCTGTTGGTTATGATGCAAACATTATCGACCAATCGCTAATCACCAAATCGTATTTTGATGCGAACTCGACGTCGGTCGGACTACCTGTTGTTCAAGTTCGCAGAACAACCACTCTCGCCATTCCTGTCGCGCCTGCGTGGGGTGATCTAACGTTCAACTTAACGGACGTTGAAACGAACGCGACCGTAATCGAACATAACAATACGACCACCCAAGTTATTGACATCAAGGAAGATGGTCTCTATCAAATCAGTTACACCATTCCATCGGACGATGAAGTTACAGGTCGTGTTGTTACGGACGGTGCTGGTGGTACGGCGGTAATTCCTGGAAGTCAGCACCTAACAGGCGACATCACAGACGCCAACCAAGTTATTGTTCAAAACTCTCCTGTATTTTTTGCAGAATTGTCTGCCGGTGATCAGTTAGTGTTGCAGGTGCAGGCACAAACGACAGCAGAAGTTGTCCAAGCCGGATCGTTACTCACAGTTGCAAAAGCAACGGGAGCGAGAGGCGAACAAGGCGAACCAGGCACTGGTGCAACAATTGAAGTTCAAGATGAAGGCGTATCACTCGGAACAAACTTTTCATCACTTAATTTTGTTGGAGTTCAAGTTCAGGCTGCCGTTGGTTCCCCAACATCCGAAGCGACAATTACCGTTGATGGCAAACAGCATCTAAGTCGGCACAACGGTGGGGTAACACAAACGTTTACCACAACTCCAACTACGATTAACTTTGGAACATCTATCCGCCAAGATGCAGCGTTTACGCACAATATTGTTGGTGGTGGAAGCGAGATTACAATTAATGAAGATGGCTGGTACGAAATTACATACGATGTTAGCCTAGATTCTCCGGTTGGTGGTTCTCGTACCACATCGCAAACTGAGTTGCAATCGAATGGTACTTTGGTGGCAGGTTCGCGGTCGTGGGGTTACCACAGAACAGGCTCGAACGCAGAAGATTCGTTGAGTGCTACTCTTAAATTGAATCTAACATCCGGCGACGTGGTTAGAGTGCAGTCAGTACGTATTGCAGGAACCGATGCTCTTGTAACTTTAGCTGATGGCTGCCGACTAAATATTCAATCTATAGATGCACCATAAGGTATAATAAATGGCAATCCTAATACAAAGAACATTTGTAACGACATGTAACGGTAAGTTGCTGGCAGCTATCAATGAAGATGCTAACATCGCCCCCGAGTTGCTGCAAATCATTAATGACAACAATACACCAACAACATCTGATTTTTGGTTTGTGTCCGCGCTGCAACCATCCGAAGAAACATATCTGGATAGTCTTCTTGCCGCATGGGAATGCCCTGAAGAAGGTAGCGCGCAAGACGATGAGATCGTTGATGATAATGCACCAGCAAGCCCAGAAGTATTGTGGACGTCCGAAAAAATTCAGGATGAGCTGAACGATATCGAACTAACACCAGGACCGACTGGTCCACAAGGTCCACAAGGGCCACAAGGTCCACAAGGTGATACTGGCCCGCAAGGCCCAACTGGTTCACAAGGACCTCAAGGTATTCAAGGGATTCAGGGTCCTCAAGGCGTCGCTGGTCCAAAAGGCGACACAGGTGATACCGGGCCGCAAGGCCCAACAGGTCCAACAGGCCCAACTGGACTTCAAGGACCAAAAGGCGACACAGGCGCTGCTGGCCCACAAGGTCTCCAAGGAATTCAAGGACCACAAGGACCTAAGGGCGACACAGGCGACACCGGACCACAAGGTCCAGAAGGTCCGCAAGGAATTCAGGGTGACACCGGACCGCAAGGAATCCAGGGCATTCAAGGACCTGCAGGTGATACCGGCGACACTGGACCACAGGGACCACAGGGCGTAGCCGGCCAAGGGTTTGATATTGAAACGATTTACAACAGCGATGCAGAGTTGCTGGCTGGTTCAGTAACTGAAGGTAAGTTTGGCTTAGTAGCAGGAACACTATCGCCATCCGATCCAGACTATGGTCGCTTGTATTTGTATAGTGGTGGTTCCTGGACATTCATCACTGATATGTCAGTTGAAGGCGCTCAGGGTGTTCAAGGACCAGAAGGGCCACAAGGACCAACAGGCCCACAGGGCCCACAAGGACCACAAGGGGATACCGGTGACACCGGACCACAAGGACCCAAGGGCGATACAGGCGACACTGGACCACAAGGACCACAAGGTGATACCGGACCACAAGGACCACAAGGTGTTATTGGTCCACAAGGCCTTCAAGGCCCAGCCGGCGCTGACGGTGCGGATGGATTAGATGGTGCGACTGGACCACAAGGACCCAAAGGCGATACAGGCGACACTGGACCACAAGGACCTCAGGGCATCCAAGGACCAGCAGGCCCACAAGGGGATACCGGACCACAGGGCCCACAAGGACCTGCAGGTGCCGATGGTGATGATGGCAATGATGGCAATCCAGGGTTTGGTGTTTATGCCTATGCAAAAACATTTGCCAATGGCACACTTGCATCAAGTAACGGATTGACAGTAAACCGAACTGGAACAGGAACATACGACTATACGCTATCGCAAGACTATGGGTCGCCACACTA